ATCCTTCAGGCTATATATTACAAGCAAAAGAAATGCAAAAAGATGGTGGCGATAACGTCTGGTATAAAGTCAAAGATGGATGGTTATCTGCTAACTACACCATCGATATTCATGAACAAGGCACAGTTCATGGTGAGCGAGGGAAGATCAATCTTCAACAATTCGCTCCAGGGAATCCTTCTGGTGCCGTACCATTAAGTAATACCGTACCAAAATCGGAATCTCCTCAAACTGATAAGGTTATATCGTCTATTGCACAAGGGCAGATTACACAATCAGTAACAAATCCAAATGGTGGATTATCATCGGCTGTATTTGTTGGTGGTCATGGTAATGAAACTGATGTAAATAGTGATGTCATCTTAAATAAACGTATTTATGGTGTTCCCTATCAATTTATGGAAACGACTGATTATAGACCTGCTGCTAATAATGGTGGTGATGGTGAATTAGGTGCTACCTTTATGGAAATGATGGCGGAAGCCCCAGTATTATCTATTATTCCAGGTAAGGCTAACTTTTTACCCGATTTAAGTGATGAAGAGAAAAATAAATTTGTTGAAGCAGCAAATCAAACTCTTCAAGAAATGCAAAATCGCTTTAGTGACACGGCTCAGAAGATGATTGATGATAAGAATGCTGATATGCGTTATTTTGAATTCGTGTCTGACCATTCGACATACATTCGGTATGTGAACACTCTTTGTCAGATGAATGCTATCATGATGGGTCTTGGTGATGAATATGTACCAGGTCATGAAGGTCAAGGTGAACAATATATGTTCAAGTACTATGATTGGTCTGGTTATCGATTATCCAATACGATGGCTGGAAGAGCCTCTACCGGATTATTGAATGGTAATGAATCTGGACCCGGTGAAAAAATTGATAGTACGCTAGAATATGTTAAGAGTGCTGTAGCGAATAAAGAAAGTTTAATTGATAAAGGTATGGCAGCAGCGTCTGCTCTTAACCTAACGGAATATTATATAGATTTCTATATCAATCCATCTATTGGATACTCGGAATCATTTAGTAACCAAACAAAAGAATCTATGATTTCATCAATGGTATCAGGGATGGGTGATTTAGCAAAAGAACTCCAATTTTTAATGGGTGCTGGTGCTGTTAAGCAAGATGGTAATATGACAAACTCTATTGCTAAAGCCACTGGTGAAATTGGTGAAGCTGCCAATAAGCTATTACCAAATTCAGGTATTATTAAAAAAATCACTGGATCTGCCGCATCTGTTTTATCTGGTTCTAATATTTTCTTCCCAGAACTATGGGCATCATCCGATTTCTCTCGTTCATATACGGTTGAAATGGATTTAAAAACCCCCTATGGGAATAAACGCAATATATTCTTAGATTTATTTGTTCCTATGTGGCATTGGATCGCTCTAGTAGCACCAAGACAAACGACCATCAATACCTATGGTGCACCATTTATTGTGCGTGCTTATATCCCTGGTATGTTCTCATCCGAAATGTCAATCGTTGAAAACTTAACGATACAAAAAGGTGGTGATGGTTCTGCATGGTCTGTTGATGGCTATCCATTAGAAATCAAACTATCTGTTACATTAAAAGATTTATATAATACATTTGCGATGTCTCAAATCACCGATTTGAAATCTGCATATAACATGCTATGGAACTATGCGTTGATTGACTATGTATCCGTTCAATCTGGATTGGATATGAAGCTTTCTGAATTTGCTAAGAAGATTGAAGTAGCTAAAGCTCTAGGTAATACTGCTATTAGAGATCTTTGGAATTACCCATTGGAAAAAGCAAAAGAACGCTTGGCTCAATCTATACGTATCGCTTCTGGTAGAACATAAAACTATCAAAAACATAATAATGGAATACTACGGTATTCCATTATTATTTATTTCCCATGAAAGGGTAGATAGTATGCTAAAGAAAAATTTAGAATTATATAGAGAATCATTTAAGCGAGTGAGTATCAATCAATTCACTCGTATTAAAGACTTCTTATCTACTAAATCATTACCAAAGAAGTTCCAAAAGAACTTATTTGAACGTATAGAAGAAATCTCCCGTATAGATACACAGACCCTTAAGATAATATTCTATATTATTCCAGAGTCGACTCCTAGACCTAGGTTATCCTTACGAGGAGGACATTTTTATGTTAAAAATGCTGGAGCTAATAACACATTTGTGAAGTATGTTGTGAAGGAAGAGAAAGAACTCCTTCATCTAATCACTAAACCTTGTACATTCGATGTAGTTACCTATATGCCAATTCCTAAGAGTATGAATATTATGGATACTGTATTAGCTGAATTGGGTATGATTAAACCAATTACAACACCCGATTGGGATAACTTGGGTAAAACGTATTCGGATATGGTACAAAAATGGCTATTATTGAATGATAGTTTAATTACCGATGGATCGGTTAAGAAACGGTATTCATTAAAACCTCGTGTTGAAATTACTATCACCTATGCATTAAATTATGATAGTATATATAACAAAAAGGTAATTGAGAATTCAAAATCGTATAAAGACTTAGAATAGAGGTGATATTGTGACTCGATTTGAAATGAATGTGATGAATTCAATTGAAGCTGTTCAAGATTACTTTGCTACGAAAGATATAGAATGCCAATCCGCAGGTATGTCTTTATCTGTTAATGTAAATGAGCATCCAATTGATATGATCACTAACGAGATCAAAGATATCATCTGTCATACGTTTGATTCCAACAAACCAGCCAATGAGATTTGTAAACTAAATGTACACGGGAATGTATTATTTATTCGATTCAAAAGAGAAATACACTGTTAAGGTGTATTTCTCTTATTATTATTTTTTTTGACGTAAAAGATAGGATACATGGTGGTTGTTCCATGTATCCCAATTGTACACTCAGGTTAAAAATAGTCACACTATCCTAGGAGTAGCTAATCAATTGCTTCAGGAGGCTTACCATTCACATGATTTAGTAACTATCCGGTGTACTCATATTTATATGTTATGACAATATAAAACCCCATATACCAATTGGTATATGGGGTCTTTGTTCAGTATTAACAACCTTTACGCATGTAATCTGCTTGTTGACGAATATCATCTAATGTGATATTAACAAGTTTCATGGTATGAGCTGTTTCGAACATAGTGTATTGTAACAATGCTTCGGATAAGATAAAATCTTTATCCAAAGATGTTGTTCTAGCAATTTCACCAGTATCAGTCATATCCATACGACGAAGGTCATCCAAATCTTCATTTTTATCTTGCATATATACGTCAAAGATATTAAGATTCAATGGATTTTCTAATAATACTTGTGGTGTTTCTACCTTAGTAGATTCTGTTTGAGTAGATTCTTTTAATACTTTGGTAGCAATACCTTGCATCAAAGAGAAGAAGAAGGATTTGTTAGTATCTTTCTTATCGTAATTGAAGGTACGAGTCAAAGGGTTATACGTTTCAGCAACATGCTTAGCGGCTTCTGCTACATCATCTGCTGTTGTATCTTCTCGATCATCTACTTCTACAGCATTAGGATCTTCATTCATATCCTTTTCCATAGTATCAAGAATTTCAGCTTGGTCTTTTTCACGTTGTTGTTCATCACGAACTACATCGATAACCTTATTACTGATCATTTCGGCCAACTCATCAGAACCTAATTTATCCATTTTAACTAAAATGGTATTACGTTCTTCATCATTCAATTGAGGGGAAATCATTTCTTTGATTTCTTCTTCAGTTTCGGCTTCATTGATTTCTTTGACACGTTCCATAATGATCGCTTGAGAGAATTCATTACAGAATTCAAGAAGAGCACGTAAGAATGGGGAATTTGTACGATTAGCAGATTCAGCTAAGGCTTTCACGCCACCAATCTTTTTAACATACATAGCACCCATATTTTTGATAGTCTTGATATTTTCATCGACATAGTCTGTATCATGTGGTAATGCTTTCACGAATACTGTGTTAAAGCATTCTGCTAAGATAGCATTTGGAATACTAGCTGCTAATGCATTAATACCTGCACCACGATAGTTTTTCATAAGTGCACGGTGATTAGCTTTCAAGGCAGCATCGCGTTCATAGGCTATTTTTTCTTCATTCAATCGTTCGTTTTCTAATTTAGCTGCTTCAGCTAACATTTGATCACGTTCGACTTGTTGTTTACGTAACGCATTAAAGTCCAATGTAGTAAAACCTAGACCTTGTTGGCGTACGACTTTACGGTTGAAACCCATGTGGATATCTCCTTTACTATTATAATCAAAATGTTATAATTATGTCCCTAGGCTAGTCCAAAATATTGATGAATATTTGAGCTGTGCGTTTACCATTCTTGATCGTATGGTCTACGTTTAAGTACTCAGGAATAACCTTAGATGTTTCAATAACCCCTTGAATAACATTTGTTTCATTGACCAATGATTCAAGTGTTTGCATAGAAGGACCATATTTATTAATACCATTAAACTTGATGAATTTAATGGACGGGAAGTTTTCTTTGATACCAGCGATTAAGTTAGAGATATATAAGGAAGGGCTAGATACCAATGAGATATCACGACTTTCAATATATTTCTGAATGTATGATTTCAATCGCTTAGTCATATCTTCAGCATCTGTAGTGAATGTATATTTCACATCGAAGCTGATAGAGATGTTAATCTTATCCAATGGGTTTGTTGCTTCTTCCAAATCTTCATGTTTGAAATAGAACTTAGAATACCCATAGGTGTTAAAGAACTTAATATCGATATGGAAGTTATTAGTCAATAAATCTAATGATTTGCGAATATAATCATAAATACTACGGAATGAATTCATGAATCGTTCCCTAGCGTTTGGTAACTTAAAGTAGTTCGCTTTAATCAACGGAATCATTTCCAATCTAAACCCATACTTACCATTTGGACCCCGATTTGCATATTGGACATAGGAACGAACTTCTGGAATCGGAATAATGAATCGGATTGGTGTATCCTTACTCATAGTGTATCGATTCGTTAATGTGAAGTGTTCTAATAATGGTAATGAGTTGAATTTATGTAACTGCTGCTCTGTCGTATCAGGATATTGATAGAACGTCAATAATTCCATCTTACAATTAGTGCCATCAACAAGAACTGGATCTGTACTATCAGTACCTGTAGTAGGATCTAGCATACCTTCCGTTAATTGGAATTGGTTTTTGAGTGTTACATAGTCATTCGTTTTAATGAACTTCTTGAAGAAGTAATAGTCTTCATCAAACCCATATAAGTCCATATCAATTAACCGTTTGATACGATTTTCTTCACCATGAAGTGTTAATACAACCTTAAGGTTCTCGTTATCAATGTATTGATAGCCATCGGTTGGGTTCTTAAATGTTTTATAGGATGGTAATACGAGAGTATCATCTTCAATTAACTTAAATGCTTCTTTAGGAAGCATCGCAGAAGGTGCTATTTTAGTTGTAATCATATACCCATCTTCACCATTTAAGGCATCCCGTTTGATATTAATACTATTGACGATAAACTGGTTGAACGATTTCGTATCCGTTGGTTGATATAACGTAGTGATATTATCATTCACTGAATTTAAATAGAATGCTACCGATAATGGGTTAGCACATACAACGGTTAAGAATGGGTTGATGTATATGAAATCATTATTCTCATAACCGTCCAAATTCGTTTTCAATGATAATGTTTTATCAATAACAGCAACTGACTTATCACTACCCTTGTATCGATAGATTTTACCTGCTTTAATAATGTTACGTTTGGATTGTTCCATATACGTATCAATATCAGTTGATTCAATCTTAATATCAAGCGTATTAGTAGGGATTACATTTTGGTCAGCATCCCTGAATAGAATAAATGTAGAATATAGACGCTCGAAAGCATCATCTCGTTTTTTCATGAACAGAATTTCATTTTGTTCACGATGTTTGATATTATTGAAGTAGATTTGTAAGTCATTGGTTGTAGTAAAGGATTTGATAGTAGAGTATGCCTTAACTACATCATTACGAAGTTCTTCAATATCTTTACGATCATAGCCACCAACAGATTCCCCTGTAACAGTACCCATGAAAATCATACCACGGTTATTTGGATATCGATCCGCTTTACCAATGATTTCAATATCAGTACCATCATACGTTGTGAAGTTACCATTCTTACCTTTTGTCGTATATAACTGAATATAGATTTCAGAATTATACTTAGGGGTAAAGTAACGTTCATCATTAGAGAACTCGATTTGGAGCTTATGGTCATCGACGATTTTGTAGAAACAGAACGGTTTATCTAACTTTTCTGTATTCATTAACTTCTTCGTCAATTGTGTGTATGTTAAATCACCCGGTGCCTTATAGAATATCTCAAAGTTAGCCAATTGACCTTCAAATGTGTATTCCATAGATACCATATTGATTTTATCATTCATGATAATCGTATCAGTAATCGTTTTCTTTTCAACTTGATGTAGCGTTACCGCTAATACCACATACCGTTTACCATTATCATTTACATAGGTGCTTGTGCGTATATACGGATTCAATAATGGACTTACGCTATTATTGTGATCCATGATATAGTATGCACTATGGATTGTACCTTCTAATGTACGTTTACTTGTAACTCGTACATCATAATCTAGCATGAATGGGATACCATCGACATTAAATACCATTTCAGAGTCCATATCGAACTGCGTAATATTACCATCGACGTTAATACCATTCTTTAATAAGGCTTCTTCTGACATCATGATTGTGAATGGCACAGAAGCAGCCGTTGCCATCAGATTATCAATTTGGAAAATCGTGGCATGATTATAAATAGATTCAGGTAATTCTGCCTGAATCGGGAATATCTCTTTAAACAACGATGTGATAGCGAAGTATCCATCATTGATAGTAGTAGAAAGGATCTCTGTAATATACCCAAATAGACCCACATTCATTTCATTCATATCAGCGATATCTTTGAAATACGTTGGTGCTATTTCTTTGGATAAATAGTCCTTTATATCATATACACTAGTACCGTTTTTAATAGTACCCACTTTATCACATCCTAAGCATACATAAGTTGATAATCAGAATAAAATTGTGTCACCCAAGTTGTGAGTAGTGTATACTCAAATTGTGTTGGGATTCGTTTATGGGTAAGGACTTCCATGATGGAACTATCAGTATCATCATTTGTCAGTTTAGCTTTTTCAAATGATTGTACGATATCTTTAACCATCATAAATGTCAAGCTTAAATCATTATACAGAATAAATGGGGCTGTGTGTGTCACAACGAAGATATGATCTTTAGTATCTGGTCGTTTATATATCACACCATCTTCATTTACTATACGAATACAATCACCAACAGCCAACTGTTCGGTGTTTGCTTCTAACCATTGTTTAGTATCGTTATTCCAACGATAGAGAGTTGTTTGTGCCATGTGTATCCCTCATTATTATACTGGTCGATAACGTAACTTATATAATTCCCCACCATTACCAGTATCAACAAATGGACAGCCAACGAATGTCTTCGTAGAGTGCATTGTACTTTGATTGTATACTGGAATATAATTGAATGCTTGGTTTTGGGATAAGTAGTTAAATTCAGCTACATGTAATGGATTATAGTCATCCTTCTTACTATAGTTAAACGTAATGGTATACGTTGGTTGTTTAATCGTTTCATTAACTGAATCTGAGAAGTTAGATGATGGAATATTCGTAGGGAAACAACCGGTGTATTTACACCAGTAGAGAATATCCTCACCCGTCGTCTTAGTTAAGAAATAATAGATAGAAATTGCATAATCCAGTGTATGTTTTCTAGCATGAACAGGATTAGGCATAGCTTCACCACGATATACCGCATTGATATATTCTATCCAGATTTTCATAATCTTGTATACGGATAGCATATCATCATCACGGAAGTTCACATTTACTGTACCAGCCGTCTTAGTCTTAATCGTACTTTGACCATAGGTATTTTTCCAACCAGTGAGTGTTTCACCCGCTTCGGTTGTTTCCAATACTTCATCTTGTACGTCTAAACCTGTTACACGGTCAGTTAATATTGGTATGAATGAATGACCACCACCTGCGCTATTACCCATAAGGTAACTACATAATACAGGATGTGATTTTAACATGCTATACATCAAGGCAGATGCATGAGCATGAGCTACAGCGGTATCTAAATTCAATACACTAGCTCCTGTATCATTGGCAAATGATAAGTTCATATCTGGTCGTGTAAAGAAGATATGACCTTTAGAACCAAGTAATTCATTATTAGGTGTTGGTAGACGATAGCGATTGAATTTGTTAAAGATGGTTGCTCTATCCGTATGAATGTTAAATTCATCATAGATGGCATCAAATCCAGAACTATATTCATCATATAAGTCATCACTCATATCTTTAAAGATTTGAACATCTTCTTCTTCGATATGTGGTGGATCTGTAACTAGTGGAGTTGCATAGGATTCATCTTGTTCCCATTCATAAATGCCACCAAATCGTTTAATGATCGTTCGACCATCACAACCTTTATATTTAAAGTATTCGATCGCATGTTGGTCGATAGCGGCATAATGAATTTGGCGTTGTTCATATTGACCATCAAATAAACTACCACCATTATCAAAGGAAGGCCGTTCACCTGGCCAATCTTTAGCATCACCACTATATAAACTACCACCATCGGTACCACCGATATACTTACTAAATTTATCAGTGATACCTGGATAGGTTTCACCAAATATATTGAAGATATCCGATAGTTCAGAACCAAAATCAAAACCGATTACATAGCGTAATCGAGAAGATATAACACCAGATAGTAACCCACGGAAGTTATTTAATAAACCCCCATCTCTACCAAAAAAGGAACCATCACGAATATTACCGATCGTAGCACCCTTTAATAGACTGCTTACATATTTATTCTTAGTTCGAATAAAGGAATCGATACTCATATTATTTAATCGATTTGGTTTCTTTTCTTGCACTTCGCCTTGACCACTAATTGTTCGCCATGATGTGGTAGATCCTTTAAAACTTACTGGCTTTCCAGGATCACCTTGTGCCCAAGCTTTATTACCCGGTGTAAATACATAGTTACTATTGGAATTAGTTGGTGTACCACTATTCACTTGACCGGCAGACCATAAGGTACCACTTCCTATACTAGAAGTTGGTGATGGAGCACTACCTGTTAAAAATTTAGATAATTTATTTAAACTACCAAATGAACGTCTAAACGGGTTTTTCTTATCTTGATTAGCATGGTTAGCTACACGTTGAGATGAGAATTCCACATCTCGATCAATGACAACATCGGCTGCATTGATGTAGCCACCATTGGCTGTTCTATAGTAAGAGTCCAGACCATTTTTATGTAGGGATACGAGAGCAACAAAATCATTTGTATATAGTTTACCTAAGCTTGTCCCTAACTCATTAGGCTTACTAAGAATAGGGGTTGTGCTTTTAACTCTTGCTTCTAAATACATATATATGTCACCTCATTAAATAGGACTGTAATCTTATTTGAATGTTAAAACCATATATTCACATGGACTTGTACAATAGATTATAGTATCATATAGAACATTTTAGGTATTTAACAAATATATAATCTATCCTGAATAAGAAAGGAGACCTAATCACATGATTGATACTGTATTGGGCAAAATTCTTTCAGTCGTTAAAGGAGGAACTGGCAAACAAGCCTATGATTACCTTAAACCATCTGAGAAGTATAAATCCATTGCCCGTCAATCAGACAAAGCAATTTGTCAATTTCCAGTAATTGCTTCTAAAGCAATGACGTATGATACAGCTACTATGATTATAAAGGCGTGTGAACGCAATTTCACTACCTTTATGGGGGTTGTTATCGGTCTTAATCAAGTAATTGATAGTAATACCGGTGCAGTCGATTATATTAGTCGTTTTCATACAAATACAGACGACACTATTGAACGTGTTGGTGGGTATATCGATACTAAAGTCAATGAGTCCGTCTCTCCTATCGATAAAAAGGAAATGCAACGTTTATTGTTAGAAGCTAATGTTGAATTTGGCTCTCAATTCGAAGCACAATCCTTAAATGATCGATATAGACCAGTTGACATTAAATCTATCCTTGCCACTGAATCTGAACATAAAGGTGAGATTTACGTTGGGATGGGTGATGAGGAAAAAGCTAATGCTTCATTAGCTAGTAAAACAGTTGAACCCCCATTCAAATCTATCCTTAAAGATAGTGATGTCAAAAAAGCAAATGAGTTGGTCCCATCGTTAATGTCAGTACAACTAGTACAACGCAACGATGCGGGTCAAAATATCCCTATTCATTTCTTACTAGGAATCAAAGCTGTATTACATCCTGTTGGTTCCGTAGAAATGATCAATAATGTGTTTAAGGCATTTGATAAAGGTTCTCGTGGTAAATTCTTCGATTTCCTTCGTTGGACAACGGGAGAAATCAGTTTCATTAAAGACTTAGTATTAGGTCTTGATGAAGTAAAACGAGATATCAGTGCTGAACGCAACAAAAAAGAATCCCCTTGGTGGAATATTCTTCGTAATCGTAACTCTATGGGACGTTTCCGTAGATGGACTAAAACAGCCCCATTGTTACCTAATGCAACCATTGCTATGACACAAGCTGAAGTGGATAACCTTCGAGCTAATACAGGAGTTGATATTTTAGATCCTGGTTCTGCGGTACAAGTTATGCAACAACTTGGTCTATTACAGTTCATCGTAGTTGATGATGCGAATGATGTAGCATATTTCTTGATCGACGGTCAAACTAAATTCCAAACCTACACATTCAATGCATTACAACGTGATAATGGTGATGCTGAAAAACAAGCAATGCGACTCATTAAGCAAATGAATAAGTTATAAGGAGTACACGCATATGGTTGAAAATCAAGACTTAGAAGTTATTCTTGCAGAAAGTTTAACTCCTAAAGAATTCACACAACTTTCTTTGGCGTTAGAATCCGAAGAAGTTCAAGCTGGATTTATTCAACGACTATATGGTCGAGTACTATCCAGTATCCAACGTTGTATTCTCGGTGGCAAAAACAATGATATGCTGAAAGTGATTGCTGATACGAAAGGTGATTTCTCTAAACACCCTTATTTTGAAACACAAGGTGAGAAACCTGCTATTGCAACAATCTTCACTAAATCTAACAATGCTACTGTAAAAGAAATGGGTAAACATATTTTATTGATTTCTAGTTTCTTACAACGTCATAAATCTGATTTTATGAAAGGTATCCATGCGGGATGTCCTGCTTGCCTTTCTTTATATACAACTTTCGTACTAAATTGTGTAGTAGGTACTAGCTATGCTATTATGATTGAATCGGATAAAAAAGTTACACCATTATGTAAAACTGGTGTTGAAGCATTAGAAAAATCTGCTGAACTCATCAATAGTCATAATGCTGAAAAAGTATTCGACAAAGATGTCCAATTGACCGAAGGTCTTGGTGATATCTTAATGAAAGCAGTTACACAAGTTAATAAGTGGAAAGCATTTACAGTTGTCGGTGTTGCTTTACTTGCATTCTTTATACTCGGTAAATATATTGTATTTGCCATTTATAAATCCAGAGTAAAGTTATCCGATTATTTAGCCCAACAAGCATTGTATCTTCAACTCAATGCCGAAAATGTTAAAAATAATAGTAATTTATCTAAAGAAGAAAAAGAATTGATTCTAGCAAAACAAAAGAAAACGGCTGAATTACTTCTTAAATATTCTGACAAATTAGCAATCGATGGTGTCAAATCTACTCGTCAAGCAGAAACAGATAATAAGCGTGATACAAAAGCGATTATTGAAGATTCTAAAGACGATGCAGTTGATGTCACTAGTAAACCAGGCGAAGCTAATACTGGCTTGCCATTATTCTAGGAGGAATAACGAATGTTAAATTTCGAAAAATTTGTATTAGAAGCTGAAGAAGCAAAAAATACTGACGCAAAAGTAAATCCTGAAACTGAAGAAGAAATGGAAGAAGCGTATACTGACTTTATGGTAGAATCCATTCAACTTCAAATCGCATTAGTAAAAGCTGATGCTCATTGCATGGAACAATACATGCAAGCAACTACTGAATCTGCTAAAGCAGACATCGTTGCTACATACGAAGGTGCTGTATCTGAATTCTTCGATCGTTGGAAAGAAAAATTGGGTAAAGCGTCCGAATCCGTATCCAACTGGTGCGAAAAACGTGCTAAAGACTTCGATGGTCAAATTAAATTGAATTCCAAAAAATTCATGGAAAAATATGCTGATGTATTGAACAGCAAAGATTGCGACCAAGTAATGGTACCTTGGTCTGATATTGACGTTGCTAAAATCGATGCATTCGCTGGTAAAGAACAAATCTTCATGCAAGCAGCTAAAGAAATCGCTAAAGCTGATTCTGCAGAAAAACTTGAATCCTTAGTTAAAAAATACGAAGGTAAAGCTGATGATGAAGCATTAAAAGCTCTTCAAAAAGCTCTTGATGATGCTAACGTTGAAAACGAAAATAAAGAACGTAAAGAAGTTAAATTCGGTTCTATTAAACGTAAAGCGATTGCCAATGCAGGTGAAGCTTCTGTAATGAATATCGTAAAAGCATACCGTCAAGCAGGTAAAGATATGAAAGCTGCTAAAGCTGAAGTATTAAGCTTACCTGTAGAAGAACGTAACCCATTCAGCAAAACTGCTTTGAGTGCTGCTACTAAATATGCTAACCGTGGTATTCGTGCCGCTAAAGATATCGCAGTATCTCGTGCAGGTGCTAGAAACGATTTGTTCTTCAACGCTAAACGTGCTTGCGTTAAAGCTGTTCAAGGTAAAGGTGCTGCTCAAAAAGCTGCTACTGAATCCTACTCCTTGTTGGATGACATGTTAGCATCCGTATTCTAATCTGAATACTGAACACTAAAATATAGATACTACTCGTTGGGTAGTATCTATATTTATTTCGCGGTTTTTACATTATAGTAATTTATTTAACAATATATCCTATATAGGAGGAATATTCGATGTTACAATTTGAACAATTTGTAAATGAGCGTACAGTGCACGTTGAAGAAATGCATTTTGAAAATTATAAAGAATTCAATACGGCATTCCTACAATACACCACTGAGTTCACAAATCTTCAATTGGCTATGGAAAAGGCAGATGCCAGATGCATTGAAGAATATAAGAAAGCAACTAATGATCATGATAGAGCGGCTATTAGTGTAATTTATGAAGGAACATTAGCTGATTTCATTAAACGTGCTAAAGAGAAAGCTGCAAAAGTGATTGATAGTGTCATTAATTTCATCAAAGATGTTATTAATAAACTCAGGACTAAGCTTGGTGATTGGTACAATAAATTTTTTAACAAATACTATGAACTCTTAAAATCCGATAAAGTCGATCATGTCAAAGTACCTTGGGTTAAAATCAAAGAACAAAAACTAAATCATATTAGTAAAAATTTCGATGTCCCATTTAAGTATGTTGGCGATTGCCTCAGAGCAAAGAGTGATGAAGAATTTAACGAAGCACTTGAAAAACTTCAAGATTCCATTGACACACTAAAAGATACTATAGACGGTATAGTTGACTCAGTAGAAAGTACATTCAAACATAAAGAAGAAGTTGAGTTTGGTAAAATTAAAGCTAGAGCGATAGAACGTGCTAGTAAAAAAGTCTATGATGCTAATCTTGATGAAATGCACTTCTTACTGAAATGCTTAGTGGACGTTAAAAAGAGAACTGGTGTTGGCATTATTGATAATATCAAAACAATGAATAACTATGAACGTTCTCAAAAAATTATTGTTGTGGCTTCAACGTTAGTAACTATGTATGCAAGATATGCCTATACAGTACATCAATACACAATGAGTAGTTACATGGTGGCTCGTAGAGCTTGTACGATGGCTATCAATGAATTACGTAGTCAAAAAGAACAAACCAATGAATCAGTTAGCTTATTAGATCAAATGCTAACAGATATGTAAAACACAAATAAGATCCAGATACCGAATGGGTATCTGGATCTTTTATTATATTTCTGATTTTACGATACGATAAGCACGTTTGATATTACCTTTGATTGGACTCTTTTTGAGTTCCTTTTCTTCATTGGTACGATTACGCTTACCTTTAGATAAAATCTGTTTTAAATAGTTAGTGAATGCGTGGAAGGCTTGTCCCATCATAGATATACGAATTGTTAATATACGTAAACTAGTTTGTACATACAGTTTAAGCTTCTGCATCGTATTGAAATGATCTTGATCATCAATATGATTCATTTCTTGTTCAACTGCTTTAAGGTGCGAATCGAGTTCAACCTTTTGACTTTGAACGATGGAGATAAGTTCTTTGTATTTACTACAATAGCCAAGCATCATATCAACAATAGGAGCTAGTTTAGATGGACTATCAATAGTAACAACATCCGTTACACTGGCACCTCGATAGAATGTTTTAATATCGTTAAATGAACGGAATTCAGTGAATGTATCTAATACATCTTGTTCCGATTTGATATCACTAGTCTCTAACTTTCTCCATACGGAAGCATTGTAAGTTGGAATAGGATTTCGTTTATCCATCAACTTAGTGATAGCATTCCAGTATGGGACAGCATTAATAGAGATATCTCTATAATCACGCTTCTTCAATTCATTGAAGTCATCGATATGATGATCAATCCATTCTTGATGCACTTCATACATAGAACGAATTTTTTTAATCCATGACTGAATCAATTTAGCGATATAGTTACGTATTTTAACGACCCATTTTTTAATGGTGTCAATCAATGTATTATGGATGGATTTTTCTTTGATTCTATCAAGTACACTCACTTCAAGTACAACCGAATCAAAATTATAATTAGCGTCAAGAATAACCGATTCGGTTAAACAATCAAGATGATTCATAGTATCACCCCTTATTGTGTAATCATATCCATAAACGTTTGACGTTTATTTACATGAGTCATGATGTTAGTAATGGTAGTATAGAATTCTAGGAACGCCATCATTTTATAGTTGATATAGGTACAGATATCGTTGATAGCCATAATACCCAATGCACTTAATACTTGAACTGCATCGAATAGTTTAAGAATCATTTTAACACGAGCTGGGATATTTGTCATAGTCATGACATCTTTAATCTTACTACGAAGTAGAGATAGTAGAGTTGTGATGGTTTCTTTGACTTGGTTAATCGCTTTATATAGATACGCTAATTTCAAAGCATCATATTCTTTATCGAATTTAGCAATAGAATTAAACATATCTCGGATGAACAATTCACCTACACTGACAGGAACACGCTGTTCGGATGGGAAGAAAATACGATGTACGGTATCATTAAATGCCGTACCACTTAAACTTTTTGTTTTGATATACTTAGATATCCCAACAATATCGGCACGGAAGTTATAGATACCATTTTCTTTAATATCTTTAATTTCTTCATCGAATTCATCTAGGTCAAATTTTTGTGTACCCAATTTATTAATCAATTTACCAAGTCTATCCCAACCTAAGCACTCATTGAAATTGATAGTGCGTTTATCGGTCATGATAGGGTTATAGATATACATGGTAAAGGTTTCTGATTGACGACCTTTGAAGATATAATTGATAGCATCGACTGTAATCATGGAACGTTGTTTATTGATCTCTTTATGTAAGGAGTTAACACGTTTCATTGTATAATCACAAGCATCAAACGCTGTTTTTTCTACTTTTTTAATATGGTCTGTAATGGTAGTAATCGCCAATTTAAACGATTCATCAGTTACTGCCTTACTAACTATTTTAAGTGCATCTGCAGTATTTTTGCGTACAGCTGATAGGAAATTATTATAGAACCCAACTGCACCGACCATTGGGTCAAATGATGCATTTCCTAATTCCGTAGATAGGAAACGGGATTCTTCGAATACGATATCGATCTCGTTATTCATAAGGTGTACACCTCTTTCTACATAGTAAATTTTAGCTAAAATTGTTATTAGTTTGTTTTTTAGAGTAAGAATGGGTATATAGCATGAAGCTATATACCCAAAAAAATTATTTTAATGACCTAGGTCTAGGAGCCTTAGATGGCGTATGTGCATCTTGAACCTTCTGATTATATTCATTACGTGCTTCAGAATCACCAGATTTTTTCTTAAATGTATCTGGATACTTATTGTCTTGAATATTACCGTGTTTGTCAGTATCATGAGGGTTCGGTACATCAGATGCTTTCTTTAAGTCTGAATGTACACCATCAGCATAGATATCATTGGTTTCCTTCGGTGTTGGTGTATTCGATGGTCCTTTTGCTTTAGGTTGTTCTATTTGAATATTAGGATTTACCTTAGCATCTAATAGTTGAACCTCATCGGATCCCAAACCAGATTTAAAAGCAAAATCGTATTGACCAGCACAATTGAACATGCCACCTGCTTTAGTAAAGGCTGCCACTGCACTTGTGAGACGATAATATCCATTATACTTAGCTTTTTCCTTATCCGTGAAGTACACTACGAACTCTTTATTTGGAGTCATAGCAAATAGATCATGGTCTAATAAATAGCATGATAAATGGAGATTCCGTTCATTGATTTCACTTAGCATAACCGATTTATTGAAATCGTTACCGAACTTATCTGATACGATCGTAGAGTTACCCATACCACGTTGTTTACCAGCACCACTCACTTCCGTTGTTTCGTTATTGCCAGAATCAACAATGGTTACATTGTTACCAGCAATTAAGTCTTGTGTGGTTGATGGTGTCTGTACACTGATATTTTCTGGGTCAACGTACATGACATATTCTTGTTCATCTGGAGATTCAAACGTCCCTGTCGCTTTACTGGATGAGTTACTATTATCAATCGCTGTGATAATAGTCTTTCTATACTCGCCTTGTTCATAACAGTCGCAGGCACCAGATTTATTCAATACATATAGACATCGATAGTCATAGAACGACATAGTGCCAAAATAATAGGTACCATACGTTTGTTGCAAGTATTCGAACACGTTCATTAGGTTCATTGGTGGGATAATCACTTGAGGATATTGTTTATCATTATTCAATGGACTAATGAGCATTTTATCAATACCTGCATTTCCTAAGATATGGCCAAGAGCAGATGATAAGGTGCAGTCATTATAGATTTCATTGACTGTCTTCCGCATAGCGATTAAGTCACGTTCTCTCCATAAGGAGATTTCATAGCTTTCGGTATAATCACTAACATTGTACCAGTGTTTATCTTCGGCTTTAATACCAGAAGAGGTACCACTACCTTTACCACCTTGAGCTTCATTGGTTTTATCGTATAATTTGCTTTCTTGGAATGGTGCTTCATCATCAATCAATACAATAAAAGTATCATTGATAATATCATGATAGCCTGAGTTCTGATTATTGATATCGACAGCCACTAATCGGAATCGAATATTCACATCATTTTTATGATTGACAATCGCCTCATGTAACCGAGGTGGAAGTAATGTTTTAATTTCTAATATAGGATGGATTGCTTCATCATATAATTGGGTAAGAAAAATATTCTGGATGGCACTAGGTACCATATCGATTGGTTCTTGACCTGGTATTAACACCTGCCAAGCATCCACTCGATATCGGTACCTGTGATTTTGCATATTAGAGCGAAATTGGTTATTGCCACCAGCTGACCCACCCATTTTAAATGCTTTATCAAGCAACCCATTGACATCTAGTTTAGGAATATTCGGTCGTTTAACAGAACTGAATATGTTCCTAAGTAAATTACCTGTGTCTAGCTTGATACCCATGTTATAATTGTTCCCTCATTTCATCAACTATGTCATATTGATTGAGTTCCATTAACATTAATGGATAATCAGAGAAATAACGGTCATTGATTTCCATCAATGTACTAGGGTCAGTTTTATCCGTAAGTTGATCAAAGATTTTCTCTTTTTGTACATCGGATAATACATCGTATTGATATTCTAAATCAACGGCACGATAGTTACGTACTACTTGATTGGCAATATCATCTCGATTTAAGAAGTTAAAATTGGATTGATTAATTACATGAGCAATATTAGTAATGGTGAACGTTTCTTCATCGTCATCATTTAAATACCCTGCCTCATATAATTTCTCCAATGATTTATAGATTTTAATGAATCGGAATCCACTAACCCCTTTAATAGAACGTTTACGATTACCATTACAGGATATAATGAATGGGATAAGCAATGGGTTGATTAACCGTTTTTCTTCAAACTTGTTTCGGAAACACATATACTTGATTACATTCTTCTTTGTAATCAAAACAGCGTCTTTTTTGAATTTGGTTACCAGTAGGAAGTTATAGTTCACGTACTGTAAGTCATACTCATCTTTAGATATGATGATATTAATATTAGCTGGATACTTATTCTCCATATTAATAATCATAGGTACTAATGAGGATTCAACACTATCCGTACTTACCATGTATACATTCTCAATGTATTCAGTAATGATTCGCATAAATGAAATAGCTTCTTGAATGATACTATTGACCGTTAAGCGTTCTAAATCAGTTAAGGAACTGAAAAAGTGTTGACGATAATTCTCAACCAACGCTGTATTGTTATATTCTATTTTATGTTCCGGTATCGCATTATAGTATAGGAAGATATTCGTCTTTATACGATTTTTAGAAAAGTATTTTCGGTAATGAGCCACGATATTGATGAAGTTGGATATCATATTGCGATATAACTCATTCAACTCTTTCTTGGTGGCTACTTTAACAAACTTTTCGATCGTTGTATTCCTAATACTATTATACAATGACTCAAAGTTGATATAGATATTAGCCGTCTGCACAATTTGCTTTCCAGCTTTATTTGTTTCTGTTAACTTATTATTGAATAACTTATCCAAGTACAAGTATTTGATTTTAAATGAGTTGGCATATGCATCAACGATTTCAAACATCTTGGTCACCATCAATCGTTAGCATATCATCATCGTTGTCAGTCCCCATAAATGAATTCATGTTAAATCCACCGAACTGTTTTTGTCTATCCGATATACTATCTTTTAGTTTACTAATGCTACCAAAACCCATACCTACAAGGGTATCCACAACGGTATCTACTTCCTCATTCGTTAATGAGATGCCTTTACCGATGATAGGTTCATCACCTAATTTCATACTACGAATATTGATATTAGCAGGGCCATCATCAAAGGATGCTCGGATAATGAATTTACCCCAATTGCTAGTATCAGATTCAGAGATGTTTTCAATAATCTCTTCTACTTTAAAACGACTTGGGTCGTATGGTTTTCTTGCCATGATAGATTTGCCTCCTTTTTAATTTTCTGTGTAGGAGTAAAAAAATAATAGGCATGGACCCGAAGATCCATGCCTATTAGATTGACTGTTACCGATTAAACGTATTTAGAAGGGTCAAAGTCGGATTGTTTAAATGTTTTATTCGCAAATGTTTTGTGAATAATAGCTTTAAACCCTTTTCTTCTTTGGTCGTGTACGTTTAAGATATCAACGATAAAGTTACCTTGGTTCTCAGGAATATCGAAGATATAACGCATTACGATATCACAGTCCAATTTGAAACGAGCCGCATTACCATTTGGGGTAATTTGGAATTTGACTTCACGAGTAGTGAATTGTGCCAACGTTTCATTCAACTTTTTGTTAACCATGATATTGCCTTGTGCTTTATCGGCTTTATTGTGGAAAAGACGGTTCATAACTTGGTTATAACCTGTTCCATTGCCGTAACCACGTTTGCCACCTTTCATGCGTTTACGATCTTCTTTATCAAGTCTAAGAACGATATACACATTGAATGGGTCAATTGGGTGTTTAGGGTTAACTTGTTTACCCTTTAGCACTTGAGAGAATGCTGTGTTATATTGAGTTACACAGAATACTTTTTGATGCACGTTTTCAACACCAAGGCGTTCCAAACATAATTCAACACTGCGGTTGATTTGTTTGTCTGTTACTTCATACGTAACACCCTTTGGAATCAGTGCCATGTTGTTAGCTAATAATTCATTAAAATTACGAGCTTGTTGGTCCATAACTGGACGTTGTTGATTGTTGCGGTTTTGTTGTGGGTTGGCTTGTTGACCACCTTGTTGACCGACTTGTTGATTGTTGTTCATAATTGAGCAACCTCCTCTAAGTAAAAATAAAAATGTAATTAAGTCGAAAACGAATAGTTCAATTCGACTTGACTATTTGTTTACGACTTAATTAAATAATATATAGATAAATTCTTATTTAAGAATTTAGCCCTAATTGAGTATCTTATGTTGCATAGCCGACATAGTTGATTGTACCTTACTTGCCCAACGGGTATCTGATGCATAGATACTATTCACAGAAGTGAGTGATGTGTATCCTCGATTAAAGTACACCTCTTTTATCATCTCACCCCAATGATCAATACAAGCCGCTTGGCTAGAGAAGCCATAGGCAGCTCCTTCATTACCATCGTAGGCAGCAATACCAAATAAGTTATTACGAGATCTAGCTAAATAACTAGTACCCCAACCAGACTCATGTGCTGCTACTGAGATAGCGAATAAGGCATTCACACCCCACCGTTCTTCCATGGCTTGGAATGCTTGACCAAGACCAGCAAGGTTAGTTCCTGATAACGCTTTATCAAGTTCTTCTGCGGATAGATTGGTTGGTTGGGTAATGTCATTTGTAATATTGGTTCGTTTCTCTTGGGCGACGTGCCGTCCTGCTGTATAACGAGATACGAGATGTAGATCTCGTACACTACGAACAGACCAAATTACATCTGACTCAGGAATAAAGTATCGAGTCCCATTCAGTTCAAACGCAATAAACTTGCCTTTGAATAGATGGGTGATTCGAGTGGTTTCCACAGCAGGTAAATGGATTTTCGACGCATTACCAAACTTTTTAAATGTTTCTGTTAAGCTAACCATATGGTAGTCAGTTGGTAGTTTGGTAAATACTTCAGTGCCAGAGAGATCTGTATTTTTAGGTTTAAATTGAATATAGAATGAGTCTTTAGCAATATCCTTAGGGACTTTAGCTAACCCATCCATGGATTTAAAGTATCCACGTTCACTTAGCGAGTATTTAGTTTTTTCATCAGGGATGACAGTGAATTCACCCTGTTTTAACTTGGTTTCCTTTCCATCGTTTGAAATAACGGTAACGTCTTTTGATGTTACTAGATAAATGGAGTTTGTTAAATCAACATCCTCTACATTTTCTGTCGCTAACTGCGACGTGTCCCCTTTGTCACTATTGTACTTGGATCCAGTATCTTGTACTGAAAAAGCTTTTGGGTCATTTTGGTACTCGCTCACACCAAGAATGACTGTTATAATGAGGACGAATTTGATGATTTGCATGAATGATTTCTTCAATATCATCATCTCCTTTCTTCATTAGAACATTGTTACATACGTATTGTGCTCTAATAACAATAAAAATACAGATACAGTGGATGACACTGTATCTGTATAATATATACTTATAAGTTGAATACGTATTTGTAAGCTTGAGCTAAGTAGTCTCTAAGCTTATCTGTATTATTAACGATGAATAGTTTTCTATCCCAGCGATTCTTAAATAGGTAATCTGAGAATAAGAATGTTTGATCCGCCTTCTGAATATGGAATAGGGTGGAACGTACTAACTGAATAAGTTCCTTATATTGAGGAAGGTTCAAATCTTCATTACGGTCAGCTAGCTTACTGGTGATGATGCACATACCTAATGTAACGGCGTCTTTAAGCATGGTCATATTATCATTCTCTATACCAACCTTAATATAGTCGCGTAGATAGAGTACTGGATTATCGAAATACGCACACGGATTGAATTGAATACCTAGATGAGCAGATGACATCTTAACCCCTTGAAGGAATTCATCAAGTTGTTGTACCATGGAAGGTAAATATCCAGTAAAGTCAGTATCGGATACAATCGTAGATTTCTTAATATCTGGATTGATGTTTTGAACACTGATTAACTTATCGTATCGAATATGTCTAGTGATTTGGTCATGTAGAAGGTTTCTATCATGGTCACTCTCAGGATTTAAACCACTTATTTCTCGGTACTCGTCAGTAATCTCAACTCTACCGTCAAATACAGAGATAAGTGGATATTTAACGATGAAAATAGCTTGAGAAGCCAAGTCTACGTAGCACCGAGTGTAATAACATAGACCATTACGAGAGTTATATAACCAGAATTGATTTTCTAAGTCACATGTATCACGTTCGATATAGTATTCAATATCAGATGGTTCACTATCCATCAATAATAGGTGAGCAGCTAACACCGCATTAGCTGGACGGTCAGTGTTGATGGCTTTATAAGTATATTCATAGATAGCGTATGGTAACCCAACTGGAACAGCTAGATGTTGAATGAAACCAATTAGGGATTCTGGGAATCCTTTTGTTTGCAATGATGGGGCTACGTTTTCGATATAGTTCTTAATATCATCTGTCATAGCAGACCCTAATAGAATGGATATCGTTTTATATTCCATATAGTCGGCTGGTTGACGTAATGCATTAATAACCATTTGGGCAACTTCACCATCACCAACCATATTACGTTCAAGAAGGTTATTGATAATATCAGCCATACCACCATTGTATAATAAGGCTATGATTTTATCAGCTCTTTCTCTAGCAGACATACCAGGTGTACTGGATACCATTTTGATATAGGCTTGGTATTCAGTTGGATAATCATAATAACCTTCATAGGATACCATAAATGGTGTTGCTTCTAATTGAAGAGATGCTTTGTTTAACGATTCTCTTAAAATTGGATAGATTGTTGGGAATACGGATTCATCAACAGAGTCTAATCGTTGAGAGAAATCTAAGGTATCTCTCATCAAGTACTCTTTAGCCACATCATCAATCGCTAAGGAATGTTTATCTTCATCATCGATAACAGTTTGGATATTCCCATTAGCAATTAGGGTTTGTAGTTTACGAGTATCATCTAAGGAATTGAATTCTTCAGTAGGAAGTTTCTTGGATAATACTTGTGTGCCACCATTAGTAGCTCCAACAATTGGTTCTAATGTACCTACATTGGAAGCTTCCATCACTTGAATAGAACCTTTTTTAGTTCCATATTTACGAACGTCAAAGTATCGCATTAACTTACCTTTGAATTGAATGGATTCCGCTAATCCTAATTCATGTAAGCGACGTCCAATATTGCTAGCTAGAGTATTTTTATACTCTTCTTCGCATAAATCGAAGAAGCGAATACAACCTTCTACTTCTTCTTGTGTATACATAGGGAATCTACGTTGATCTGGTAAACCAAAGTATTCGCTTGGGTACCGATAGATATCAGTAATATCAGTTATCATAGGTATAATCTCCTTATCTATAGTACAGTTTTATTTTTTGCTGTCACAAGTAATTAATGAATGTTATATATTTGTGAACCTCATAGTATAACATTTATAGATTTTTGTAATAGGAGGTGAGGTACTAAGATGAGTAGACGACACCAAGCGAGTAAACGATTCAGAGAAAAGCGTAAACCGATGAAATCTCAATCCAATAACTCGCGAATGAATAAGGATTGTGTGTCCTCTATATTAGACTCTCAACAAGAGAAACGAAAAGCCATTACCCCATCTCATGTACAACCGGGTGATGTATTTATTATGCGAGATAATGGGTATGATGCTGAGAATAAACATAAGGAGATTCCAGATACCCAAGTCATACGTTATGATAGACCAGTTGTTGTTATGGCAACTAGTAAAAATACAGTGAATGTATTACCATTGTCGACGAAAATTCGACCATTCGATACCTTGTACCCAGTTGTTATTGAACAGGGATTAGAATCACAAGTTATTATCTCACAAGCATTAACTGTGGACTTTGATAACTTAGCTGATTTTATCGGAACACTTAGACCTGATGTGTTCCACGATATGCGTGAAGCATTAAGTAAGTATGTATTACATGGAGCTTCTCATGTGAAGCGGACTGTGCAACGATACGAGATGGATATGATACGATATGAACCATTTGGTATCTATGTACATCAACTCACAAACGAGAGATTCATGATGTTAAAAACGAAAAAGAAAACGTTTATTAAGGTTCCCGTTGAGATATTAAAAGAGAACGATATCTTACCAACGGATGTAAAAGTATTTTGTGGGTATGTGCGATTACATAAGGTGCAACTGGTATTACCAGATGAACTATGTGATGACCATAATCTATTATACATTGGAGAAGAATATCGAAAATCAATTCGCAAAAAAATTGTGGATGTGATTAGTGGGTGCTTTGGTATTAAAATCAGAAATTCTATGTTAAAACCTGATTCTATTGATATCAAAGAAACAATGGCGATTGCTAAAGTCATATCTTCTTCTGACTACATCAATGGTATTAAAGTCATTGATGACATATGTAGAAATCATGTTAAGATATACTTGGATGATCCACAAACATTTGTAAAGAAAGCATTTAAGAAATTAACAACATTCACGTCACCAACGCAGCTAATTGATGTAATAAACGAGAGATTATTACTCATGAGTGATATGTTAGTGTGTGACACTCGCGTATTACGAATTGGTGAACAGAATTTTGCTGATATACTAGAGAGAAGACTTAGTAAACATAATAAAGGTTTTATTTGTAATAACAAAGGCATTGTAACAAAATACAATAATACTGATCGCAAATACTATCTTAAAAATGTACGATGGATTTATAAATACCATCAACGTAATAACAAAAAATAAGAAGAAGAGTATACGGATTGAACCGTATACTCTTCTTTTTGTCATTATCGAGGATCATAAACTCCTTTGATACCAGCTTTACGATACCAGTTAGCTTTACCACGGATAACATCGCCTCCACGACGATACCCTTTTTTACCATATGGGTCATATACAGGAGACTCAGGTGTTCCTAAGAATTCCAAGTCCCAACGTTCTACTGTAGATTTAGGACCATATGGTTCATGGCACCAAACGCCATCTTCATTATCCCCAGCTTCACCATGTGTCATAACACGAGCTTTATCGATAGTTAAATCGAATGCATTAGCTAATACGCACACAACTTGGGACATAGTTTCAATTTGAGCTGCTGTTGGTGGTTCACTACCTAACCCATTAGGAGTTGCATCAAAGCAACCTAATAGCGTAATAGCAATAGAACCCGTATTGCGATGCCAAGTGCCATATAGGATATCATCTAAATTGACACCCGCAGGCATATAGATGTCACCCGCCTTATCAATTTGGATATGATAATCATCCCAGAATTGACCATAACGACCAGCTGTCCAGTGGAGATATAATTTAACATCACGACCTACGGAGCGAGCTTGGTTCCAAAGGGACCAATAGACAGCCGTAGCTTTTTTCTTAAGATCAGACAACGTCACCTTTACCATGGCGGAACGAGGTAAGACTTCAGACATATATTACAACCTCCTTATGAGATACTATATAAACATTGTGATTACCACATTGTCCATGAATCGATTTTGAAAAAGGATAGAGGAAAGTCACGTAGCCGTTTGGGTTATGGAGCTACGTGACTTTCCAGCTATTGAAAAGGTTAAAACTAAATAAATGACGAGTTTATTCAGCTACTAGTATGTTGATACCAAGTAATATTTTATATTATTCTGGTTTAATTTTGATCTTATTTCTACGTTCCTCTGGAGAAAGATCATCTGAACGAAGTTTATTGATCAATGCTAAGAAATCCCCATATTTCTTATTAACAACTTTGATATAGTTGTTATCTCGTTGCTTTAATAACGCATCATCTTTATACTTTTCTTTAACCTTATCCACAGCTTGTATTTTATGATGCATATTTGGATTATCTCCACCATCTTTGATTTCAACTTCTAAGCGAAGATCTGGGATGTAAAAATCTGGGATATAAAAATGATCTTCTCCATTATAGGTATATCGATACACATTTGGTGATGGAGCAATAATATCAGCAGATTCAAAATTAAATACGGTATCGCAGTTCAATAGGAAGTCTTTCTCATAGGAACCAACGTATGTAGTTGGTTCTCCACCATTTTCCCATTGATACTTACCAGAAATCTTTCTAGCCGCTAACATTTTCTTTTGGTGTTCTGGGTCATTAGCTAAATTGTACTTATTGTAGACTCGCATCATACGTTCTTTAAAGATTTCTCTATTCTTTTGAGCACATTCTTTTCTCCCACAGAGTCTAGCATATTTGTGTGTTTTTGGATTCCAAGGAGTTCTTCGTTTACATATGACACAGACTGTATGTTTATCATGTGTTAAGTCGTAATAATATTGGTCAGATGGGATTCCTTCAGGAATCATATCAGAATGAGACCGCTCAATGTGATCATATACCGCATCTTTACTCACGTAGTTCTTATGACAAACTGGGCATTTACATTTTCTAATGGTATTGAGTTTCAAGGTGTCACCTACTTTACATAATTCTAGTTATATTACTAATCAGTCGTATAATAAGTGGATAGTATGTACGAATACACACTATCCACGAGTTGATATAGGAGACTATTAGTTATATGTATATTCTTAATGGATAGTTTTTGCCGTTAACAATTACTATAGCCTTGACAAGTAAGTAGGAAGGATTGAGTTTTTTATTCCACTCCGAATAACAATCATTACATATAAAAACACATTCATACTAGTACAATCCTTCCTACTTAATTTTATTTTGATGTATATATTATAATAGCGATACATCAGATTATATACATAAGGAGGACAATATGATGGAACTAAAACCAGAAGTCCACATCATCACATTAGATGAAGCCACCTTATATAATACAATAGCATCATATAAAGAATCCCATGAACTACTACATTTATTCACAGATGAAAATGTACGTATAGTTCATGGGATTACACTACATAAATATGATGGTATGTTATATCATGTGGCACATGATGACGTGACTGACCAATCACGATATCGTCTAATTGGTCCCGTCGATCAACCAGACGAATCAATTATTTTTAAATTTGCTCAAATTATACTGGAGTATAATGAAGAAGAGTATGTCATTAGAGATGATTTCAAAGTAACCTCTATCTTTTATAAGAATGGTAAACGTAATGAAATCATTCACACCAATCCACAACGATATCGAATTCGTGATGATTATGTGGTAGCCTATAATCGCTGCCATGGGTATTATTACAAAGATTTATGTGTGTGGAAAGACGGTAATTTTATTGGATTAGATGTTGGTAGACTCTTGAAGTTTACGAATATCATTCGCATTGAAGATGTGATAGCTATTGGGACAACGGATAGTATTCGAATGAATGAACACTATAAGGATCCATCAAACGTATTGAGTGAATTAGTATCTACCCAAGCATTTTATGTGAAAAATAAGCTAGGGTATATTGAATTTAAGCTCAGGTATGAGAATGTGAAAATAGAAGATATTCTATTCACCATTGATGATACCGCAACCAATTCAATCATTGGTACGACACCTAATCGTGTATTATTACAAACCTTCAATATCGATTACTCTATGGTAGATATTGCAGTACATGAACTGATGAACAATCGAGAGATACGTATCTATCCAGGTAATCTTCATTATAGTAACGATGAAGTTACCTTTACGATTAAATCAGAAAGTGATAGTTTTGGATATATATTGATACTGGAAACTGTCGATATAGACTGTGTTCGTATATCCATATATAAACGCGGTGAAGGTCGTATCTATACAACCACAACTCGAAACCATAACTACAAGGATGAATTAGTACAACTACTCAACGTATAATAAAAAATTACTAGAAAACAACTCCTTAATGGAGTTATGACCATTATGTATACTATATATAAAACAGTATAGTAATATTTTAACGTAAATAACGTTGTACAACACATTTTTCCTTTAAAGGAGGACTTACAATGTCTGATGTAAAAGAATTATCTTTAGAAGAACTATTGGCATTAGAAGCTGATCTAGTTTCCGATGAAGATGTTGAAGCTACATTGGAAGCTGACGCTGCTGAAGATGGCACTGAAGTAGAAGATGCTCCTGAAGTTGAAACAGAAGATGTAAACCCAGAAGATATCCCATCTGATGACGAAGATGCTGAAGATGACGATGAAGAAGAAGACGACGATGACGATGATGAAGTCGAAGAATCTACTTTCGCCGCTCTTTTCTTGAATGAGTTTGCAACTCCAGATGAAATCCAAGCTATGGCTGAATCCTATGATGAAATGGCTGCATTGTCTGAAAACATGGGTGTGGCTATGGAAAAAGTAATTGTGAAAATGGATAAAAAATCCCGTTTAACACACTTACAAAAAGCAGCTGTATTCAAATTAGCTAATGCTGCTAACGATCCTAAGTATCGCAAATTGTTGACTTTGTGGAAACAAGAACGTCAAATCGAAGCATACTTGAGCAAAAAATATGCTTCCAAAGCATCTAAGATCGCTAAAGCTAAAATCAAAAACTATACTGCAACTGGTCTTAAGAAAGTTGCTGGTGACCCTAAAAAAGAAGTTGGCAAAGGTAAAATTGCTGACAAAGTGGCTGCTCGTGCAGTTGAACAAACTAAAAAATCCTTCTCTAATAAATAATAGAAGGTCTCAAGATGGTATACCGTTTGGTATACCATCTTCTTTTACCCTGTTAGTAGTCTATAATAGTCGTATGAACGATGTATTATAGGGTATTATATATTTTATTTCATTTTTCATGAAAAGGAGAACAATATCATGGAATTTTTAACAACACTTGACCCTATTCGCGTACTTAGTTATGTAGCCATCCTTGGCGTAATCGTTGTCATTGGGTTTGATATTTATGGTCGAATCCAAGCAAACAAAAAACGTAAAGAACGCGAACTTAGACGTGCCGAATTACGAGAAGAACGACTAGCAGAACGTCGTCGTCAAGAAATTCGTGACCAACATGAATGGGAAGAACGTATTCAAGAAAATCGTCGTAAAACATTGGATACAGCTCGATTATCTCGTTATAGTATGATTAATCGACGTCGATAGGAGGAGATATATGGATATAATCGATCTCTTTACTACTAAAAAACGTCGAATCATTCAAGTCAAAGAACTTGAAAAAATGATTGAACAGTATGGGTTAGAAACAGCATATTCGATGATGACCAATCGACAACGTAAAGCGATTCGTTTACATATTACAAGTCAATGGTTCTTTACTGATATTATGCATCCAGAAAACCCAGCATTACCTGAATTTAAAAATAGTAGTTATTTTGCTGATCCAGCATCTATGGAACCGATGTTCACACAGTATTTACGTGAGCGATATGGGTTAACAGATACCAGTAATGTTTTTATTCAGGAAACCTTTTTGGAATTCATTCCAAAATATATTGATATATTATACACCAGCTATCTAGGAGATTTATTACTATACTAGAGAGGGTGTTGATATGGATGTACAGCAAGGACGAAGTCGTCGACGGATAGGACGATTTGGAGAGTTTATCTTCGAATTTGTTATCTTACCGTCTAGCGATAAGTTTAGTTCAAAACCAGGTCCTTCCATAGAAGGGCTTAGTAATACTCGTATCATGGACTCGAATTCAACACACGTTGGATTTGTTTCTATGACGCTTCGATCAAATCGAGGCTATGATGAGTATGGACGAGTAACTATACCGAATCGACTCATTCATCGGTTTATGAAAGTATTCAAAGCGATGGAAAAAGCATTTGATCGCGATGATATATTCTTTACTGATGATGAAGGTAAGTTAGCAATTGATACTAACGTAGCAAATCAATTAGCGATTACCATCCCATTAGTCGATTCAAAACAATTAAAAATTAAGCATGAGCTCATCTATGCTGATGATAGTGATAAACCCTATGAGGGTGTGATTATTTATCTAAATCGTCATGCTACCTATGGGTATATGACATATGATGAGTTATGTGCTTGTATCTATAATATGGATAAGGTTGATTACTTTGTATACACCGAATTGATGGTGATGGAACAACTAGAACGAGCCATATTACGCGAACGTTCCAATGAATCCATTGGACAAATGATGGACTTAGGTGCTAGGATGGATAAAATACAAGCAATCAATAAATCCGGTGAAAATGAGGAGTAATATAATGGCAGAAAAAGATACAATTAATCTCACGAAAGAGAAAATGTATATAAGTATCAATGATACACTATATACAGTACTTCCCTATATAGAGGGTGAACGATTAGAAAAGGGTGTAGCTTATATCTATAAAGATAAAGTCTATATCTACGATGGTAAAATGAACAAGCATAAATACATTGAAGCAGGTCATGCCTATAAGGATGATGATGGTAAAGTTCATTTCGTTAAACCTGAAGGTGTGGAGCACGATGTAGATAATGTCGTAATGGTCAATAAGCAAGCCATGAATGAAATGGATGATACTGACTTAAAGACATTTGACCCTCGATTAGCGGAGTTGAATGAAAGCAATATCTTTGCTCCCACTATCAACCCAGAAGATGATATTCTAAAACGGGCTATTAAGACCGTATTGGGGGAAATGAAAATCGATCTTCGTTTATACAAAGATCGATTCCGTAATGAATATGACATCACGAACATGAAGTCTGCTATCAATAAACCATCCAATATGACCATTAAGTATTTGGTCAAATGGTGTGAAATATTGAACCTAGACTTATCTGTGAATGTTAAGTTCAAAGATGCTAATGGGGAAGACGCCGAAATTAGTGTAAACCTCAAATAATCAAATATATATTATCATGGTAATAATAGACGTATAGCATATTCGCTATACGTCTTATCGTTTTCAATTAAGGAGGAAATGAAAATGAAAAAGTTTTTATGTTTAATGATGGTATTATTTGGTATTCTATTTAGTAGTTTCACTAATGATGTCAGTGCTCAAAAAATTTATACTGAAAATGGTTATTTTGAACCATATGACAGCACATTCAGAGTGACTGATGAAATTGCTCCAAACATGTGGCAAGGTGACGTTCGTATATATATGTGGACTAATCATGATGGCGGGTATTTAAATAGAGATTTCTTTTTAACTTTCCGAGTAAATACAGTGACTGGTGAAATGTGGTACGGTCTTCAAGACCAAAAGACTGGAGAGTTTGAAGGCTGGGGTAAAATAAACTTCAGTACTGTATACACAAATGGTCTACAAAACCGAATCTATCGCTACATCTTGTATAGTTTCTATAACGCTAGACCCGATTTAATCAATAAGACCATGGTTGATTATTATTCAATCAATGGCCCAAGTAAACGTTAATTACTATTACGGAGGAAATTATTATGAAAAAGACTTTTGTTAAAGTAGCTGCTGTCGCAGCAATGTTGGTTTCTATGTCCGGTGTTGGTTTCGCATATACTAGTTACGGTACCTATCAATATGACCATGCTCAAGTTGGTCGTAAGTTTGATAAAAATGCAATGGTGACACATTGTACATATATTCGTTACGACCGAGTTGAAAAAGACACCATCTATCGATTCGAGTATGGTGATGGTACAATTGCGGATATTCGAGTTAGTCAATATGGCAACGTACTTCATATTCAAGTATTTAAGCCATAATATCTCATAAAACATACTGATATCAGAGTTTTATGAGATAGAAAAAGAAGAACTTCGGTTCTTCTTTTTTTCGTATATATGGAGGACATATGAGACGAATTATAAAGTATGCAACCTATTGTGAGGTTGAAGATTATGAACTCGGAGAATGTCCCAAGTTAGAAGGGATGTTATCCAAATATAACAAACTCTATTATCGTAGAGAAGCTGTTGCTATGGACTACGATGAAGAGAGTAGTACACTAACAATCCCAGCAGGTATGAACCTAAAATATATTTCCTATCTATTAGGAAGACCTGTTGACGATAATACGATTACTAATACATACGACCCAGTATCTATTAAGTTAACTGGCTTCCCTAGAAGTGAATTGCAGAATGATTTAATTAAGTTCTTAATTGGATTAGATCAATATCAATTCAATGGTAATATGACCCAATTAGTTGGTAATGCGGAGACTGGGGAAGGTAAAACATTTTGTGCTATTGCAGCCATCTCATTCTTATCGATGAAAACGATCATTATCGTAAATCGTAAGAATATTGTTAAGAATTGGATTGATTCTATTGATACGTATACTGATTTGGATAGACGTAGAATATGTGAACTGAATACACGAATGATTGAAAAGATTATGGATGACCCATCCATTGTTAAAAAATACCGTGTATTTGTTACTACCCATAGAACCATTGCATCAAATGCTACTAAATATGGATGGAACTGGATTCGATGTTTATTTGCCAATCTTAGAGTTGGGTTAAAGATCTATGATGAAGCTCACATGGAGTTTCATAATATGATGATGATTGATTTTCATTCAAACGTAAGACGCACGTTCTATTTAACGGCTAATATGGAACGGTCATCGTATGATGAAAACTCAATCTTTCAAAAATGTTTTAAAGCCGTACCGCGATTCGATCAAGTTAAACTTGGTTATACTGATTCTAAGAAACATATCACCATGTTTGTAAATCGGTATAATAGTCACCCATCAGTACAAGAAATTAGTGCCTGTAAGAATGTGCAAGGATTTAATAAGAATGCATATTCTGACTATCAAGTTAACTCAGACACACAATTCTTTGAGATCTTGGATCAATATGTTCGTAGAATGACAGTTGAGAAGGGTTTCCGTACACTTATACTCGTATCTAAAATTACGTCATGTGAGGCCGTCAAAGAGTTCTTTGCATCAATATACCCAGGTTTATCAATAGGGGTCTATAATTCCAGTATTGATAAGCATGAGAAACAACGAGTGTTGGATGAAGACCAATTAATCGTATCTACATCAGCATCACTTGGGTTTAGTGAAACTATTGCTAATTTACGATTAGTGATTAACTGTGAAGCATTCCGTTCGAAAATCACTGGTAACCAAGCATCAGGTCGTCTAAGACGATTGGGTGATGATATTATGTGTTACTATGTTGAATTAGTGGATACCGGGTTTGCTTCTATTCGTGCTCAGTTTAAAGAACGTGAATCACGCTATAAGAAGCAATTTAAAGAAATAATCTATATTAAGTAAGAAGTATATATTATTACTATAGATTATAGAAAGAGGGTGATGACTATTCGTATGGAACGAATCCGATTAGAGAATTTTGCTCTAATCAAATCAGGAATGGGATTGGATGAAATTGATATTGATTTTACTAAGTCTAAATATACCGTTAGTTTGATTATTGGTAATAATGGGACTGGTAAAACGGCACTATTATCTAATTTCCACCCATTCCCTTATCTAGGGGCACTCGAAGCCCGAGAAGATGCTGATATTATCATACCTGACATGGATGGACATAAAGAAGTCTGGTATTCCAAAGGAGATGATCAGTATTATATTGAACATATCTACTTAGCTCCAACGGGAAAACGAACAACCCGTCAGGTTAAGTGTTATATTCAAAAGAATGGTAAAGAACTGAATGAGCCTGGTACCGTTAAAACGTTTAATGAAATCGTTGAGTCTGAGTTCCAAATTGAACCTAACTTTTTAAAGTTGATTCGATTAGGACCGAATGTACAAAACTTCATTAAGTTATCATTTACTGATAGAAAGTTCTTCATTAGTAAACTTCTATCTGAGGTAGAAGATTATATGAAGGATTATAAGCAAGCTAAAGAACAAGCTAAGTTTTTAGCTAATGCGTTAAAACTAGCCGTATCTAAACGCGATAAACTCAACATTAGTGATATCAGCATTTTAGATACTGGGATTGCACGTAAGGAAGAGATGATTAAATCTCGATATGATGATAAGGAATCATTAACCAAACGGTTTTATGAATATAAAGGTTCCATTAATTTGGATAGTATGGAAACATTACAAACCTTATATGATGTGACCTTACAAAACATCGAGAATCTCAAAGATACCATCAAGAATTTAGATAAACCAAAATATCTTCATGTATCTACGTCCAGTGCAACTACAGCTGAATACACAGATAAGTTGGTGAATCTGAATCTCAGTCATAGTGGTATCGTATCGCAACGTGCCATTATATTAAATGAAAAGCAACGAGTGATTGATTTGCTTGAAGCTGAAAATAAAAAACTAGAAGAAACAAAGGCTTCTAATGAATTAGAAGAGATTCAAGGGTATGTCAAAGAGTTGACTGAAAAAATAGATACCTTTGAAAAGAGTTTCGACAGTAGTCAACATGATACATCAATATCAAAAGATGTATTTATGAGCTATGTAGATACGATCAATATCATCATCTATCAGATGAAAGATGTCTTTGAGCTCCCAGAAACAGGTCTTCAATACTTTAGAGATAGATATGTTGAAGATATGGTGCAACCAAATACAATCGATAAAACTGAGGCTAAACTTAGACGCGAAGTATCGGAATTATTAGTGCAGTTGGATCGAACTGTTTCTAATAATAAACAACATCGAAAGATTGCTGACAAAATGTGTACACCTGAAGGTTGTGATATGTTCAATGAGTGTCCATATTATCTTCATTATCACGAGGAGCTAGTTCATCATTCGAAAGAAGATACGATTAAGTTAGAATTTGAGATCGATCGTCGAAATGAGGCACTAACCGTATTCAATCAATTGAAATCGATTCAAATGCTATTGAATACAATTAAGCTAGAACATCGAATGGATCATGGTTACCAAGGTATTATCGCTTCGATTATGAAACGTGATATCACTGAATTTGTTGATTATGAAGCCGTTAAATCTGAGGTTGAATTCTTAGAATACTACGAAGAATACATCAATCATAAAGAAAAACGTGCTGAATATGAACAACAAGCTAAGGTATTCCAATTGAGTAATCAATTAGAATCACCAGACGAGATATTATCAAATATATCTAAACTAACGATGCAACTGAGTGTATTTAATAAGCAAATCGATGAACTTGATCATAAAGAATCTGAACGATTAGAAGAGATTGAACAGACTAAAGATCTGATTGATGATTTCAGTAAGTATGTTGAATATACCAATGAAGTAGAACGACTCAATACGGAGTTAACACACACCAAGGAATCACGGGACACGTTGAAAGAATCTCTTAAAGATAAGATTGAATATGATGAGAAGTTGGCAGCGTATAATAAACAAGTGGAATCTATTGAGTTTGATATTAGTTCGTTAGAAGATTCTATCTATCATGATCGAGTGAAACGGACTCAATTTATTGAATTAGGTCAAGAGATTGAACAGATTAAAACTCGCTATGATATCGTAGAGTTACTTAAAGAAGCAGTATCAACCAATAAAGGGATTCCATTGATTTATATCAACTCATACTTCAAATCACTGCGACTCGTTGCTAATGAAATCATTAAAGATATTTATGAAAATGATTTTGTGTTAGAAGAATTTGTTGTGAACGATAAGGAATTCCGTATTCCATATCGTACAAAAGGTGTGAGTGTACGAGATATTCGCTATGCATCACAAGCAGAATCATCGGTAGCTACATTAGCTATATCCTTTGCTATGTTAGAACAGTTCGTTTATACATATAACATCATCTTACTTGATGAAGTAGATGGTCCTATGTATAAAGGGAATAAAGAACGGTTCTTTGCCGCATTGGAAGGGATGTTATCTCGGATTCATTCTGAACAAGCATTCATCATTACACAAAGCACCATGTTCAATGATTATCCGGTCAACTTAATCATTACCGACCCATCATATCGATCATTATATGAAGATAATATGAATGTGATATTCCAACGGTAATTGATGTATATATTATAATAGAGTATAGAGGTGATTCTCTATACTCTATTATGTTAGATTAGGAGGAACTAATGGCAACAGGAATTGGAAGAAGTCCTATCAGCAAATTAGCTGATCACTTCTTAACAAAAAAGACTCGACATAAACTATATGCTAAATGTCGAGAAAAACAACTCACAACGAATAGCGAGTTGGTAAAGAAAGTATGTGGTTCGATGATTAAGGAGTTAAATTTAGATGGAAAAAAATACTAACAATCCATTCCATATTGATATGGATAAATTAGAGTATATATTTAGTGCAACAGCATCTGCATTATATGGTACAACGAAAGAAGCTCAGTTATTCGTTAAACGGATGCTATTTAAAACAAGTTGTGCTCGTATTGCAGCAACTTATGAAACACGTAACTTTAATTTAGTTATGCGGGAATTGAATGTGGAAAAGAATGGATTAGGACGTATCCTAAAGTACATTCGTTTCTTAAACCCACACATTACTGAAGGTCAAATTTTTGTCATTGAGTCTGGGTATGATGAGTATAAGAAACTCTATAAACAGGTCAAAGGACATAAGAAAGAAGAATAGGGAATACCTATTCTTCTTTTTTTGTTAACTTTCGATCACTCGATATACGCGACCCGTTTCATCGGTAGCACTCATACTATCCATATTGAATGTCACTTTACCGAGATTTTCAATTGGAATACGAGGATAATCGGATGGCATAATATTACCATCTTTGTCAATAGCTTCTAGTTCCCATTCCGTTTCACCATTGTTCGTATGCATTAGAATGACATACTCTGGTGATAAATATTCATAGCGAATATACGCATTACCGTCTTCAGAACGGAAATCAATATCCTCGTTATCTAAACGGTCATTAATCGCATCGAATACGTCGTCATCGTTGTTGGTTCTAGGGTCATATGTAAATTTAGGAACATCTTGTGCACTAGAATATCCATCCATACTATGATAGTTAGAAGCAATTTGGTCAAGCAATGCCTTACGACCACCACCACCGTAGAAGGCGTTAAATACATTAAGGCCTTCTTCTTCTTCGTTACGAGCTTCTTTGTCTTCTTTCTTATTGCGATTGGCTTTGAGTTCCAAATCGACAGCAGCTTTCTTGATATTGACCATATCACGAATGACAGATGCTCGATTACCATTCGTACTATTGAGAGTAATCAATAAGTCGGTTAATAATTTACCGGCTCCTCTTGTATTACTCTTACGAATGTCTTCAACCATTCCTTTGATTAATGTGGCTACTTCATCGTTATCTTTTAAGATTTTACGATATTGAATCATCTCAGGATTGAACTTAGTTTCATAGTTCTCCTTTTTCTTCTTCTTAGCTGCCTTCATATCAAAGAGGTTTTTCTTTTTGCCTTTTTTGACTTTCTTCTCGATTAAGAATTCGTCAGAATCTAACCCAATATCATCAGCATCACTACCGAGTGAACCTGGGTCTAATAACAGAGCGATCTTATCACTATCGAAGGAGTCAAATTTATCTTTCTTTTTCTTCTTCTTCTTTTTCTTTTTAGTGTCATCACTATATAGAGTAGAGTCAGAAGCGTCTTCTAAAGGTTCTACACGATCATTAGAAAGAGGAGCATCCTCTTTTAATCGCATGAACTCTTCAGAAATGTCAAAGTTATCTGTACTCATATACGTTTCTCCTTTAACTTTAAATTAGCTATACTTATTTGTAACAACGAGTTATTTTAAATACTAATAGAAGTATATATCATACCTATGTGAAAGGAGGGAATAATCCCATGCAACCGATGAATAGAAACGAACTAATTATGCAACGTCAGTTAGAACGACGTTTACGAATTGAATCTATGACACATGAATTACGTGAATGTATCAAGTTACTCACAATAGACCATTTTACTCATGAAATACCAATTGGTACTAATCTGATAATAATCCAAACAAATTCTAATGAAGTCATCGCTAAGATCGTTAAAGTGATTATGATATTTGATGAATCTGCTGAAGCGATTGATGAAACAGTGGAGCTGTTTGCTAGAGTAGAAATGTATGGTTGTGATGATAGATTCGATATCAATATGAATAAAAAAGAAATTGGTCGATATATGGCAGAAAATAGAGATCGATTACATCGCATCAATCGAGTATTGTTGACTGACCGAGAATTATGTGAAGTGTTTTCCATACATGATGAATTTGATCCAACTGACCCAGATGACCAAGTCGCATTATATGCAGATTTATCATATGAACCATTTAAGATATTCTTACAAAAATTTGAGAACAAATTTACGATGTCTTAGTAGTGTATTATACTCACAAGTACATTTATCTATATGAAACATTCTGTTATATAATAAGGAGTAAATAGTTATGGCAGAAAATCGCGAATTCAAATCCAGTCAAGATTTAGTGGATGTATCTAAATTACTGGCTGAGAAAACGAAAGAATACGAAGGTACGGATAAACATTTGGGGTTAACCTTAATGACATTTCCACAGTACATTTCATCGACTCGTTCTATTATGTTTACGAGTCATTTAAAGCAATTCAATACATTGAATGATCCACAATTCCCAAGAGTCTTTACCAACTATGAAAATATCTTTGGTAAGAACTCATCTGGTCTAGTGAAAGCTAGAAGCAATTATACTGTGGTTAAGAAAATTGATAAATTTGCTGACCGTCCAGGGTATATATTTGCTACGATCCTGTACGATGAAGACAATGATTTCTATGATATCATCTTTAAGAAACAATCTGAAGACTTAACTGAAAACTTTGGGTATGTCTATAACAATGAAAACCTTGATAAATTACAAGAAGGGGATTCTGTTAAGAAAGGTGATGTATTATATAAAACAACATCGTACGATGATGATGATAACTATTGTTATGGTCGTAATGCTAAAACCGCCTATATCTTAGACCCAGATGTTATCGAAGATGCGTATGTAGTCAGTGAATCATTTGCTAGATCTATGGTATCCCGTAAAGTGGATACCGTTAAAGTATCTATCAATGATAACGACTTCCTATTGGATTTATATGGTAATGATACAGAAGGATATAAAGGCTTCCCTGATATTGGTGAAGAAGTCTCTAAACGTATCATCTGTACCAAACGTCGTATCCAAAATACGCAAATCTTATATGATATGAAGAAATCGAATATGAAGAAGATTTCTCCATTGAATGACAAACCATTCTTTACGAAAGGTTGGGTCACTGATATCGATATCTACTCTAATAAAGAAGTTGATGAAATCCCTAAAACGGAATATAACGAACAAATCATCTACTACTTAGAGAACCAAACTCGATATTACCAAGAACTCTTTGATATCTGTGAAGAAATCTTAGAAAGTGGTTCTAAGTATTCTGATGACATTGGTTTTATCTATCGTCGAGCTAAGAATATCTTAGACCCAGATTATAAATGGAAAGATAATGATACTGTGTTTAACAACATCATCATCGACTTCCGTGTTGATCGTGATGTTAGACTGTTCAAAGGCTCTAAGATCACAGGTCGATATGGTGATAAAGGTGTTGTATCTGTCATCAGACCCGATGATGAAATGCCATTTGATAAGAATGGTAATCGCTTAGATGTCATCTGTAACCCATTAAGTTGTATCAATCGACTTAATTCCTTCCAATGGATTGAATTAAGTTTGAATCATTGTGCTAATCAATTGATTGAGCAAATGAAAGAGATGAAGTCGAATAGTGAACGATTCAAAGCCTTATCCGAATTCATGTTCTATTTCAATGAACGTGGTGAAAAGGATGAGCTTGAAAAATACTATAAGTCTTTATCGAGTAAAGAAAAAGATGCGTTCTTCGAATCGATTTATGAAGACGGTATATTCATTAACTACCCACCTATGTGGGAAGGTATGCCGGCTGTTAAGAAGATTGAAGACTTATACACTAAGTTTGGGTTTACACGTGACCAACTCTATGTACATCGTTGGGGTAGAACGATACCATTATTGAGTAAAGTAGTTGTCGGTGAGAAGTATATGATTAAGTTAAAACAAACATCGGAAAAGAACTTCTCCGCTCGTTCAACTGGTTACCTTTCACAAAAAGGGTTGCCTGAGAAATCCAATAAGGTACGAACCAATGAACAATTATACTCAACTACACCAATTACAGTAGGTCGTGATGAAAACAATAACTTGGGTATTGGCGTTAGACCATTTATTCTTTCCAAGTTCCATTTATTTTATCGCACATCACCATTTGCTCGTAAGCAAGTGGGTAAGTTATTTACGAAAGATGTGTTGGACTATAAGAAGTTTAAAATTAAAGATGGGTATAAGAATCGTAATGTAGAGATTCTTAATGCTGAGATGAAAGCAATTGGTGCTAACATTGACTTTGGTTTTAATGGATTGACATTGGATGTAGACGATGAGAAGATGAATACGTATGTCTATAAAGATGAAATTCATTTCCGTACCAAAGCAGAAATGAGAGAGATCTTATTAGATGATCTATTACGTCCACAGTTCAATGCCCAATACGATGGCCCTGAAGCTAAAGCAGAAAAGGCCTATGCTAAGTTCAAGAAAGAGGCTGTAGAAACCGCACAAAAGAATTTAGCTCGTATCAATGATGACATTGAAGAACTTAAAGAATAATAAGAAGAAGATATACCGTTTGGTATATCTTCTTTTTTTGTATGAAAAAGTGGTATGATGGAAACCCATCATACCACTAGTCCCAAGGAGTAATTTATTCATTCTCTCGTCTTAAGAGTGAACGTAATTTGACACGCGAAGATCAAATTACTATATAGTTATATTTTCTATTATTCTATACTTATTTAAAATATATATTATAGTAACGTATCGATGCGTAACTTATTTTGTTAAGAAAGGAAGCTAAAGGATATGGCAAAGAAGAAAAACAAAAAGAAACAACGCAAAGTGAACACATTCGATGTAATTTTTGATGATGAAAAGAAATCTAAAAAAGAAGCTACTTCTAAGACTATCAAAGGAGAAATTGTTGTAGAACAATCTCCATTGGAACTTATGAAGGATCTCTTGAATGAAGCAAACCCAATCGGCAAAATTACATTGATTGGCAAAGAAAAGAAATCCGATAGTGATGACTACACAATCGACGAACTCGATGTAGACTCTGTTGGAAAGAAATCGGTTGCAGCTGGTACAGTTGAGTTACCTGATGACGGATTGGTAACAGTCCAATTCAAGAAAGGTGATGGTACAATCGTATCCTATACCGAAGAAGATTTAGTTAATGAAAAAGTTGACGACACATTGAAATCCAAGCTCATTAAAGTGGGTGTGGGATGTTTAGTAGCAGCAGGTGTAGTCTTAGGCTTTAGAGCCACAGACTTAAAACTGTAGCTACGTATAAAAGACCCCGTAAGGGGTCTTTTTCTTATATTATAAAAGGAGAATAATGATGTTTGAAGAATTATACACAATGGATCCAAGTGATTGGACAAGAGAAGTTCGTGAGACAATCAAGTCACATGCAGTGCAGATCTATAATGAGTTCATTCATACCTATAAGCATAAGGATGTCATTAATGTAACAGCATTAGGAAACTTCTTATTGATGATGGATGATATCTATCGAACAGGTGAAGTCACTCCATTAAGTGATGCTGAATATGACCAACTCCATGAAATCTATATTGAATTAACTGGACGTATGATTCATAAAGACCGTCATGAAGAACACACAATGGACCGTGTTAAATTAGAACATGATTATCCTATGTTAAAAGGATCTATGGAAAAGGTTCATTACATCACCAAAGAAGAACGGTTGAATGACCCTAATGCCATAGCAACCCATCGTTCCATTATGGAATGGTATGAAGATCGTATGGAAAAGATACGAGACATGAAACGGGATCCTAAGAAACCCATTGTCATTTCATTCTATCCTAAGTACGATGGAGTATCGATTCAATTATCACTTGATAAACGAGGTCATGTGATTAAAGCAGTGACACGCGGCGATAAAGACTTAGGTATTGGTAGCGATAGAACACCGCTATTTAAAGATGTCAATCTGATTGATTTAGTACCTGGTGAACTCCGTGGTCATGAAGTGGGACTTAAAATTGAATGTATTATGCAGAAAGATAAGTTCCAAGAATACAATGAAAAGTTTGGTGATGGGAAATTAGTGAATGAGCGTTCTGCGATTACAAGTTTAACGAATTCCATTAGTTTTACTGATGTCCATGCTCAATATATGTCGATTTGTGCATTGATGTTACAATCGGGTGACCAGTTAATTGCTTACCATTCTAAATGTGGGGAAGGTATGTTTGCTTGTCCACCATATGAGTTTGAAGACTTTTATGCTGACTCAGGCGAATTCACAGCTAAGAATCTTCCAGTGTATGTTGAACGAGCTAAACGATTCATCGATCAACTTCCCTATCAATGCGATGGATTAGTTATCCGATTTATAGATCAAGATATCATTGATTATCTTGGTCGTAATGAAAGTAAAGGGACAAATAACTTCGAAGTGGCGTATAAGTTCCCTAAACCATCTAACTATACAACTGTGTTAGATGTAAAGCAAGATATCGGATTGATGGGTAAAGTATCGTTCACGGCTAAAGTGGAACCATTCGAGTTCAATAATAAGACGATTAAGTCTGTTAGCTTAGGTTCCTATGATAGATTTAATGAATTGAAATTGGCTAAAGGTGATATGGTCAATGTGAAATATGAAATCATTCCCTATCTCCTAGTTGATGAATATTGTGAACAGCATCGTTCTGGTAATCCAAGAATTGAAGCCATTACATATTGTCCATATTGTGGGGAAGCACTCGTATTTAACCCAGAGTATATGTGTGGAAACACATCTTGTTCATCTCGTATGATAGGGAAGATCTATAATTATTGTGAAAAGATGAATATGGAAAATATTGGTGAAGCCACCATAGAAGCATTATACCATGCTGGTATTGTAAAGAATATTCAAGATTTATATATGCTTCACACCAAACGAGATGAGGTTATTCACCTCGAAGGGTTTGGTGAAACGAGCTTTGTGAATATGGTGGAATCCATTAACAATGCATCGGGTACCATTGATCGAGTGATCGGTTCGATTGGTATTCCAAGTATTGGTCGAAAAATATTCAATAAAGTTTTGAGTATATATAATATACATGAGTTGCTAGATATTTCTCCTGGTGAAGAAAGTATATTATGCAAAGTTCCTGGTATCAAAGAAACGACAGCTAAGAAGATTATCGATGGCATTGAAGAGAATCGAGACTTGATTGAATTCTTGCTCCAAACAGTTAAGATTACTAAATCCAAAGATGTATCACTTAAAGTTGTTTTCACAGGTTTCAGGAACAAACTTTTTGAGGAATATCTTAACTCAATAGGTATTGAGGTAGTCAACTCAGTCACTGGAGATGTAGGTCTTGTGATTGCTGATAATCCGACTGGCAACAGCGGTAAAATCAAAAAAGCACATGAACGTAACATTCCAGTGATTGGCGTATTTGAAGCATATGAACGATTTGGCTTTGATAGTAAATAACTATAATGAAGTTAACATCATTATATGCTATACGCATATGACATGTCATTTTTAATTTAAGGAGGAAATGGAAATGGGATTCCGTCCAAGACAAGTACAAAAAGAAAGCCGCGACTTTGTGAAAGCAGTTGATACTGCCACAGTCGCACATTTAAGAAGCAAAGAATACAACTTAAATATTGTGCAACCTGAAGTTGCATCTACAGTTGTATTAGTATGGTTAGAAGAATTCGCTAAACATTTAGCAGCTGAAACTGAAGCTAATGGTAACAAACCAGTGGAAGTGGTATTGGACTCCATCATGACATTGGGAACCACAATTCGTGATTCCGAAGAAGGTGAAAAAGAAGGTAATCTAGTACCATTCGTAACACTTGGTGAAGTGTTTAAATTGGGTGCTAAGAACGATACTTCTACTGAAGACTAGTATCAAATACCCAGATAGAGAGTTATATCTCTATCTGGGTAATCCCTATCTAACATAAACTTTTTGTTTTTGGAGTCATCAGCATGAAGAAGTTTATTAAACACTTTAAGAACATTAATGAAGATCAGTTGAATATGAAACTGATCAAACGCGAATATGAAGACGACTTGATTGATTTCGTTGTGAATGTATTCAAATCATTGGAAGTCATTCGATCCATTCAATTCATCGACTACACGGTTGAATATGATGAATCGAAAATAGACATCAATAAATACATCACAAGTCGAAAGAAAAAGAAGAAAAAAGAGGAGCATATCAAATACCACTATATCAAATCCGATAGAGTGTTTGAATTGACTATGCGATTCCATATAGAAGGTATTGATAACAACGAGTTTAAATCCAAGATTATCACTCGTTCTATCTTATTACCTAAGAAAGATCATAATAACTATATGACCTTGAAAGATAAGAAGTATTTCTTATTATACCAATTGGTTGATAATAGTACCTATGTAAGTAAGAATGGTATCACACTAAAATCATTGATGCCAATTGTAGTGAATACCCGTCATAATACATTAACGGATTGCACGGGTGAGTCATTCGATGTAGTCAGTTACTTCTTAGCATTATTTAAACGGGAGATTCCAGTCTTCTTATTCTATTTTGCTAAGATTGGTTTTAGTGCTACTCTATCCTACTTTGCAGTAGAACGTATTATTGATGCTGTATCAGAACCATATTCGGAAGATGAAGAGCATTATTATTTCAAGGTCAATAAACATATTTACTTGAAAGTACGTCGTCATTTCTTTGATAAGTACCAATATGTGAAAGCCGTAACCGCTATGTTGAAAGAATGTATGAGTACTCGTACTACTATAGAAGACCTAGAAGATATTGATTATTGGACTGAGCATATTGGTGGATTATTTACTAAGACCGCTCATAAGATGCGTGATTCTGGTAATAGTACAATTACATTCTTCGAACGGCTATTGGATTTAACAACCAAGGATATCTTAAAGGTATCGGAAATCAATAAACAATCCATCTATTCCATCGTTCGATGGATGATTCAAAACTTCGCTGAGTTAAAGCAAAAGAACAATATGGATTTATCCACTAAACGTCTTCGTTTAAATGAATACATTGCATCCATGTTATCTATGCGTCTTGGTGAAAGCGTCAACCGTTTATTATCGTCTCAGGGTAAAGCGACGTTTAAACAAGTGGAGAACATCTTTAAGTTCCCAGGGAATATTGTATTACAATTATTACAAACATCCCAATTGTTAAAGTATGACGATCGAGTGAATGACCTTGATATCTTCTCAGCATTACGATATACAGTTAAAGGTCCTAATAGTTTAGGTTCTAAATCAGACCGTAATATCAATGTTAAATTCAGAGGGGTGCATCCAAGTTATTTAGGTAATTTGGATATTAATGTATACTCTAGTTCATCTCCTGGGTTATCTGGTTCTTGTACACCATTTGCTAAAGTGCATAAATTGTATTTTGATGATGCACCAGAACCACAAGATCAAGAATATGAAATTATGAAGGAATTAGCGGAAGAAGATGCTAAACAAGGGATTTTGAGTATTGAAATCGGGAATAATCCTGTAGAATACTATGAAGCTCGCATGGAAATGTTAAAGCGTCAAGCTAATAACTTCAATATTACCTATATGACAGATGAAGATGAAGGTATGTTATATGTTATCTTAGGGGAACCTACGACAAACTACGATATTTAACGAATGTGAGTATATACCTAATCGTATATACTCACATCTTTTCTTTTTTATATCTAAGGAGATATAGTATGTCAGATTACAACGTAGAAGTGATTCAATCAACTGATATTGAAGCGGTTAAGATTGCTACTGGTAAATGTTACAATCGTACGATTGGGGATAAGGCTCTACTACACATTATCGAAGCAGGGCATCTAAGTGTTATGGAACATTCGATTGCTACACTAGACTTGACTTGTAGTCAAAAAGTATTAGCCCAAATTACACGTCATAGACATTTCAGTTTCACTGTACAATCGAGTCGTGGTATGGATATGGGTTCCAATGGGTATATCAATAAAGAAGCCAACCCATTCTTTAAAGAGTTTATCAATAACTCGATTGAAACCTCTATTGCTAATTATAATGAAGCGATTAAGATGGGTATTCCCTATGAACAAGCAGCATATATGTTACCATTAGGTAGTAAAGTGCGATTAACCATCTCTGGTAATTTACGTACATGGATGGAATACTTAAAGAAACGTGTATGTAAACGGGCATCATTGGAACATCGTGAACTAGCTATCGAAATTTATGATGTGTTACATGAACTATATCCAAACTATATCAATTTGGATAATTTGGGCATATGTAAGAATTGTAAGGAAGCATCATGTGATTTTACAACACATAGTCGCACACAAAAAGAACCAATTATTATAGACCTAAAACATAAGGAGTGAGTATGATGGAATTCAAAGACCTTGTTAATGAATTAACCGAACGCTATGGAGAACGAATGGGGCAACGTGATTTGTCAATTGACGTTGCTACAGAAGACTTGATTCTCCATATCGAATGGGCTGATATGAATGATAGTTGCACTGAATTAGATAATGTAAGTATAACTATACTTGGTAATGATATGAATCGCAATATAGTAAATACTGTGCATGTGAATGCTACCTATATGAGCATTCCTATCCTATCTGCGATTCTAAGTGACTACCGTATCATATAGTCGTATGGGAGAGGTATAAACGTATAAGGAGGAAATGATGATATTAAAAGAAGCATTTGAACAAATACGTGAGTTACCTTGGCAACGTAATAGAAAAACCGGTACCGAGTATGGTATTATTGAATCATATTTCTTTAAAACTGAACACGTGAAAGCAACATGTTGGTTGAAACATTTATTAGGAATGAGTCTATCAATAGACTTGGAGATTCATGGTAATGATGTCGTTATTGAGCGGTCATATAAAGGTGAAGTACCAGATACCATTATTCAGCAACTAAAAGTAATAGTAATACAAGAAGTGGAGTAATCCACTTCTTGTATTTTTTTACATTATGGTGTATAGAATAGGTGAAAAAGTAAAAAAAAATAAATATATATTATTTTTACGTATAGAAAGGGATTCTATACATTATTTTTCTATGATCCTAAAAAAATTATAGGGATCAGTTTTCAAAAGGAGATAATAACAATGAAAACGAACAAAACTCTTTTAACTACTTTAATTGCAACTTCTTTAATGGCTCCTATTGCTACAGCAACAACAGTGACAGACAACGACATTAACGTCGGTCAAGGTAATGTTAACAATGCGTCTTACACAATGAGCGTTGGTCTCAATAACAGCGTCAATTCCCGTAATACAATTGCTGTTGGCGAAGGCAACTATGTTAACTCTGAAGGGTCCAGAGTTGGCGGTTATCAAAACTCCGTAGTGGGCAACTATTCAAACGTTACAGGGTACCAAAACCATGTTAACGGCACTTCCGTGAATGTATCTGGTTACAATAATACTGTGAACCAAGCACAAAACGGTCTTGTATTTGGTAACTCCAATACAGCGAATGGTGAGAACGCATTCGTTGGTGGCGAAAATGCTACAGCAGATGGTCGTAATGCGTTCGCTTATGGTGCTAGTGCATATGCACAAGAATACACATTTGCAATGGGTACAAACGCAACAGCAAAAGCAGCTGACGCTATTGCATTAGGTAATGATAGTAAAGCATTAGGTGCAACAAGTATCGCAGTTGGTTTAGATAACACTGTTAAATCAGACGACACAATTGCTATCGGCGCACATAACGGAGAAATCAATGCAATCCAATCAGTTGTGACAGGGTATAACAACCAAGTGGTTGGCACTGACCCTGAGCAATTGATTTATGGATCCAACAGTAAAACATCTGCCCAAGGTGCCATTGTCGTAGGCACTCATAGTGAAGCAACCGCTATGGATGCCACAGTTATTGGTAACAACGCAATCGCTAGTGTTCCTAATTCTGTAGCTATTGGTACTAATAGTACAACAGAATTAGGTACTGATGTAGCAAACATCCAAGATGGTAACAGTGATATTCGTTTTAAAAATATTGACTTTGCTGGTTCCCATGTTGATTCCGTAGTATCCTTTGGTGCTAATGGTACAGCTGGTTATGGTGGTGTGAGCGATTACAAACGTCAGCTACAAAACGTAGCAGCCGGTCGTGTGAATGCCACTTCCACAGATGCTATTAATGGCTCTCAGTTATATGATACTGCTTTGGAAGCCCAAAAGCACAACACCATGGCAGATGGTACTAACACCACTGTTACTGCAACTGACAATAACTATGGTAGAAAAGAATACAAAGTTAATGTCAATACCGATCTTAATAATATGAGCTCTGTGAATTTCGGTGCGGTAACAGATTCTGTACATAATCGTGTGGATAAGAATGGTATGTCCACATTCGATGGTGACATTGATGCTCATTTCAAAGCTGACGGTGTATATTTGGAAAACCGTAATAATTTGGATACAGCTCAATATACTATGGACGGTATGCGAGCTGATTCCAATGGTAAATCTGTAGCATTTGGCACTGATGGTATCAATGCTGGCAACCAAGTTGTCAGTGGTGTAGACACTGGTGTAGCTGACACCGATGCTGTTAACGTAAAACAATTGAAAGATTATGTTGCAGCAAATGATAAAGATACACATACAACAGTATCTGCAGGTAATCGTGTAACTGTAACATCCAACAATAACACAGATGGTACACCTAACTACACAGTAGCTATTGATCAAGCTACTAGTGACCAAATTAACAACAATAGCTCTACTATTAACAATTTGAATCAAACTATTAATAACGTAACTGATCGTTATGATAGTTTGACACGTACAGTTTCTAATAATCAAAAAGAAGCTCGTCGTGGTATCGCAGGTGCAGCAGCAGTAGCAGCATTACATCCACTTGACTTCGATCCAGACCATAAACTTGATGTTATGGCTGGCGTAGGACATTTCAAAGGTCAAACTGCAACTGCATTAGGGTTGGCTTACCGTCCTAACGAAGACGTTATGTTTACATTAGGTGGTGCTATCAATGGTAGCGATTCTGTATTGAATGCAGGTATCAGCTATAAAGTGGGTGCTAAATCTAATGTATCCCGTAGCCGTGTAGCTGTTGCTAAAGATTTGCAAGACCTAAAAGCAACAGTAGCGAAATTACAAGCTGACAATGAAAAATTGAAAGCTATTGTAAATGCAGTAACTGGTGCTAATATGACAGTAGACCAAGACAAATTGTTCCCAGATGTTCCAAGCAATCATTGGGCATATGAAGCAGTTGAAGGTCTTCGTCAACGTGGTCTTGTAATTGGCTACGAAGATGGTAATTTTAAAGGCGATCGTCTCTTGACTCGTTATGAATTTGCACAAATTGTATATCGTGCATTACAACGTGCTCAAGAAACATCACAAGATGTAGATGCTCGCTTGATCGAAGAATTCAGCCCAGAAATGGCTCGTTTCAAAGTAGATCAAATGGGTAAAGGTATCGAACGTGTACATGTACAAACTAGTACAAAAGATGTACATCGCGATGCCTATGGTAGCATTTTGAAATAATTTATAAAAAAGAGAACCTCAGGGTTCTCTTTTTTTATTCCAATTTCAGTTATATTTATATATTATTTAGGTATGAAAGATAGTTTCATATTCATTATTTTAATTAAAGGAGACGAATGATATGAAAACAAGAACTACAATGTTAACAGCTTTGGTAATTACTTCCTTAACAAGTGGTGTTGCTATGGCAGCTCCTGATGTTGCCGTAGGTACAGGTAATGGTGTCAATTATGGTACAAATTCCTATGCTCCTGAAGTAACAAATGTAGCGGTAGGTAATTCTGCTACAATCGATTATGCTAATGGTGCGGCTAATCGAGCTGGTGGTGATATTGTTATTGGTTATAAGGCACGTACTGGTAACTATGTGAACCAAGGTGGTGGTATTGCGATTGGTCAAAATGCATTCTCTGAAAACATGGCAGGTAATCAAGAAATGCAATTTAACTTTAATCAAACCACTTTCCAAGGTAGTGGGTTTATGGGTTTACGTTCCCCATTTATCCCAGCAGACCCATCTAAAGTATCTACGGGTATCGCAATCGGTCAAAATGCGTATGCTCGTTCTGGCTCTATCATGATTGGTACTCATAATTACAAAGGAACTATGGGTGATAATGCAGATTTAGATACTACAGAAACAGCTATGCGTAATGCTAACGTAAATGTGAATGCTACCACAATCGGTAACAATTCCCATACCAATGCAGCATTCGGTACTAATGTAGGTGCTTATAATATTATCACTGGTTCCTATACTGGCGGTAATACTCTAACTAATACAGATGCAGCTAAGAACTTCGGTTCTACTGTTATTGGTACACTAAATACAATAGAATCTAAGTCCGCCGTATTAGACCATGCTGGTATTGCGAATACCATTACAGGTATCGCCAATAAAACAGCGAATACGAATGGTACCATTATTATGGGTGCTGGTAATGAAGTGACTAATAGTGCAACGTATTTAACAGGTGCTCCAACAAGTGGTGCTAGTACACCTAATAAGTTAGCAGAAAAACTTCGTACAGTAATTCAACGTAATCATAGTGGCGGTTCCACTGCTGTGATTGGTGGTGGTAACAAAGCTGATTATACTCAAGCTACTAGTATTATCGGGATTGATAATGTGGTAACTGGTACAAATAGCAATAAAGCTAGCAACAACTTTATTGTAGGTAACAATCATACTGTTACTAATGCAAGTGATGTGATTGCTATTGGTTCTACAAGCAGTGGTGTACTTACAACAGCAAGCAATTCTGTATCTATCGGTAAAGATACCAATGTCATTGTTAATGGTGGTGTAGCATTAGGTGGACAATCTGTTGCTAATACAGCAGCAGGTATCACAGGCTATGATGTTTCTACAAATACCACATCTACAGAAACAAACAGTACTTGGCGTTCCACTGCATCTGCAGTATCCGTTGGTAATGTAGATGATAACATCACACGCCAAATCACTGGTGTATCTGCGGGTTCTAAAGACACTGACGCTGTCAATGTAGCACAATTGAAAAAAGTGGCTGCTGTAGCAGGTAAAGAAACAACCATTGTTACAGGTACTAATGTGAATGTAAATGCCGGTACAAATGCATCAGGTGGTACTGAATACACTATCGATATTAATCGTGATTTGATTGATATGGGTACGATTGAAACAAAAGATGGTGCTAATCATACCTATACAAAAGGTGATGGTGTACAAGTCACTGACGAAAGCGGTAATGAATCTAATCTTACTAAAGAAGGATTGACTGCTACTGACGGTACTAACACAGTCACTTTCACTACAACTAAAGTGGATGTAGCGAATAATCGCATTCAAAACGTAGCAGATGCTGTAGATAATGGTGATGCTGTTAACTTTAAACAATTAAAGCAATATGCAACAAATGCAGCATCTTCTGTGGCAAGTACTGTAAGTGGTTCTGGTGCAGTAGAAGTGACAACATCCACTAACACAAACGGTTCTACTAATTACAATGTATCACTCAATACAGATCGTGTACGTGATATTGCTAAAACTAGTAACCGGTATGCTGGTGACGATGTCATTAAAGTAGAAAAATGGAGCAATCCAACTGGGTCTGCTGACTTAACTACTTTCAAATTCAATGCTGATAAAGCTGCTGAAAAAATTAATATTGGTTATACCGCTAATGGTGGTACTGTATTAAAAACAACCGCAGCAAAAGGCTTCAACTTTGTCGATGGTGATCATATCAATGCTTCCGTATCTGCTGATGGTAAAGTGAAATTTGATTTGGATCATGCGGTAACAGATCAAATTGATAGTAATACAACTAAGATCAATAATCTTGAAAACGCTATCCATAATGCGAATGGTAATTTCACTGACTTGATTCAAGCTAACCAAAAAGAAGCTCGTCGTGGTATTGCCTCTGCTTCTGCCTTAGCAGCATTACATCCATTGGATTATGATCCAGACCATAAAACAGACATTATGGTTGGTGCGGGGCATTTCCGTGGAACTACAGCTATTGCATTAGGTGCGGCTTATAGACCAAGTGAAAACATTATGTTTACTATTGGTGCAAGTATCAACGGTAAAGACACCGCTATTAATGCTGGTGTAAGCTATAAAGTTGGTACTAAAGTTAATGGTGAATCTCGTTACAGTAAAGTAGCTATGCAACATCGTATTGATGAACTCAACACTACAGTTGCTGAACAAAACCAAAAGATTGACCAATTGAATGTATTAGTAGAAAAACTTCTTGATGAAGTACATTCTAAATAATGTAAGTAAAAGAGGAACCTTCGGGTTCCTCTTTTTTATTCCCTTAGGAGGTACTAGTATGGATTGGTATGAACAGGATATTGATGTTATAGAAGAAGCAGTTAGGAATGCAAGTCCTAACTACGATAAAGATTTTGAATATTTATATAAGATTCTCAAGAAGAGATATAAAAAAGTAAATGAACGATTAACACAAATGGAGTCTAAAATGGATAGGATTGAGGAGTTATTAGTATCAATGCAAACTAATACACGAATCTCAACTGAAACTGATTCTATTTAAACAATAGAACCGACTCTATCGCAACCGATTACATACACAATCAGGTTAGGTGACGATTCATAAATCAATTTATATTTATTATATACATATACAGTACTAAAATATGCAAGTAAAAGAGGAACCGAATGGTTCCTCTTTTTTTATCGTTGACACATATCCATGATGTCGATTTGTGAAATTCGTCTATTTTCTTTATAGAATTGATATAGGCAGTTACAGATATCCTTTGATGGGATATATACTTTAGTTTGTGTTACATGACAATTGAAATCTCGTTCATAGTTTTCAACCAACCATGTCAACTGTTCATCAACACCGTCATTAAGACGTTTAGTATTGATGGTATGATAGAGTGTTGGGTTGATATAGTTAAATAGAATATATGAACCATTTTCTTTACTATATGGGATATAGTGAGTTTGTGATTTAGTCGCTGATATAATCATTGTGAATACAATGATACCCGATTCAATACCTTTATCTAATAACGTACACATACTAGCAATAGCAGTATCAATACAGTTTGCTGTGTGCGTTTTATCAATATCTTTTACATAGAATACTGATTGTTTATTGGTTGAACTTCTTCCCGTATCGGTAATTTGATTGGAAATATAATACTCTATGATTTGATTCATCGATGGGCATTGTGATAATTTCATACTACCTCCTAGTCTATGCTATTAATACATAGTACTATTAAAACCAAAAATAACCGTAAATTATAGGAATATAAGTATATATTATAATCATGAATAGAGATAGAAATAAAAGGATAAACTACTCTATTTAGATTATTTGGTCACTCAGTATAAAGGAGAAATAAAATGAGAAAAGAAAACATTATTAAATTGGTTAAATTTGTTTCTAAGTTAGATGCTCAATATGGAGCGACGTTATACAAAAAAGATGACAGTGATGTCATTACATTGGCAATTGAATACTATACTGACAGATTTGAAAGTAATCCATGTTCTGGGGATATTCGTAATGGTGTAACCCAAGTCAAATCGATCATTAACTTGATTGAAACTAAGAATGGAATGAAAATTCTTTCTGCGACAGTTAGGGGTTCATTACCACATCCAGAAAACAACTGGAACGGCTGGACTACTATTAAAAAACAAATCAAAAATCCAACATGGAGTTCTATTAAAAGGGAACATAATTCAATTTTGGGTGGTGAAGTTTACAATGAACTTTATAGTTCAGTGAACCTTATCGACAAATTAGTTGCAGAAACTGAAAAAGATTGGTACTATTGTTCCATTGGCAACCGATATGAAGCGTATGGTATTGACGCTAATATCGTTAGAATAAAAGAAGCTGTTTAACAGCTTCTTTTTTTTTGACATTATCATAAGCTATAACCTTTATTTTTTTAGAAAGGAAACTATTACAATGGCTATACAAAAAAAAATACAACTCTACGTGAGTGATGCAACAGGAGCTGCTAAAACAGCTAAATATTATAGAATTCCATTGCCTGGGGATACTAAGCCTGCTAATAGAACCGATAATCTATTTAAAGATTTGGTTCGTTATTATGCTAAGGTATCTGGTGATAAATTTTATATCGGTATGGTATTGAAACCTGCAGCGGATGCACTTACTTATAATGAGGATAGTAAACCTGCACTAGCAGCAAATTTAACACCAACTATTCCAGATAAATTAATGAATGATGGTGAAGGACTTATTAGATTCGGCACTATGTTTGAATATGGTGGTATAGGGTATGATACTAACTTTTTAACTTCTATGTATAATTTGGATGATGGTGGTGAGAAAAATTCACATGGTTACATGTATAAGAAGAAAAATAATGTATTTAGTGTAGTTATTGAATCTGATACTGAAAATGATTTAAGTGAATTCGTTCCATCTACTTGGCAAGAATTTGATTCTATTGAAGGGGTATTAGAAGATATTCGTGCTTGGGGGGCAACCAAACCGGAAAGTCGCGGTCCATTATATAATGAACATACTAAGGACGAAGCCTTGATGTTAAGTATGAATTATATGACAGACAATACCCCAACAATTAATATTGAGAACGGGACAATTACGGATGAACATCATGTAATTCCTGATGCATATGAAGTTATGCCATATGATGGTCAAGGAACCATTACTGTTACTAGTGACGCAGTAACAGCTGACAGTAAATTATATGTATTGATGTATAAAAAACAAGCAGGTAGCTTCTATATTCAAGATATCGAAGAAGTTACGTTTACTGGTAATAGTGCGGTTATCCATTTTGATGGTAATGCTACTAGTGAGCATTATAACCAAGCAGTTATTCAATTATCTCATGATTTAATAGGTCATGTAAATGTAACTGTTGCTAAAAACTAATTAAATACTAAAGAAATAGAGAATACCGAAAGGTATTCTCTATTTATTATGTAATGTATGTTACCAAGATACTTTAATATCAGTTGGTTCATATTTAACGAGGTATAGACTAGGTAAGCCACCACCAAGTGGCTTACGGTTATAATGATTGAGATCAATTGTAACTTCGCCAGATGTATTATCTACAGGAACATTAGCCGTTAAGTTGTTACTTGCTTTTGTAAATAATTTATATTTTGTACCAGGAGTTGATTTGATAGTAACCATTGTTTGATTTACATCAAGATATCTGATATTTTCATTATTGTTGACTTTATAGAAATCATTGATTGGAATATCAGTTGTTACTGTTCTAGGTGGCATAGCAATACCTGTTTCTACTAGTGTGGATTCTGGTACCCATTCGAATGCTTCTGTAAGTTTATCAACAGGAGTTGCTTCATTAGCAGCTAACGCAGCCAAGTTTTCAATTGGGCTAATTACCGTCAATTTAATATGGATGCTATCAGCTTTGTTTTTAAATACAATAGCAGTACCATAGTCACCAAAGTTATCATTTAATCCAACTTCACCAGTATTAGGTTGAATTCGATGGACTGTATTTATGATGGCGTTAAAAGTATTATTATTGACGATTGCAATTTCGTCGGTTAATGTACTTGTATCAACAACTACATTGCGACCTTGTAACATATATGTGTTAATTAGTGATAATACACGTTGATGACCATCGCATCCAGTTTGTAATGGTTGAGTACCTGATGGAGTTACATTACCAAAGTCAAGGACTTTAAAATCGTTTATTGCACCCAATGCGTTTTGTAACTCGCCCAAGTTAGGATTAAAATGACTATCATGCTCAGCAACACAATCTTCATAACTATATAGCTCACCACGATCCATTGTTTTGACATCATTGATACGTTTACGAACATCTATTAACAAATCTTCCATAGTATCGAACTCTTGCCAGTCAGATGGAACAAATGAGGATAACTCATTTTCACTATTGGAACGGATTACGTTACTAGATTGGAATATACCAGATTTCTTAACGATTTTTTCAAGATATTTGACCTGTTCATTACCAGGGTTATTAAAGATGGAGTAACCTTGGTGTACATACCCATTCACGGAGTTATAATGAATCGTTTCGACAGAACCATGTACATCAAAGGATAGTTCACCATCGTTTAATAATTTTTCAGGAATAGTCGGTGTGATATTTCTGAAATTAACGAGTGTAGATTCGTTATCAAAGTGACCGTTATGTGTAGCTGCTGTTTCGTATAGAGCGATAATAGGATCTGCAAAACCAATAGCACCAAATGTTGCACTATCACCACTGATAGTACAATAGAAATGCATCATATTTTTGTAGATATTAGTTTCTTTATCAAAAGGCAAGTTATCAGCAGGTAGTGGAATACGATAGTATTTCGCAGTCTTTTGATTACCTGTAGCGTCACTTACGTAAAGTTGTATTTTTTTTTGTATAGCCATTCGTAGGCTCCTTTCTATAAAACTAAACGTGTTTAATAGTTATAAGTATGTCAAAAAAAAAACGTCGCTATCTATAAGTATATATTATCTTTATATGTATATTTTAAGTATAGGAGGAAAATACTATGCATGTGATTGACATACGGACGATGTACTCATTAGTCATCGCCTTAGTTATCTTTACATTAATGCGATTATTAATCTTTATGGTAACTGGACGTAAAGGACCAGAAGTATTAGAAATCGCTCAAGTGATTACCTTTATTCTAATTATCATTACGTATATTTATATTTCATAGGAGGAAGTAAAAATGAAACTAACGGAACAACAAAAAGAACGCTATATTGAAGCTTGTGAAAGTGCTATTTGCAGATGTCTAATCCCAAATGTAACTAAGGTTAGTGTGAATCTAAAGGATATAGAACACCCAATCTTATCTGTATACACTAGAGGGGCTAATAGTGAAGATGAATTTCATCTCGAGGTAGTGTTAACAGATGCTAATTCTATGCGTTTATATTTTAAACAAGTAAAATTCTTATATGGTGAGACTATAATAGGGATAGCATTAGAACCATCTATACAATGTCGTAACCATATCAGTCGCACGATTGATTTCGCATTATCGGGTTTTGATGAAAAATATAAGGAGTTTTTCTATAAGTTTGGTGTAATACCAGATTATCCTGACTTAACAATCGATAGTACTAATTGGCATTCACTTGATAACTTAAAGGATCTTAGATTTGCACCAATGAATTTAGATCGTATTCTAAATGAAGACGGTAAATAATATGGCTAAGTGTTTACCATATACTTTGTTAGATGTATATAAGGATATATTTGATACACCACTTAGATGGTCAGTTAGATCAGCTAACTATGATGATGAGAAAGCCCATGAACGTGTTGAATTTCATTGTTCAAATGGTTGGATTATCGTCAAAGCAACCAGATATATTGATTATATTGAGTTGATTCAACTGGAGATTCATAATAAAGAAACAGGGTATATGACCACACTAAACTGGACCGATACCAATGAATCATCTAAATCGGTTATTACGTTGATTGCTAAGTCAATTTGTGATAATAGAATATATCCCATTAGGTACTATACCTAATGGGATTTTGTTTACTGTTAGAAAGGATTAGAATTATGAATACGCTATTTACAGTATATGATAGCTTAAAAGCCCTTAATTGGCAAACGAGTAAGGGATATGTGGTAGGAGATGAGCATGTAGAATTCATGTCATACCATGAAAATAATATCCATGTAAGTATACAAGCAGTATATACCGAAGTGAATTATGATTTAGTATCGTTGATGCTATCGGTTGAATTACCATTGGGTACTAATACCATTCTATCATTGGATGCACGAGATCATATATCGGTAGATCGTATTGTATCCACAATGCAACGATTACCATCTTTTATTCCTCAATATCATCCAAAACAAGTTATTGAGTTGCATGACTATCGTGATGATAGTTTATATGATTAAAAGGAGAAAATTATGAATACTATTAACGATATGGCCCAATTGATTATGGCTTGTGATTTTGACCATAGGCATTATATGGAATTTCCACAAGAAAACTATCCAAAACAGATATTGTTATTTAAAGATAATTCACCAGTCAATAGCAAGATTAGCGTGGTTTTAACATATTCGACAGAGCTTAATGAATTTATTCAAATTAATGCTATGCTTACGAGTGAGTGGATTGCTGAGTCTATGGTGATACGTTCGGAAAAGGATATTGAAAAATGTATACGATTATTAGACGTATTAGATTATAAGCATTCGTTTACACGCACCATTACTACGACCATCACAAAATTAATTAAGCAAGATAATATTGTAATCGATAATCCAATGGCAACGATTGATTATAATAACCATCATTATATCGGATTACCGTTTGATGTAGTAACTCAGAATGGTCAGTTATTGACAAAGTTTAAACTATTTATCGATCAAACGTTTGTATACCAATTACGAGTTGGTACTGATGGATGGGAACGACTGGACGTAGTCATTACTGACCGCTTTAAACGCACCAATGAAATAGAGGATATAACATCCGAGCAGTTAGTTACCCATATACAATGGGCAGAAGATAAGATTATAGAATTTTTACATTCTATGCCTGCTATTGTAGATGAACCTTTCTTTGGTGAAGATAATACTAAGAAAAAATAATTAAGGAGGAAAATATTATGGCAAATCGTACATTATTTAACGTGACTGTGGAGTCTAAAGTATTTGGACAAAAACCAACAAGCTCATACAGAAAGTTACTAGAGTCTTTAATGACTAATCTTATTGAAGATCCTAAAACAACAGCAAAAGTGTTAGGGATTAAATTAAAATCCCAAATGAATATTAAGAAGTTCGATGTGGAACATAAGACGATGACTATTTCTGGTCATACTAACACAATGAACTTAAAAGTAATTAATCGTAACATTGAGCGGATTGTGGATTCTCTTATCACACCAAGTGGTGAAAAATACATTATTAAAAACTATGTATTGGAATCAATGAATGATGAGGAGTATAGCCGAATTCATGAATCTGAAGCTCTGTCATATATCTTAGACCACACAGGTCTTAGGGATTCATTCCGAGATGATTTCGATGCCGCTATGGAGAAACTTCCATTTATGTATTCTGCTAAATCATCTATGTCAGCATTTGTTCCACCAACAAACTGGGATGAACTTAGACTGTATTTTTCTGAATTCGGATTCATTGAGGTTGCTGAACGAGAATATCTTCTTCCTATGCCAGAAGGATGTATTCGGTTTAGTGTGAAGGATTATGACTTTGATACAATGAGTATCTATATCAACCTATTCATTTCTAGTCAATATGAGTCCCCTACTATAACCTTTGGATGTCAGTTAACCGACTGTGTAGATTTATCTATCATTACCTCTGGTTTTTATGGTAATCCTTTGTTATCTAATCTTAAGAACTTGCATTTGGGTATTGGTAGATACTGGGCACCATTTGTGGTGAATAATCGCTTCTATGGATATAGAAGTGCTAATGGTAAGAAGGCGTATGTGATTCCTACCATGAGTGAATCCGAATTCAAAGAGAAGTTTAATGAATTTTTCAATAATATAGTATTACACAATTACCCAGTAGCCTATTATAAGAACGGTAAGTTTAAACGTTTCATTACATTCTCTGAGTTTGAAGAGACAATTAGGAAATCGATTAGTAAAGAAACGGAAAGTGGTACCGTCGTAGTATCGGATGATAGTGATAATGAGATTGATGAAGTATTGGATATTACAATGCCTCAATCCTATCTAACTACGAATGTACTCCCTGATTACAAAGGAACTGCTGAAGACATTGCACAATATATGTCATTCTTTACTGATGGGATACTTACAGATATGGAACTACTAGATTCTTCCGTAATCTGTAAGACACGATTCAATGAAACGATTATTGTATCAACAACAGATGCACTGGATGAAGAGGTGTATGTAGAATTCATCGATGCTGATACATTTGTGTATACATCAGAAGGAATGAAGCTTCGTGAGATCATGGATATATACACGATTCGATATGGATTACATCATATGGGGTTACAATCTATATCCCAATGGTTGGAACAATTCTATCATCGTTATCAACAAAGTTGTTCACCAGTTATGACAGACTACCATATGGGCTTCTATAATCAGAAGACTGGTGAGTACTACTGTGTTCATTTTGATGATTCTGATGTGAATATCGTATTTGATATCACCCATGATATCCATACGATGAAAGATACCAAAACTATGTCACCAGAATCCATGTGTGAATATATTGACAAATTAGGAGAGTAGTATGGATAGAGAAACATTTCAAGAAAATGTGGCAAATACCATAGAGTATATGGTATTCGAAGAAGGTGTTAAGTATGTTGACTTAGCTCGTAAAGCAGACATAGCTCAATCGTCATTGTATAGCTATAAACAACGTATAGGACTTATCAGTCACGATAAAGCGATACGTCTAGCTGATGCCATGGGTATACCTGTTGAAAATTTAAGTCGACGGACGAAGAAGTCTAATACAACATTCCGTATTAGAATGGGTATGGTAAAAACCGATACTATATCCGATGCTGAATTGCGAGATGTATTAAAGTTATTAGCAACTCCAAGCTTCCCAATCATCTACCAAGCAGTGATGGGTCAACAATTTAAAAATCCAAATCAAATTAATTTGGAAACCTGTTCTATTCATATAGGAACTGGAGATATTATCAACTCTACAAAAACCTATATAGAAATCCATACCATCGGTGTAGATTCATTACAGACTGATGTCAAAGCATCTACTACTGAATTGATGGTCTTCGTTTCCAGATTGTTGCGATTCCATATGAAAGATATGAGTTATCGGGTACTATACACCTAATCCGTATAGAATAACAATTCTATAATCGATATACTTGTATAGTATATGATCCGAACGAATGAAACTCATATAATAGAAGAGATATATCGTCCGATATGTCTCTTCTATTTTTTTTAGAAAGGAGCTCTTCATAGATGGCTACTAAAATTAATAAATTAAAAAAGATTTATGTTGTGAATGAAGCTGGCGATGGCTCTAAAGAATTTGTTGAAATCTATGATTCTAATGAACAAATTAAATCTGCTGTAGAAGCCGCTAAAGAGGCGGTAAAAAATAATAGCGGTAATCGATCCGGTGATACTCCACAAATTGGAAGACCTGATATACCATTTATTGAAGCAACCGAGTTATCAACCACTATTAACTTTGATAATATTGATACTGAAAAAGCTACTCATGCTTTAACAAATGAAAATTTTGGAATTAAGACCTATTTATCTGGTGGTTCTCATATTACAGTTCTTATAACAGTTAACGATATTGAAGATGGATCGACTACTGATATTCTTCTAAAAGATCCATTAACACCACTTGCTACAATAGATATTGAACCACTAGCAACTATTGGTAGAAATATTACATTTTTAACACCAATGTTTCCATTAAATAGTAATGGTCCATATAGTATTTTCCTAGTTGTTGAAGGGGAACATATAAACCTATATTTAAATACGTTCTATGGTACATATAACACATTCGATAAATTTAAAAAATACGTCAATGAAGATGATGGTAATAAAAACAATGCTCGTAATGGATATCTTATTAATACACAAGTATTACAAGGCTTATTTGTATTAGGGGATACTCTATAATAGGTGGTGATGTGATATGAAGACAATCACCATGGAAATGAAACGGTATAATGGTACAACCTTTACAGTCACTTGTCCAAAAACAGTGATTGAACAAGTGCAAGGATGGAATCATCATGGAGCTAATGAAAGTGTTCATGTAACTGATGTATTCAAAAGTGCCCTTAGAACGTTGGCTACTATTAATGAAAATGGCTATGTACCCACTCATTCAACTCGTACTGTATTAGAATATCCAACCTATCAAGCTATGTTAGACGATTCTGATAATCAACCTAAAGATGCTATGATTATGGTATTGGATGCTACTGGTGATATTACTGTTGATTATGGTTGGGCTATGTATTTAGTGCATAAGGATGCCTATGGTACAATGCAATACAAAGTATCTGATTCTACAATGTTGGATATGAGTATTTCATTAGCTACAATCAAAGGCTTTAATCAAACTGCAGAGTCCATTGATAGTATGGTAACCAATTCTCATACTCATGAAAATTTGAATACATTAGCATCGATTACGTCTGATAAAATTGTACATCTCGCCGATATCCAAGAAGTGAAAACGTGTGATGATACGGAGCTAACAACATTGGATGCTAAAGTGGATACTATGATTTTCTCTAAAACTAAATAGTATTGACTATTTACTAATACACATAGAAGAATACATCGTTGGGTGTATTCTTCTATTTTTTTTATCGGAGGATATATCTATGAACTATGATACTTCCATTGTTGATGTTGCTATCATGGAGAGTCTTAAGTATATTGCTAAAGATGATTATATGAGTCGTCTTCGTAAGCAATTAGCCGCATTGCAACGATTGCATACAAAAATAACAACCACGACAGCATCTGATATTAAACAGTTAACATCAAAGATTCATCACATTAATGAGTCGAACTATAAGAAAGATTTCGTTATTAATAGAGACGTATTTGAACGAATCATAGACACAACGAATATGATTATTAAACGAATAGGTCGTATTTGCACAATGGTAGTCACTAAGGATATGATTGATTCTGCTATTGTGGAAGAGTTAAACGATTCCATTACATCCAAATATACCATTTTAACTACGAACGATCTATTGACTGATATTGAACATCATAGACCCATCAGTGTTACAGGATTACATACATTCCTAACTATGATAGATACTACGCATACATCTCTAGTCAATACATTAGAATCGATTATTACAAAACTAGATACATATATAGCTAATCAAACAAAGATACTCGACGCGTTTACAAATGATATTAGTACCCATAGTGACTATTATACAGGATTAGGGAATAACCTATCGGTATATATCAATCGATATAAAGACTCCATTCGTTCTATTGAACTATTTATTAAATCAACAGATGTTTGTATTGGTAATCTTCATGTACTAACATCTGCTATTAGTAAGCATATAGAATAGAAAGGAATTATATGACTGGACTACTATCCCAATTACGAGAAAAAGTCTTCCCATATCTATATTTAATTACGTGGAAATGGGTCTGGACTGCGTTTAAAGATATACTTTTTAATATTTTTGCCTATATAACGAACCCTATCGTAGTACTGTTCGCTGATAAGTATGGTAACTTACCACACAGTTTACGGTATTGGCAAACCTACGATAACTGTTTAGATGTCGAATGGATGGTTACCGAAGGGGTTGTACCTAAACTATTCCGATATGATTTTAATAAGCATTATAAGTACCATTATGAAGTTAAGAATGATGATGGGACATTAATCCCTGGTCATGTGGATATCTTAGATGATACCTTTACAATCAAAGAACGAATCCAACGATACTTCTGTCGCTTATTATGGTTAAATCGAAATTGTGCCTATGGATACTCCTATGAAGTATCTGGTATTGATTATACGACTATGGATATGGAAGTCATCACCAATACAAAACATGAACGTGTTGTGTATGAAGGCGAATCGGAATATACGACTTGGACTAAAGATGCTAGTGGAATACCAGTAACCACTACTCATCATTATACAGGTGGGTATTTTGCACTTAAGTTCGAGATTCCTTGGTATTGTTTTGGTAAGAAGTTTGACTTTGATATTTATTTAGGCTGGAAGATTAATCCATCGCTAGAACGAGGTCGTACAACAAAAGCTATGTTAGCGATGCGTGTATCTCCATTCCATAGTTGGAAATGGGAAGATTAATCATACGAACTATTTAGTAATAGTCTGGAAAGAGTCTGGCAGACTCTTTCCAGTTTTTATATGAAAGGATTTATAGTATAGAGACGAATATACATGACTTAGTATTGGAATCGATGGATACTCAACTTATATTAGCTGAGGGTTTCATTGATACCACTAAGAAAACACTCAAGAAAGTCATAGATAAAATCATTGAACTATGTAAAAAGTTTATCTCTTTTTTAAAGGATAAGCTTACTAAAGGGCTTGATGCAACAGAACAAATGATTGCTAAGGTTAAGAAACTATATAAAGAAGCTGGTGCCCCTCAACTAACACCAGAAACAACACAAACTAATCAAAGTGACCGCATTGTCATTATCAAAGTAGCAGAAATGGTTATTAGAGATAGTGATGCCGCATTAGATGTGCTTAGTGATATCCTTGAAGCCCATCTTCATCGTAGACTAGAAGATATTCATTCATTAGCGGAGGAATTTTTCACTATCACTAAAAAGATTAATGCTATATTTAGAGATAAAGATAAAAGACTTATGAAACCATATCATCATGAGGGTATGGAAGTATTGGATCAAATCAGTAATCTAATAGAATCCATTAGAGAAGTTAATATAAGATGCAAATCATATGCTAACTCTATTATCGATATTGCTAATTTTTGTAAAAAGAATTCCGATACAGTAGATACTAAGTTAGTTAATACCATAGCGCAACTTCAAAATACACTTATGCTTTTATGTTCGAATCTAATTACGTTAACACCTAAATTTAATCAATCTATTAAAATTATAAAAGAAAAAATAATGTAAGAAGGAGCTTATCGATGAATGAACTATATGAGATGACACTTGAATCACAAGATATTCAGTTGATTGTAACTGAGGGTATCGTAAGTGGTTCTAAAAAGTTAATTGACACTGCGATTACGAAATTGAAAGAATTATTAAAACGAATCGTTAACTTTATTAAAGACAAGATTCAAGCTGGCTCTAAAGCAGTCAAAGCATTACTTAGTAAGATTAAAGGACGACCTAGAGAGATTAATACCGAGAATTCCGAGCTTAAAGTATTAAATATATCTGCGGCGAATATGATTGTTCAATCGATGATTGATATGCACAAGGAAGTTAATAAGATCGTTGGTTCGATTATGTCAACTGACGGTGATAATACAATTACGTTTAATACATATAAAGATGCAATTGATCATTGTGAAGATATTTACAATAAATACCACGATGACTTGATGATCACATACAAAAATCCTCGTGATTTAGATGTTTTGAAGCTCGGTAGTTTGGAGGATACAATCTCGGATACAAGTAGAGCCGTTCTAACAACTATCGATAGAGTGACTATGATTATTAAAGCAACTAAACGTATAGAAGAGGATGGGGATATAAAAAAGATACTCCATAATCTAATCAATATCGAGAATAATTTGATGGATATGACGCGACGATTAAACCTAGTACAATCACATATTGAAGCATCTCTTCGTGTAGCAATAAAGTTACAGTATGGTAATAAATAGAGGAATAGGATTACCTATTCCTCTATTTATTGTTTAGTGGAGCTTCTTTCCTGCACCACGTACAGTAATACCAATTAATCCTTGTATTAAGTTTAATCGTTGTGTTAAGTCCATTAAGCTATGTTCAACTACACTTAAATTATTGACTAATGGGGACAGATTTTCTTCTTGTCCCTTATTCTTGATAGCATTAATAGCAGCATCTAATTTATCGATACTATTTAACATCTTTGCACTAGTTTGCATGATTGTTTTATTCAAATCAGTTAGCTTAGGAATATCTAAGTCACGAGGATTTTTGTATGTGATCATCAAGTCATCACGATATTTATCGAAAATATTATCACATTTATCAATCTCTTCACGATAATCATCAACGCTAACCTTAGCATTATCAGATACGAGAGAATAGATTACCTTATCCGCTTCCTTTTGTGTAAGGATAACCGATTTCACAATCGTATTTGCTACATCAAGATTTAACACTTTAAGATCGGATTCATTCGCATCAATAGTGAGAGCCTTATTGCTACCTTTAAACTTACCAAGTAACGTTTCAATGGCTTTAGAGCCAGCTTGAATCTTGTCTTTAATAAAGTTAACGATCCGTTGCAATAACTCTTTTAGTTTCTTAATCGCAGTGTCAATTAACTTTTTAGAACCACTTACGATTCCTTCAGTTACAATTAATTGAACATCTTGTGATTCTATCAATAATTCATATGGGTCATTCATATATAAACTCCTTCACATTTTAAATTGAAACGATATATTCATTAATATCCAATTTGATTTATCATTTGGTTTGCTCTAGCAATTATACCAGTTATAAACATAATTAACTCTCTTTCAGCAACAAGGATTTTATTTAATAGATCGATTGATTTTCTACTATCTTCCGATCTATCTCCATTGGACTTAAATTCATTAGCGATCCTAGTGATACTGTTTAATGTATCTTGTTCATATTTTACTACATCTGGCATAGTATCAATTATGTGATGGATAATGTCTCTGGCTTTCTTGATAGGTACACGTTCTTCATTCTCGTGAGCTCTATCCATATCGCCCATATCAGTTCCAAAGTAATAATCATAAGGATCAAATTCTTTACGTCTAAGAATTACTTCGAGAGCATCTTTGATTTTCTTACGTACTGACGGAATGAGTCTTTCGTATTCCGTAAATGCCTTCGGTATAGAGACCATATCATTATCAGCAGTGTGATTGACAGCTGATTTATTAGCGGTGCGTTTCTTCATCTTTTCTAAACGTTCACGCAATTTAGTTGTGATGATTGTAATCATTTTCTTTACAAATGCTTTAACTTTTTCGATGATTTTATTCACCAAATCTTTTGTTTTATCAGTAACCCCTTCGGTTACCATTAATTCTATCTCAGCGGATTCAATCGCTAATTCATATAGTTCATTCATAATTAAGAACCCCTTCTCAATACATAAGTTTACTATCAAATATTATTTGTTATTTTTACCATTACGCTTTTTGATATATCACTTAAGTGATTTATAAACATAATAATTGCATTTATAGCTGGAATAATCTTTTGCATAGCGACAATGCAACGGTCATCATAGTCAGTTTTTTCAGCTATATTAACATAACTAGTTAATAGTTCATTTGATGTATTGAATATTTTTTGTAAATCTTCCAAGTTATTATCAGAATACTTATTAATATTATCGATAATATTGATGGCTTGTCTAACTGGTATTTCTATAACAGAAACCAATTGGTCTTTTATGGTATCAATCTCAGATGTAAAGTCAATATCATTGAGATCAAAGTCTTTATCTCTCAACATCATTTCCAGTTTATCATAAATAGCCTTAATCAACGCATCTAGTAAGGTTTCAAATTGATTGAAAATTGTTGGAACAACCACTGTTGCGTTCGATCGTATAATCGCATTTTGTTTGATTATATCAGTAATATCCTTTCGATTTCGTTTAATTTTATATATAAGCTTAGTTTTAATATAAGAAATCATTTTCTTTATCATTTCTTTAATCTTTTTAACAGCTTTGAGTATAAGTTGTTTAGTCTTATCAGCGAAGCCTTCTGTGAGTAATAACTCAACTTCAGTAGATTCAATAGCTATTTCATATAGTTCGTGCATATCTAAGAACTCCTTTACATAGTATAGTTAGTATAAGTTATAAGATTGTCAAATGAAAAAAAACATATCGGTTAGTTTGAGAGTAACAGTCACTAAAGCATAAAATAACAAGAACTATTAAATAATAGAAATCCAGAATCTATGTTTCTATAGATTCTGGATTATTTGGTAACAATTTATTTTATATACGTATATAGAAAGGTGATTATCAAATGACTAATTTAATCACAATCCGTCGCTATAACGGAACTGGTTTTACAGTAGCTCTACCTAAAACAGTCGTAGAACAAGTAGCTACCGTCAAAGAACATGTGGAAAATAACGATATCCATGTGTCTACCGCTGACCGTGTTCTTCTTGTGAAAACAGTAACCTTAGATGCAGACGGTAAAGTTCCTACTGCTAAATTAGGTGATCGTAAACATAACGTCATCTTAGATTTTAATTCTGTGGAAGCATTTACAACGGCTCTTCCAACATTAGAAGCTGGTCGTACTTGTTTTGTTGTAACAGGTGAACACTCCTGGGCTATGTACCAAACAAAAGGTGCAGGTCAATACGTTGAGATTGCCAATACCTTATCTGCTGAAGTACAAGCTGGCTCTTGGGAGCATCTACAAAACAAACCAGCATCTGCTGTCACATCTATCGACCAAATGGTTGAACAAGACCATACACATGCTAACTTAGCAGCTCTTGATAAATTAAAAGAAACGTCTTTTGCTGCTAAAAAATCATTAGCGTTGACTAAGACAATTAGTGATGGTCAAGTACCTCCTAATACAGATGGATTAGGTGTAGGATCCATGCTATTTGTGTTGGATGACCCTAAAGTAAATCCTGTATTGAACTTGGATACTAACTCCTTGACATCCGTATTGTTAAAACTAAAAGATGGTACACATACAGAATCCATTACCTCTAAATTGGATGAAGCAACAGAAACTATCAAATACATTAAGTCTGTTAAGTTCACTAATAACTCCACTAACTGTGAAGGTACTGTACGTCATACAATGACTAAACAAAATGGTGAATTGGTAAATACTGACTATGTATTGGATCCAGGTGAAAGCCGTACTGTTACAATCGATATTCCTAAATACTACAAAGCCCATGATTTCAAAATCATCGATATTTCTCCAGTAGGTGAAGTCGATCCTAAGAAATATGGTGTAGAAGTTGATATTCTTGCTGAAGAAGTAACAGAATCTAAAGATGGTACTGTATTAGCAGTGAATAGTATTGGTGGACCCGAACATACAGAAGAAAGTGCTGTAACTCATGAAGAAGCTACCACGATTCCTGTAACACCATCCTCCACTGAAACAACAGAAGCATCTCATGCAACAGAAACTTCTGGCAACTAATAGAATAAAGAGAATACCAATGGTATTCTCTTTATTTTTTTATCCACCGTATTGATTGACATTAATGTAATTACTATATTATTTATTCCATAGAAAGGAAATTATATAATGCCTATTCAAAAAAAAATCCAACTCTACGTGAGTGATACTACAGGAGCTGCTAAAACAGCTAAATATTATAGAATTCCATTACCTGCTGATACTAAACCTGCTAATAGAACTGATAATATCTACAAAGATCTTGTTCGTTTCTATGCCAAGGTATCTGGCGATATGTTCTATGTTGGCTTGGTATTGAAAGATGGAATTGACTCCACTCCATATGCAACAAAATATCATGATGAGATTAGTGCTACATTTACACCCGCTATTCCAGATAAATTAATGAATGATGGTGAAGGTCTAGTTGAAATGGATAATGTATATATTCATGGCAAAGGTTTCAATAAGGGTAACTTCTTCAACGGGTTATCAATAGACCGTTTTTCTGAAGGTGAATCTAGTGGCGAAGTGCTATATAAATATCACAGTAAACGCAAACAAAAGAACAACATCTTCTCAGTAGATATTCTTTCCAATTTGGAAACTGATTTGACTCAGTTTGTACCATCCAACTGGGTTGAATTCGACTCTATCGATGATGTATTAGCTGATATTAATGCATGGAATACTGCTCCTATAAGCAACAGGGGCCCGGTATTTAGCCAATACACTATTGATGAAGTTCCCGACGCATTCCAATGTGTCGAATATATTATCCCTAAATTCAATAATGAAACTGGTGCTTTCGAAGTACATGAAGGGTGCGATGGCTTAGTTACAGATGCATATCTTTTCGATCATACTACATATGGTACATTCACTGTAACTGCTGATAATGTAACAGCTGATAGTAAAGTATATGTAGAATATTTCTATAATACTTCCGGTCATGAATGGGCTGAGCATGTAGAAGAATTTACATTCACGGGTAATACTACCACATTCCAACTCAATAGTTCCCCTAAAGTTAGTCATGACGATCCAGCTAATAAAACCTTTGAAGCCAATGGATGTATTATTATGCTATCCCATGATTTAATCGGTCATGTTAATATATCTTTTGCCGAAGGAGTATTATAAGGCACGGTAACACACAATTAATAGAGAATACCTTACGGTATTCTCTATTTCTTTTATTTGTTAATTTGTAAAAATGTAGTGCCTATATTAGATAATATAATACTATTCAATCTAGTTGCAAATGATACAGATGATTGTAATAGGCCAACCAGTTTAAACATCTCAGGTGTTTTTTCAGAAGGTGTGGATTCTAAATGGTTTAGTTTTCTAGTAATACTCCCTTCTACTTTAGTAATCATTTTAAGATTATATTCAGCATCGTATTTAAGTTTCTTCATTCCATGTACTAGATTCATAATATCGCCTGTATACTCGACGATAAGATTACCTGTAAACTTTTCATTAACTTTCTTTAAGTTATCAAGATCTTCAGTAACCATTTCTATTTCTTTGTTGACATCAGATGTTATTACTGAGGATGCTTTAAATACTGTTTCTAATAATAGATCAATATTACCTAGTATAATTTGAGCTTTTTTGAGATCTAATGTTTTGATAGGTTTAGGTGGTTCCGGTTCGATTTCTTTAGCTTCGACCTTCTTTTCAACCACTTTAATAACTTCTTCGGTTTGTTTTGCTTGTTTGGTTAATTTACCTTTGATAAAGTTGATAATTTTATTGATTAACTCACGAATACGGGTAATAACTTTATCGACAGCGTTCTTCGCTTTGTCAGCCATTCCTTCAGTCACCAACAAGTCAATTTCAGCAGATTCTATTAGGATTTCATTGCTTGTAATATACATTGTTCAGCTACCTTTCTATATTAATATGACTGTAACATGGACAGTCCATGTTACAGTCTAGTTATTAGTTAGTTCTCATTATAGTTTAGACTACTTAATATTTATTATATAAGGAGGATATACTAATGGATGTAATATCAATGTATGGAAAAAATTATAAATATAATAAATGGGACCCTGCTAATTGGGGCGGGTTCCAAATGATTGGTATAGTTGCTCTCATATGGATTATTATTTTTGCGGGATGCTATTACTATACAAACACAATTATACAAGAAGATCGAGTATATATTACTAAACAATTACAAACACAAGATATACCGATCGGTTCTCAACTTATATTAGAATATAGACATTTGGAAAAAAGTGATATAGAATATGCTATGTCACTTGGTTATGACGTGGTAAGTGTTTCTAATCTACCACAAGATCGTTCCTTGGTTGTATATAGACGTATCAATTAGTAAGAAATGATATAACTCTCATTTATTTTATCATTAATGAAAGTATATATTATACTATCGTATACTTATACACTATATATAATTAAGGAGGAAAATAATGTTAACATTCGCCGTAGAATTAACTATAGGTATTCGTAAGAATGAGAATACCAAGGAAACAGAAGATCTAAGCACAGTTCCAGCATTTGAAGCTAACCCATATGCGGCAGGACTTATTCAGTATTTAGAAATTGTCAATAGTAATGGTGATGATATTAATGGCGTCATCTTACCTAGTTACCCAATCCAGATACCAACATCATTGAACGATACCGAAATTGAAGGTATCTATACTAGGAGATTCATCGTTCCTGTTATTGTTACAAATTGTACATCTGTAGATGACTTACCTAGTAGAATACGTGATACCGTATGGGGTGCCATCTATGAGGGTGTTAAAGGTATTACCGACTATGATTTATTATTTAACATAACTGATGAATCATGTAAAGTGACAGCGATTAACTATAATAGCTATGTAATGCTAACACGGCAAGAAATCACTCGATATACTAATGGAATTAAGCAAGAACTAGCTAATGGTACGATTACAGAAGATGAAGTCAGTGACATCACTAAATTGAATAAGAATTTAGAATATCACTGCACGTTAGGTACTGACAATGGTTACTATAGACTCAAATCACTAAATTGTTTAGATGAAACTAAACAGCCATACTATGATTTATTATTACATCGTATACGTGATGTGATTGATACCATCGATGAAGAGGAAGGGTTTCAATATAAGTATCCAACACTCACTGCATGTCCATTTAATATTGAAATGAGAAGTATTAGCTCTATTGACGGTGAACGCTTATTTCGATATCATTTAACCAAATTAGCTCGTAGAGGATTAATCACTACCGAAAACTATGCGGTGATCCATTCAGAGATGTTCAATATTAAAAGCATGGATGTCGATGAGCTTGTTCGGATGCTTAATTATGGGAATCTCTATATCATCATGGATGAACTGGAAACTGGTGTTCGTCTAATGACACAATTCTTATCTAAACTATCGCAACGGTGTTGTATCTGTATCAATTGGATCAATGTCCCAATGAATATACCAAATACTATATTTAAGGATAACGCAGCTCTTGATGAAAGCATCATTCGATTTTTACCAAATCGATTTAGTATGCAAAGCAAGGGTAGAGTCTTCACAACCATAGGGGAAGATATTCCTATTGATCGAGCTAATCAATATATCATTGATACCTATACTGAGAAGGCTAAGATGTTTGATATGGACTATTACGAGCCGATTTTAATTGATACACCAAATCACGAAACTATCGTGACGGATTTGAAATTAAAAGAAACGTGTCATCATAATGATATACGATTGATGATGAATCAGTATGCTGATAATCCAAAACTATATCAGTTTTTACGTGATTCGTCTGGTACTATGGGCTTTGATGATTTACCGATATCAACGTCTTCCGAAGATGATTCCAAGGGTACATCATTTAAACATATATTGGGTAAGATTTTCAAATCCAATACATCTGAATCAACCGGTTACGAATCAGTGATTCCTCTTAAACCGGAGACAGTGGAAAGTAATGCAATGGATAAACTTGATGCATTGATCGGGCTTACAGATGTTAAAAAGACTCTTAAGGATATCGTATCAGTGGTACGAGCTAATAAGAAATATAAAGAGTTAGGTATTAAACCACTTGATAAATATTTCCATATGGTATTCTATGGTAATCCGGGTACTGCTAAAACAACAGTTGGTCGTTTATGTGCTTCTATATTCGCTAAAGAAGGGTTAATTAAAAATAATAAGTATACTGAACTTGGTCGAGCGGATTTAGTTGGACAGTATGTAGGACACACGGCTGATAAAGTAGTAAAATGTTTTGAACGTGGTAGAGGTGGCGTCATCTTCATTGACGAAGCATATTCACTTATCTCTACTCATGAATCTGATTATGGTAGAGAAGCTATTAATACCATCGTACAATTACTAGAAGATTATCGAGAAGATACTATCGTTATCTTTGCAGGGTATGGTAAACCAATGGATCGATTAATCGATATGAATCCAGGGTTACGTTCCCGTATTAGCTATAATCTCCAGTTTAAAGACTATACTGAAGATGAATTACTGGATATCCTCTCATTACAAGCTGATGAATATAAGTTTACCTTAGATGATGCGTTCATCGATGAATTTAAACAGCATCTAAGAAAGGATATGCATAAAAAAGAATTTGGTAATGGTCGATATGTACGAGATGTATTCCAACGATCCATCGTTGTCCATTCTTCTAATATTATGAATATAGAGAATGTATCCGACGATCGTATTAAAACGATTACCAAAGAGGATTATCCAACAGATGTTTCATTATCCATTGAGGATAAGCGTGTTGGGTTTAGATAATATAAGAGGGGTTCATTCCCCTCTTATTTTTTTTGGAGGTTTATATGTCTATTAAGAAACTAATTGATAATTTAACGGTACTCGATTTTCTATCTAAGATGCTATTATCTATTCTTATATTCCTCATCGTTGTTGTTATACCCTATCTGATATATGATACAAGTAAAACATATACCCATATGAGAGAATATGCTCAAGTACAGTTGAACCAAAATTTACCATCGGATACGATGATAGTCATCAATATTCCGAGTATACATGAGGAAGACCTTACCACTATCATTGAACATGGATTCATTATCGTTTCCATCACTAAAAACAATGATAATACATTCTATATCACGTGTAAAAAACGCTAAATATCTTAAAAACGTATCCCTAGATACATTACTGTAAAGGTGGTGGAAATATGGCAACAGAAATTGCTGAATTAGATTTCTCATTGGATGATTTCCATAACCAAAAAGTCCTGAGGGGTGCTGATGCATATGCACGGCTGATTCAGCGACTTTTGTTTATGCGTAAAGGAACATATCCTACAATTCCTGATATGGGGATTGACATTTCTTCCTATCGATTTGCCGATTTAGATGTATTATCAGCAGGTGATTTGAAGAATACAATCCAACAACAGTGTGATACATATATAGAGCATGTTCCAATACAGGATATTAGTATTTCTACCGTTCGTATTGCTTCTGGATATGTATTATTTATTGATATCTCCGTTGCTGGAGATTTAAAGAAAATATCCATTGCTATGCTACAAGACGGTGGAGAAATTATTAACACACGACTCAAGGTTGAAAAACCTAAGTTGATCAATGTCCCACGAGGGATGTAATTATTTTTTTCTTTGGAGGAAATCATGAGCGAAGAAAACACTCTAAACTTTGATGAATTAAAGAATCAGGCAACTCCATTGACTGACCCTGAGATTCCAGCAAGTGTTATGAATGCTCCTATGCATGAAGGCACATCTATTGATACTGATGGATTAATCATTAGTGATGATGAATTTGACACAGCAGTAGATGCGACAACCGATGACTATGAAGGTCCTGGTATGATTATTGATACACCAAAACCTAAAGAAGATACGGCTTATAAAATTGGTCCTATGGCTAACAAAGACCGTGTTGAGGGTGTTCAAAATACATTAACTGAATTAGATGAGCAGATTAAAGCTGAACATGAAAAATTCATGGAAATTACTAAAGGTGGTAAAGAAATCCCTGCTGTCGCTAGTGATAAAATGGCAACTCCTGAAGAAGTTACCGTTATCATTGACAAATCTGGTATGGGTGACATCATCTTTACTGAAGAAGAACAAAAACGTATCGAAAAAGCGAAACGTATTAAATTGGTAGAAGTATCTGAAAAGAAACTTCAAACATTAAAAATCAAAAAGAAATTAAGTGCAGAAGACGATTTCAAAGTGATTAAGAAATCCTTTGATAAATCTCTATCTCCAGTGATTGCATTGGCTTCTGGCTATACATGTCGTATGGGTAACATCTCTGCGATTGAAGCTATCAAATTAACACAAGCCCCTGGTACTGATACAGCAAACTCTGTATTAGAAAAATGGTCCTTGATTTATGATAAATTGAAACAAGTATCCATTGGTGATTTTGCTACATTTGATGACTTCTTGGCTAATACTGCATTTAGCGACTATAATAACTTCATTTATGGTTTACTATGTTCTTCTTACCCAGAAGAAGATGCTATTACATTCACATGTAAAACAGACTCTTGTGTGAAAAATAAAGTAGCTGACTTCGAAATCAAATATAAAAACAAACAATTGATTCGTACAGACTTAGTTACTGAAGAACAAAGCCAAATCATGTCTGAAATCATTAATAGTGCTGCGATTCTTGATAAGGCGAAAGAAGTGCATGAAAAAGCACCAATTCACCAAACCTATCGTTTGGCATTTGATGATGACTCTGGTATTATCATCGACTTTGGTTTCTTGACCGCTAAAGATACCATCGAACGTTTATACAATAAACTCGATCCTTCTTTATTGACAGAAGAAAACCAAGCATCTATCGTTATAGCTCACAGTGTACAAGCCATCTATGTACCAGACTATGACTCTGATGATACTGAAGAATACGAATACTATGAAATCACTGACTTAAACAAAATCGTTCAAACTCTTAACAGTATGAACGAATACCAAAACCGTTTAATACTTAGCTACCTCGACCGTTTGAATGGACGCTATAGCATTAGCTTTGGCTTCTCTCACGTCGTATGTCCTACATGTAAACACGACTATGGTGAATACAATATGGACTTAGACCGCATTGTTTTTCTGAGAGTCCAACAGAGATTGAATACTCAGATCGGATAAAACGGTTCTATGAATTGATCGATGAAACAGCTGAGCTCTTTAAAGGTGAATACGGTGATATAACAGCACTGGAATCCATGTCATTAAAAGAGCTCCGTCTTCGTCGAGATATACGCGTTGATCGGAAACTTAGAGAACAAAAAGAAGATGAAAAACGCCAAAAAGAACTCGATCGTAAACGGGAACGAGAAATGAAGACCCGTTAATTATTCTATCCGTATATGATTCATCACTTTGGACGGTAAACTATTAAAAAACAAACCAATCACATACGGAGGTCTAAGTATAATTATGGTGAAAGACCGAATTGTGGTATTCAATCGATTGACTGATCATACGATTGCTGATTGTTCTATTTTTGAGGAACTATTAGAAAACCACTATCAAAAGTTTGTGTACTTTTATAATATTATCGAAAACAATGATATCATTGAATATGTGGACGATGTATACTGTATCCCAACGCGTCGTCGATTGGATGTATACATCACATTAAACGCTGATGTAGATATGGATATTCGTCAAGAAATTGAAGAGAATTTCCAAACTTGTTATTTATATAAACACTTCGATTCCACTGTTCATGAGGATGAAGAAGGGACAATTATTGTAAGTATTAAAGATATTTAGAGGTGATCCTTTGAAAATCGTATTAATGAACGTAGATAAGTTTGTCCAAGTTAACAACCTTCAACAAATCACCAATCCAATTTTATTGGAACGTGGATATGTTCCTTCTCCCGATGGGTTGTTATCTACTGAAATTTTTGGGACGAGTCCTAGCAAGCGTAAAGTTACGTTCGCCTATATTGATTTGAACGGACACTTTCTACAACCACTTGCGTATAAGACTCTTAAACGTATTTTTACTAAACTCGATCAATTGATTTCGGGTATGCTCTATTATTCTATCGACAAAGATGGGTATTTAGTAGAAGATCCTGAAAATGGTGATACGGGTATCGAATTCTTATATAAGAATTGGAATCGAATCAAATTCAAAGAAAATGATTCGAAGATTCGTAGCGAGAAAATCGCTTTATTTAAACACTTCACTCGCGATGAAGTGTTTATGAGCAAACAAATTGTTTGCCCAGCATTTTATAGAGATATTAATTTACAAAATACAGATTCTAAGAAACCATCTGTGCATGAGATCAATGGTCCATACCAAAAGCTCATTCGATTAGCTTCTATGTTAACACAAGGTAACTTTGCCATTACCTTACATGGAACTCGATTAGAGATTCAAAGACAAATCGTGGTAGTGTACGATTACTTTAAAGCTCGTATCGAAAAGAAACATGGGTTAATTCGACAAGCTGTATTAGGTAAATCTGATGACTATTGTTCTCGGTTAGTAATCTCGGCACCTCAATATACAACCAATAAAGCCTCTGAGATGCCTGTTGATTTCTACCATTGTGCATTACCACTTTCTCATTGTATTTCTACATTTGCTCCATTCTTTGTAGGATGGGTGCAAAATTTCCTAGTGAATCATGTAGACGCATTGGGTTTAAAGAAAGCGGTTCGAGATAGTAAAGGTAAACTTAGATATATTAAAGCCAAGGAACCAACGACCCAATTCAATGATGAAAAAATCAATAAACTGATGACTACGTTTATCTTCAACTATACGAGTCGGTTTGATCCCATCATGATTGAATTTGAAGATGGCTCCTCTATGCCAGCGATGATTCAGATTACTGATCCAAAAACATTGGAAAGTCATGAACGTGTTATGACATATACTGACTTATTCTATGTGGCTGCTGAGGATATTTTGAAAGACAAGCATGTCTATATCACACGATATCCTATTATTGGGCACTTAAGTATTTTCCCTAATAGAGTTCACGTAGCTTCTACGATTACCACTACACACACAATTGTGAATGGTAAAGAGTATAAGTATTATCCACTGGTTGACCTAGATATGGATAAATCTAAAGTGGCTATTAATTTCGTAGAAGTTCTCCAAATGTCTAATGTGTATTTACAAGCATTGGATGGGGACTATGACGGAGACCAAGTTACAGTTAAATCAGTATTTTCACAAGAAGCTAATTTAGAAGCCGAAGAGAAAATGAAAGCTATTTCTAATATTTTATCAGTTAATGGTAACAATACTAGAAAAACGTCTAATGAAGCGGTACAAACAATCTATATGATGACTCGTTGGTAATACTATAAATCCGATACAGGTGATGTCCTGTATCGGATTTTCTTACGTCGTATTAAAACATATATTATGATACTGATAGATTTTGGGAAGTATAGAAAGGAGTAGGAGGATTTTATAACAAATCATTAGGGAATAACATTTCTTGCCATTATGTCATGTTTTCCATGATGACGGAGCTATCATTTTTTAGCTCATGTTTATGATATACGTCCTCCAAATAAAAATAAAGTATATCAACCCATATACGTAGATAACTAATCCGTTATCTACGTATATTTTTTATCGATCCAAGATCAATCAGACAATAGTGTAACTTATTATAGCTAAGAAAGGAGAATCACTATATGCCTAGAAAAACAAATCCAATTACATTTTCTCGACTATATAGAGATTTCGCTCGATTCCAGTTGGGGCTTCCATCTGAATTGCCCACAACAATTCCTGTAGGAGAATTCAAAGTAAGTCGTTCTAAACTATTTACATTGGCTAGTCGCGATTATGTGTTGACTAAAACCTTTAAATTGGGAATCGAACCAATTCTATTCGATTTAGCAAGAGCACTTAGAAAAGAATACGAATACGCCGTTCTTCGAGCTTATCATATCATTGCTCAAGCTAAAGTTGATTCTACACGTTCCGCATATATTGAAAACGTACCGTTTAAACATCGAGTGGTACCATTCAATATTCCAACTAAAGATATGAATGTATCTGAATTGGATACGGAATATGGTTCCTTACATTTAGTCACTGCCGATAAAGGGTATACATTTACGACATTCGATAGCGATATTGATCGCATCGTTCATCTTCCAGGTGTAACACAGTTTTTAACTGATACAACTGAAGGTGCTGTAATTTCCGCTAAATGTATTTTTGAACCTGTTATATTTACAAATGATACTTTCGTTTGCACATTAATTGATATGGAAGATAAAGACTTGGGTGTTGTCTTATATCCATCAAAAGAAACCAATAAACATTTCACGACACCATATGAATTATTGCTTACTGATAGTAGTAATACATATAAAGTGAAACTCCTACATGCTAATCCAAATGCTATCATTCCTACTAAAGTAGAACCTAGATTCTATGATGTAGTTGCTGATGGTAAAGTAGTGGGTATGATCATGTTCATTGTAGAGGCAGACTAACTATATGTGGGTATAGATAGCTATACTCATATAACCTATAATAATTGAGTTTACAATTAGGTATGATATAATTTTTATTTGTTAAGGGAGCAAATATCATGAAACAAGTACAAGAAGTAGTAATGTTCAAAATCGACAAATCAGATGACACTAGTATTGGTGTAGTAAAAGAAGTGTACAATATGATTGGACATGGAGATCTACAACAAGTGTTAGTAGATAAAGATGATCCAATGTCCTTAGTACACTCTCAGTTACAAACTGAGTTAATTCCTGATTTGAACGGTTCTGTTACATTCTGTGTACGTATGACAACTACAAAAGAAAGTCATATGAATGCTGTCGTTGGCTTTATTCAACGAATGATTACACGTAGACTCAACATGGTTAGTTTAGATGAATATAAGGTATCTGATTTTATCATCACAGATTATGATGAAGTGATTCTGAATGAAGGTGAATAAACATTGAGTATAGGTCAAATAGCAGTTGATCTTCGAGATCTAATCAATTATCTTGAAATTGATGAACGTGCCCATGTACGATTAATGTATTCGTGCAACCAAAAGGATGACAATTCCGTACAATGTGAGTGGCTAGTACCTATAGAAGCCCATGTAGGAACATCTAATTGGGATATTACTATTGTAGAGCATGTTAGCATCGAAGGGATACGATTATATTTCCATGATGTTAGAGATCATCACCTTATCGAAGCACATACGTATATTGATATTGGTGATGATATGGACGGATCTCGATTTGACAACGCTATCATTGAATATACTCGGAGTATTCAGTTAGATAAAGTTCGAATCAATAATGATCCAGATATCGCAGTTATTGACCGTATAAAGAATCTAGTACAAAACATATTCTTGGCGATGTATGAACATCCGCGAACAGATCGTATACGAATGACTCGATAACAGTCATAAGAGGATAGCACTATGCTATCCTCTTTTTTTAATAAGGAGATACTATGAATATATGCGAACAACCTACTTATGTAACACAGCTATTCGGCTAGACCAAATTATACGTTCATTAGGGATAGCTAAAGAATCTGAAATCATAGAAAATATGGAATTTGATTGGATTCAGTATGATATACTATATAATGATTTTAGTGTGTCCATCATCGAGTCTGATCGAATCATGGATCGATGTACTATAGTGATTCAAGCACCTAATTATTATAGAGCTATCACCCCAGACTCAAGAATATATAGAGTATTAGATATTTTTATCAGAGAATTAGAAAATATACGAATCGATTGTAGTACTCTTCACCTAGTTGAAAAACGAGTGGACTATGTAATAACATATCGTTTGATACGAGATATTATTCGTAACAATGATCATATTGAAGTACATGCATTAGATGGTCTATTAGTCTAGTAAAGGAGTGTGATGGATTATGGATGCACTACATATATCAATTTGCTCATTTAGCATAACTCTATCACTCTGTTCAATTGTATTTTGTGTAATGTGTCTACGTCATATTCATAGACACTAAGAGAAAGAGTATATATGTGTAATGCATATATACTCTTTTTTTTTGACAAACTAGTATTGATAGACCTTATAGCACATTCATAAATGAGGTGATTAACACATGAAAATTCATACTCTTACTGATGAGGTTATTGAGTTTGATAATACAGAGATGAAGCAGATACTAGAAGCTTCGTATCCAACAGGTGATCATTTTGATAATGGGGAATCTGCGATTTCTTATATCAAATCACAATGTAATGACCCAACGCTTAATGATGCACCTGTTATTCATTTTGCTAAATTTGGAGAATCCTTAGCTCCTTATGTACCAGATACAATATTAACATCATTAGATCCTGTAAAATTCAAGTATATTTATGATACTCTATCCCCAATTGGTACTCTATTTACTGATAAAAATATACGTGGTAGATTTATGAAACGTCTACCATATCGTACCTATCATGTTGACTTATCTGGAATGGATGGAGTCTATGAACCAAATAAACTTAGTAAAGAAAATATGATGTCATTAACGAACACTATACAAGATACTACCGATTACACAGTATACCGACAATATCTTGGTATGAGTGTTGGTCGCACATCAGCAAAATTTTCAGGTATGTTACCTAGAGCCATTAGACGATATAAAAAGAAATTTGGTAAGATGGTGACTGGCTACCGTTTTACCTTTTATAATAAAGATAAATCAGATACACTGATTCAATTTATGAGTGAGACGATGATTCCAAGACCATCGGATCTACAATATGTATTACAGTACACTGATGGTAAATTCTCTATCGCTGGAGATACATTCCCAAAATATCATACTAGTTATACTACAGTCATTCCTAAAGAGAAATTACCTGTAGTCACAGATGATCAAATTGTTACAGTGGAACCGAATACGGAGTATAGCTATTATTTCTACCCACCAATGGATACCATGCCAGTTGTGTATGCGATATTCGTTGATAAAACTGGGAAGATTATCCAAGCAGTTAACTACTTTGATATATTTATTAATAATGAAAAAGTTGATGATGGTGGTCAATATGTTACCATTACATTAGATGGCCACCACTTATCCAAGACATCAACAGGGGCTATTACCTATAAACGGTTAAATCCATTGATTAGTTATCGATGTGATGTGTATGATTTATACAGTGGTAAACGAATCCCATTTACGAATACCAATGGGGTTAATTTATCAGGACCTGATAACTTCACATTAAATATCAGTATGCGTGATCAAATTAAAGCTTGGCATACACGGGCTAATACACCAACGACTGAATATGAAACGAATGTCGATGAATTAACGACGAATACAGATTTACTCGTTGTATTCCGTGAAAAAGATTTATCTAATAGCACATTAAACGTGACGATTGATACGTCTGATATTGACGCTAAATTACCTACCTTCGATAAATATCGTATGGGTTACTTTGGTGAAAATATGGGTAGTACTGATGCAGTTGGTGGTGATAATGTCGTTTATAATGGTAGTATGACCGTTAAACGATATGACCCAGCAACAGATCGATTTGTAGTATATCGCCCATCTATTACATTACCTGAGTTATATGAAAATCATTTAGAACATAGATTCAAATATAAGATCTATTATAATGATGATATGACTACACCAATTAAAACTGTCTCTCTTGGGACATATGGGTTAACTCCAGAGTTGTTATATTATGTGTATAACAATCGAATCAAGAATAACCAAGGTATTATAGGAATGGTTCGTCCTAATACAGATGACATCACTCAAATTAAAACGAATAAAGAGAGTCGTGCTCCATATACTAAGACCAATATTATTCCATCTGATATCGATTTGGAACGTCCAATTACTATTAAAGTAACAGCTGATACATTTACCAATACACCAACAGCGATCAATAGTCAATATAACTTAATCTTAAATCCAGATGGTACACTCAATACAGATTATTCATTGATTGAAACGTATTGGGATTACAATCGTGTACGACGACAAGTGTCTAGCGACATAGGAAGTGTTGGACCTGTATTTACAGCTGTCGATTCGTACACATATGAACATTCATTTTTAAACAATACTCGATTAGCTGTATCTAAAACATGCAAACAAGACATGGAATATATCGTATATGATTTAGCAACAGGTGAACGATTAAGTGGTTACTTAGCATCCCAATTGACTGGGGATAAAAATGCCAGTGGTAATATTATTCTTGATTATAACTATAGAGACCTTACTAAGAATGGAAAACATAGACACTTACTATTTGTATTCCAATTAAAATAATACTATATAAGATAAGAAGATTAGGAAATCCTAATCTTCTTATTCTAACCACTTGGAACAAGTTATTATATAGACCCAAGTATATCAATTTAGTATAAAGGAGGGTATAACCTTGCCTAGAGAAAATACAAATAAACCAAGAAAAATGGGTAAAAACCTATATGGTCTTGGCTTTTCTCCATTGAGTATTGGTAACAAAGACCATGCCTTTCCTGAAGAGTTAATGTCTCAAAAGGAAACGGGTACATTTGCTATCATGGGCTCTGATGGGTATATGATTTCTAGTGAATACATCGGTCGTACAAAAGCCCATATTGAAGCATTCGCTGAACGTATGGTATCCGATAATACATTAGGTAAAATATATAAAATGACACTCGATGAAAATCTAGTGCGTACTGTTATCGATTCCGATAATATGATGACGAATGGAATTGTCATTCCACATGGAAAAGACCCTATCTCGTCTGTTCGTTTTAATGTCGGTATCGAATATTTCGAACGTGCTACATCTGCTGCTATTGTGACAGCATCTGATATTAAAGTCGAAATCGAATTCGATATTGTTCGTGGCACATACTCTAAAACATTCTTGATTAATGAGCCAATTGACCAAATTAACTTATTGGCTTATAAGATTGATTATACAGATTATCCTGAAAAGACTGCGGAAGATAAATTCTATCTCCGTATCCATAAATTCAAGGTTATCTTACCAGAAAGTTTCAATAAAGAAACACATACTGTAGCTGTACATGATATCTTAATTGGTGTTGTTGGGGGTGACAGTAAATGGTAAAATATACATTAGTAATGGACTTAGCTAAGCAGTTCAGTACTCGTTTAGGTAAAGACCAATTAATCAACTCCGCTTTAATGGGTGATGGCCGTTATATTCTTAACCAATACGATCCATCTAAAGTATATCATTTAGGTGATAAAATCCCATATCTAACAGATACGGGTGAATTGGTTATCTTAACGGCATTGGAAGATAATATCACAGGTCCATTAGACTTACGTAAATGGGAAGAATGGGATATCATTAGTGAAACCATTCGCCTATACCAAGACTTCATTCAATTGAGTTGGCATGTACCTAAATCTCGTTTGAATCGTGTTTGGTTATCCATTAAGAAAGAATCTATGGCTGATTTCGAAGGTATCGATATCAACCGTGATGGTATTCTTGTATACAGTAACTTCATTATCAGTAAAGAACGTCCTACTATGACTAAGAATGTCATCTGGGGTAAAGTTACTGAATTGGTTGATGGTGCTGGTACAGTGGATCCAGGTGGTTGGGATGATGATTATGAGTTCCCTCATATTGATCCTGATACTGGTAATACAGATGATAATACTGAAGATCCATCTACACCAGGTAAAGAAGTTAAGAAATTAACTAGTGATTATTATCGCATGGTTGATGTATATCCTTCAACATATAGAACTATGAGATCTATCGATGCTATATTCGACACTAAAGATCTTACTGATACATCCTATATGTTTGCATTATCAAGTAACTTAACCGAGGTTCCTAAATTAGATATTAGAAAAGTAACTATGGCTAGATCTATGTTTGCTGACTGTAGTTCAATGGTTGCTCTTCCATCTAAAAACTTTGATGAGTTAGTAGATGCAACTTCAATGTTTAAATCATGTGGTGCACTTAGAGAAGTTAATGGTATTGATTTTAGTTCTGTTACCTCTGCATCTAATATGTTTACTAGTTGTGGGGCTATGAATATGACCAATACACAATTCGGTAATCTCGAAAAAGCAGATAATATGTTTACTGATTGTCGTAGTAGCACTTTTGATAATGTGACATTTGGTAAAATAAAAAATGGCTCATATATGTTCCGTAATTGTGTATCTATGAAAAAATTACCTAAAATGGATATTAGTCACTCTCGTAGTTTATATTATTTCTTAAACACCACTCCTAACCTTAGAGGTGAATTTAAACAAACTTTCCATACTTGGTTTAGTGAGCGTAATGAACAGCTATTCGCTTTTAATTATATGCTTGATGGTTCTGGACTAGATTCTGTTGATATCACATTTATCAATGATGGTAATCCGAATAAGAATATATCACTATCAAATTATACTGCCCCTAGTCTCACACTTACTAGAATGGAGAATCTCAAAAGAGCCCGCATAAAATGTCAATCCATTATGTATAGTGGTAATTTAGCTGATAGTTGTCCAGAATTGAGATACGTAGAATTACAACTACCTAGATTCAGAGACTTAGAGCTCATGTATGGGGTTAGATCAGATGTAACTTATAGAATGCTAGGTTTTAATTTATCAGGCATGATCATAAATTGTCAAAAATTAAAAACTGTAATCATTCGTTGCGAAAAATCAAAACTATCCCAAGAACACGTAGATATATTAAATAGCAGAATTGCTGATGCTACCGTTGGTGCATGTCAAAAAGTTCTCATCTTAGACTATGATGAAGAACCACCTGCTGGTACACCACGCTTTGAAGATATTGATATCACAGTTCCAGCTCAATAAGAGCAATTGAGAGAATTTCATAACAAATAGTTAATTATAATTTTACAATCGATAGATTTTCGATCGAAATTTGTTGAAATAAAGGAGGCCCCTAAATGGCTGAAACAAAACATCTTATTACGATGATGCAAAAGAATGCTACTGGTGGTTATGATACATTCTATCCTAAAACTATTGCTTCTCAAGTATTCATCGATGACACTACAACTGTAGCAGACCATATCGCTGATACTTCTAAACATTTGACTGCAGAAGAACGCGAACGTTTGTCCAAAGCTGGTCAAGCTAATGGTTTTGCTGTATTGGATGAAAACGGTTTCATTCCTTCCAAAAATATTAACCCATCCGTATTGGCTATCAATACTGAATTCGAAAATATCGCTGCGATGAAAGCTGCTGATATCAACAAAATCTACGCTGGTGAATTAGTAATGGTTACTGATGCATCTGAAGATCCTACTGTTGAATCTGGTTGGGCTATTTACCGTCGTTTGACAAATGCTACTGACTTGACTGACTTAGCATCTTGGCAAAAAATCGCGGAAAAAGAATCTCTTGATGTAGTTGTTTCCTGGGACAACTTGAAAGACAAACCTACATCCACTGTTTCCGCAATCGACGCTGCTGTAACTAACAGCCATACTCACGCTAACAAAGCTGTATTGGACAAATTGTCCGAACAAGATGGCGTTCTTTGCTACGATGGTCTTCCAGTTGCAATGGCTGAAGACGTAACTAAATTCGTAGTACAAGCTGAACAACCTGCTATCGAAACATTAAAAGTTGGCGACTTCTGGTATCAAACTACTGGTACTACTGAAATCTAATTAACTATGATCCTTGGAGTCTTTTGATTCCAAGGATCATTTCTTTAATACTAAGGAGGTATACATGGACTTATCAGGTGGTCAATTAGTGAATATGCATCTACTTGACTCAATGAAACCTTCTAATGTTGGCAATGAATTTAATCCAAAAACATATTATATAACATCTAGTAAGTATAACACCTACATAAAATGGAGCTCATTCAATGATGTGTTACAACAACCAACATTACGTATGTATCGAATAGGAGATGCCAAATTCTTACTAGGTATCCCATTGGAAACATATACAAACCATTTGTTATGGGGTGGTAGAAGTTATCCATTAGTAACTATTAATAATGAAACACTAGCTATCCCATATATGGATACAGATAATAACATTAATGGGAACGGTATTATATTTGAACCTGAGAAGACTGATATTGTTTGGTGGTTTAGAAATCGTGTACCATTCACAAATCATATTTCATATACTATGTTTTTATATAATGAACCGACTGGTTTATATATCTATTTAGAAACTAAGTATCTTGGTAAAAACAGTGACGGCTCATTCTACAGAAATTTTATTAATTCAGCGACATCATTTGCTGTAACCGCTGAGGAATACAACAGTGGTAAACTACCTGTTGTATTGAAATGGAACAGTCCTGGACGATCAGTAGACTGTATTATTTTTAGAGAATCGTCTAATGCTGCCCCATATCGAGAAACTCCATTTTACGATATAGTTAAAACACTATATATACCCTATAGTTTATTCAATGAGGATGTTGAAGGTCATAAAGGGACTAGCCCAGCTAATTGGACAATGCAAGTATCACATGACCCAAGTGGTGCATATCATAGTTTTAGATCATATGGTAAAGAATTGGATCCAACTGATACATCGATTGTTAAACCATATAGCTAATAGTAAATTTGGTACTCTTAAATATATATTATAATAAGGAATAGATAGAGTTACGCTATCTATTCCTTATCACTTATTTATTTAAAGGAGAATATAAAATGACTTCATTATTTGCTTTCTTAACTGTACTATTCCTAATGATTATTATCCCGATGTTTATTATCATCGGATACGTATCCTATAGACTAGGGTATAAGAAAGGTCTGCTTGACCAAGATAAGGTCAACTATGAACGATACAAAAAATTCTACTACGAGAATTACAACTCGTAGTAGAAAGAGAGTTAGCGATTGCTAACTCTCATTTTTTTGATTATTTTCCATCTTTAGTGGAAATGAAGCGATATGCTTCTTTACAACTTTTAATGAAGGATTCTACACTAGCACCTTGTTTGGATAACATTTCCATTGTCTTTCTAGGACCAAAGTAGTATTCCAATTCATAGACACGTTTTTCTTTCCAATTGTAGATGTAGTATGACATGGTTTCTTCGTAACCCAATACTTCACCTGCATTGGAAGGGGAAAAGCGTCTTTTCATAGCGGCCCAAGCTTTTTCTTCTTCAGCAGTCAATGGGGACTCATCACCAAGATTATCGTCACCTGCTGCATCTTCAATATCAAACTTATTGGCTTTAGCAAGCATTAGTAGAATCTTTTCATTCAATTCACCTGAACCAGCAGCTTCATGATTTATAAATGGTTCTTTACGTTTCAATGCTTGTTCATACGCAACTTGAGCCCATTTCATTTGTTCTGGATTATAAGAAGGTTTATTGTTTTTTTTATCTTTACCTTTGAATACTTTTTTAATTTTATCTAATAGTCCCATATTAGCAACACCATTCCTTTACATGCCAATCAAAATCTTCTTTACATTTACCCATGAATTGATCAAATGTCAAGCCTTTGTTCGGTTGAGCTTCTTTGAAGCGATCGTCTTCATGATCGAAATAATAGATTTTCTTTTCTTTCCAATTTAGAACGTAATAATCACCATTTCCTAATTCAAATATAATCCCTGATGTGGCAGGTTTAAATCGTTTAAGGAGTGATTTATAAGGTTCTACTGTTTCATCGATAGTGTCATCATAATCGATATGTTGGAAATACTCATCATCAAAATCAAACTTATTTGCTTTAGCGATCATGAGTACTGACTTATAGGTAGCCTTACCAACATAGAATGTTGACATCGTATCCAATGGTTCACGGTTCTTCAATGCCTGTTCCCATTCACGTTCCGATTGAAGTGTAAATTCTTCAACGGTTGGTTTATTGGAACCAGTGGTCTTTTTCTTTTTAAAGATATCAAATAGTCCCATTATTTACAGAACCTTTCTACATAATCATCATGATCATACTTACAACGAGACATGAACTGTTCAAATGTTTTACCATTCTCAGCCCATGCTTCTTTATACGTAAAATCTTCATGATCGAAATAGTAAAATTTCTTTTCTTTCCAATTCAATACCCACATATTACCCCAACCAGTATTACAAACAATACCAGATGTACCAGGAGTGAATCGTTTGAGAAGGGATTTATACTGTTCATTATCTTCATTGATTTCGTCAGATTCGCCTTCTACATATTGGAAGTATTCATCCTCGAAGCTAAATTTATTATTCTTAGCTACCAGTAATAATGCATTATAATCGGCTTTACCTATATGAAATGCATCAATGGATGTAACTGGTTTACGATGTTTAAGAGCTAATTCCCAGTCGAAGGTCAAGTCCTTATGATATTGATCAACGGACTCTTTCTTACTAGCACCCTTGCTCTCTTCTTTCTCTTGCTTCTTCTTCAAATCATCATCTGATTTGAATCCGAATGCTTTAGCGAGTTTATCTAATATGCTCATTGAATACCTCACTGTACAAAAAAGTTATCACAATAACTAATTAAAACTCAAATATACATTATATATGTAAATAATTTAATTATTAATTTTATGTAATATAAAGGAGAAAATTATGGAAACTGTACAAAACCTAAAAAACAAAGTAAAAGACGTTATTAACATGGCTAAGGTCTACGATGAAGTTGCAACGGCAACTCTAGTTAAGGCTGTCGATAACAATGAACCATTGACTATCAACGTCCCTATTGAGTTAGAAGTCACTACTCCTAAGTTCATTGATCGGGAATTATCTTGGTTAGATTTCAACGATCGTGTCATTGCACAGTATAATCGAACCGATATACCATTCCATGACCGATTGTCATTCTTAGGAATTGCAGCATCTAACTTAGATGAGTTTATCTCTGTTCGATTTGCTGGGTTATTCCATGCAATGGAGGATTTAGATAGTGATGATCTTAATGCTACGTATCGTAAGGTGTTAACACGCATCATCGAACAACGTGAAAAGATCAACGCCTATGTAAATAAAGGCATTCCTGAACGTATGAGCAACTCCATTATTCGATATGGTGATGAACGCTTTAAGATTACCGATAAGATAAGAAGATATTTCAAGCATGAGATATTCCCTATTTTAACACCGATTTCATTGGGTTCCAATAAGGAAGTTCCTAAATTCAATGATAATGATGTGAACTTCTTCATTCGGTTAGCCTCCAATCAAGAAGGTGTTAAAGCCACTTATTGCTTCTTACAGATCCCTCATCAAATTCCACGTATTATTCGTATGGGTAAACACTATTACTTCGTAGAAGATATCGTTCGCTCCATGTTCGATGAGATCTTTAATAACTCAATCATTGAAGACTATATGCTATTTAAGGTTATTAAAGAGTGTGATGCTGAGGTGGATCATGACGATAATATTTCCATTATCGATCGTGTGAACAACGTATTGGTTAAACGAGAAGAGAATAATGTTATCTATCTCGATGTTGAGATGAACACTGATGACCTATCCACATCCTCTTCTCTATTGAAGAAATTGACTAAGCTATTAAAAGTGGAACGGAAACATGTATACGCGATTAATACTAAAACTGTGGGGTTACGAACCATTGCACATCAATATCTAAAATCGAAACCATTCCGTAAAGTATATATTGATGGAGATGCAGTATGGACTTCATTTAAACCGAAGTTACCATCTGAACTTATGGATGAAACTAGTATCTTTGATTATTTAGATGATGATGATTTGATTCTACATCATCCATATCATTCCTATGATACCGTAGTAGGATTTATCCAAGAGGCAGCAAATGATCCAGATGTTATCAGTATCAAACAAACTCTATATCGGGTAAGTTCTGAAAAGTCACCAATCATTCAAGCATTATGTAATGCTGCTATGGTAGGTAAGAAGGTAACCGTTATGTTAGAACTATTGGCTCGGTTCGATGAACGTCAAAATATCAATTTGATTAATACCTTGAATCAAGCAGGTTGTAACATTGTGTATTCATTAGAAGGTCTTAAAACACATTGTAAAATGTGTATTGTTACTAAGTCTACCAAAAAGGGAATTGTAACCTATTCCCATGTAGGAACTGGTAACTATAACGAAAAGACAGCGAATATCTATACTGATATCAGCTATCTAACCTCTAATCGAGCAATCGGTCATGACTTAACTTCTCTGTTTAACATGATTACTGGATTCTCTAAACCAGATGAATTGAAGCGTATTAAGTATTCCCCATATACACTTCGTCCAACATTGGTTGATGAAATGACTCGTTGTTGTAAAGAAAGTACAGCTGATGACCCATCTCATATTTATATTAAGATTAACTCTCTTAGTGATATAGAGATGGTGGGTACCATCGAATATTTAATCGAAAAGTATCCAACATGCCAATGGCATATCACTGTACGGGGTATTTGTTCACTACCTGCATTAGATCGGTATACTAACGTAACGATCAAATCAGTAGTAGGTCGTTTCCTAGAACATAGTCGCATCTATGGTTTCGTATCTAAAGGTAAAGATAGAATCTATATCTCTTCAGCAGATATGCTCACTCGTAACTTAGATAAACGAATTGAGATTCTATGTCCTATCAATGACAAATCCTGTAAGACTCGTTTATTTGATATCCTCAATACCTTTGAACGGGATAGTGTTAATAGTTGGTATGCTACAGAGAATGGCTTTATCCAACGTGAAAAGACAGATGTAAACTGTCATAATGAGTTTATCAAATTGACAAGATAAACGAAGAAGAAGATACATCCGAATGGATGTATCTTCTTTTTTTACCGTAAGGATCTTTATTTATAAATATATATTATTTTTATAGATAGAGATTACCTACCGGAAAGGAATTAAGATGAAAGACATTTCAATGAAATTGATCTTTTGTCTAGTGTTAAAGATTGCATTCTCCGTAATCGTTAATACTATGGCGATGATCATAACCAAATGGTTACTTGATTAATAGTCATTGATTTGTTTCCAATCTTATTCAGGATAGATTAATTTAATGTTATATGAATAAGATTTAGATAGGTAATCTCAATACTTATTTGTTTTTATTTTTATAAGACCTTATGGGAGGGTTTATCATGAACAAAGTATTTGGATTAATTTTAGGAGTATTGCTTTTAACTGGTATCGGTTATGGTACATATGATTTCTATCAAGACTGTTATGGGCCTGATAGAGGGGTCGTTGTAGAATATGTTGTACAACGTGGTGATACCCCAATTGGTATCTCTAACAAATTTGCATCTGACCGGTATGATTCCGGTAAAGTTATGCGTGAATCATTGGGATATCACGGCATTACAGAATGTCGTGTTAACGACAAAATCAAAGTTGTGACAACCTTGAAACGCTATGAAGAGTTGAAAGACATTGGTGAAAATGTCACTCTTGTAGCAGAATAATAAAAAGAATACCTTCGGGTATTCTTTTTTTTGACGAAATAAGACCATAGTAGTACTACTATGGTCTGGTATATCAGGTTATTTCTTTATTTTCTCATCAGTGATATCAGGCTTCTCTTTATCATGATTTGGAGAGTCCTCTTCATCATCATGAGTCATGATATGTTTGACATCTCTAATATCTTTAGCGAGATCTTTGATCCCATCGATAGAAGAGAGTTTACCAAACAAATCGAACCCAAGAACCCCAAAGAGGAAACTGATGAAAGACATAATCTTCCATGTTCCTCGGTCAGGAAGAAACCAATCTTTAAAAGCAAGCGACAAGAAGGTGGCCACGATCGTACCAATGATGATACGAATCATTCGACCTTTATGTGTCGTCGTGTGCTTAATTCGAAACAGATAGATTTCTTTTAAGCATGACCCAATCAATGCAAATAAAAAGTAACCAATAATTTCGATGATATAAAAAACGTCAAATCCGAGCACATTGAGTATTAACTCATGATCCACACTATATCACCTACTTATCTTAAATAACATATTCAATTATTGTTCTCTTTCAGAGAGTTGCTCCAATCTCGGACAACGATTCTTACGATGAGTGGAACTCAAGAAGAAAATCACGCAGAATAGAGCAAATATATTAATAGCTAATGTAGCTAAGTATGTAATAGCTTTAAAAGCCATTTGATTTTGAATATCGCGATCAATGGCATCTCGTTCTTTATCGATTGAATCAAGAAGCCCAGGGTGGACACTTTGCATAATATCAACGATATTAAACCGTTGAATGATAATGAATTTATGATTGTTAGTAAACCCTTTATTATTATAATCAGGTGTACCAAAAATATCGCCTTTATTAGTGATATAGTATGGTGCTAAAAATACATACGATGATAGTCCTTCTAATCCCTCGTTTATATATACATTACGCAATGCAGTGAGTTTCATCTCATTAATGATGATATGATTATGATTAGAATTTGCTACTGGTTCATAGAAAATGATTCGAGAACTATCATGTTGACGTATAATTGCATCCATAGCTTTTTTGTAGAGCATCGGATTGTATTCTTTATCTCTATCACTATTCGACGTATCTCGTCCCAAGTCAACCGTAGATGGATCCATATCAGCAATGATACGATCTCGGTTCATTACGATGAGACTGTTGTCATAATTATCAATATTATATAAGAAACGATTTTCTATATTACTCACTAGAATATTAGCAAATTCAGGAGTTAATTCTTTAGATTGCTCCAATTCTCTACGTAACACTTCTTTATCTGGATATTGTTTCTCTATATCAGCCACAATATGCTCAGATGTATTCTTGGCGGTAATGTCCGCCAAGAAATCAGCATCACGTAAGGTAGCATCAATCATTTTCCATTTAATCTCGGTATAGGTTTCGTCATTTTGAACAATTCGTTCACGTAACTTATCCATTTCCGTATTAAATAGGAAAAAATGAAATACTGACACTGCGGCAATAATTGCTAATAGAGCAAACCCAATTACAGTTTGTGTTCTGGCACGGTAATATAGAAATGCTTGTTTAAATTTAGCCACGCTACCTCAACCCCTTTGATGTATTAGATTAGTCTTTATGTAAATCTGTATCTTTTTCACTTTCGGATTGTAAACGACGAATTTCCGCTACTTGCATATCAATAATCCAACCAAGTACGAAACGAGGTAAGCGGATTACCTTGTAGGATAGCAAGCTTTGTAATTTATCAATAGCCGCAGCCCGTTTATCAGCATTTGTCATATTATCGGCAAATTCATCTAAACTACAAATGAATCGTTCCATGACGGATACGATAACTTCATTTTTGCTTCTATTATACAAAACGAAAACTACTTTTTTAGCTACGAATGCTAAGAAGTATAGGATCGCTAAGATGGCAACAATAGTAATGATTTCTGTCTTACTAAAATCTCCAGTAAGAGCAGTGAAAAAGTTTGTGATCTCTTCGAACATAGATCCACTTCCTTTCTGTATTAAAAATATAAAATCATTATACTATTGTCGGCGAATCTTGTCAAAAGTTTTTTAAATAAAAAGTTATAGGGAGAACAATAACATTTATGTAAATATCAAATTATTTTTCGAAAGGATGGTATTTACATATGGCTAACACTAAAGACCTTGCCAAACTTCTTGACAAGGGTACTATACAAGCTGCATTCCAAGAAGCATTGCAAGAAACTGCTGATTCTATGGTTGATGAAATCACCCAACAAGCAGTGGCAATGATTCGAGATGAAGCTGTTGTTTTCTTAGAAGCACGCAAAGAAGAATTGATTAAACAACTTCAAGCGGAAATCGAAACAACAGAAAGCTATCATGTTAAGATCAGAAATCGTATTTATATCTTCTTATTGGTTGCATCCACTGGATTCTTAACTCAATTAGAACAACGATTCTCTGAAAAGATCCGAGCACAAAAGGATTAATCTTAACATAGAATACGGGATAGGGAAATTCGACCCTATCCCGTATTTTAACGGCTCTTAAATATATATTATAATAATGAATAGATACATATGTATCTATTCATTATTACTTATTTTTATATAAAGGAGATTTTAAAAATGGAAAGATGCTTTGAAAACTATCTAAACGACGTGTATGTTGATGTATTGAATTTTATTGAGGATACAAACCTCAATATTAAATTTTTGCGTTTCTATCGCAAGAACCCAAATTTATTAGTATGTGAATTGTTTGATGAAAATCAAGAAAATCATAATCAATTTCGGCATATAAGAATTACATATTCCATGAGCGCTATGTATCAATATCTATCAGTATATAAGGAACTTATATCACGGGAAGATATTCCATTAACGGCAAATGAAATTGATCGTAATAGTGATTTCTATGAATCTAGTGTTGCATTGACATTATTATGTAGTGTGGTAGATAAACTAACTGAGCCCGCTAACGAAGCACTGGAATATATGTTAGAAATATCAAATCATTCATATATGACAAGTTATATGAATATAAATGATATATCCCCAATCAATTTTAAACGTATTGCTGAAATCGAAGATATGAATGTTGAACAATTTGAAACCGCTATTACAACAAACACGGTTGCAATTGAAATATGCAAGGAAAAATCAAAAATAAATGTCAAATTGAATAAGCGTATGGAAGAGTACAGTAACTGTGATCTGTCCGATAACTTAAAAGTCAGAATTCTTATCGGTATTATACGTGCTAAATATTTCATGGAAGATGGCGATTCAGACGAATTTGATTGTGTATATTATCATCAATCCAATATAATGGACTTCCCAAATTCATTGTATTTATAAGATATGAAAGAAACCTCTTATGAGGTTTCTTTTTTTACCTTAGATACCCATATCCTAACATTATAGTAATATTTTAACAATCTCAATTTACAGTTCATATAAATGAAAAGGAGAGTGTTTCAATGAGCAATTATATGCTTGAACGCGTCTTCACTATGATGATTCGTCAGGATGATGGTTCTTATAAGATTTTATATCCTAAAACCGCTGCCGAACAAGTTATGGCGACAGACATTACGCTCAAAGAACATTGTACCGACTTCTTGTCTCATATTTATTCGACAGAACGTCGCTTGATTAACAATGTTAATAGACCAAATGGTTATGTACTTCTTGAAGAAGGTAACTATTTAGGTACCGATCGCATCAAGAAAGAACTCTTAGCGATTAATAAAGAGTATGACACAATTGCTGACCTTTTATTAGAATCCAAAGCTCAACCTGGTAAATTGGTTATGGTATTGGATGCTACTGGTGACCCATCCGTTGATACGGGATGGGCAGTTTATCGTCGTACGAAAGATCAACATTTCGAAGATCTTACTAAAGGATGGGAAAAAGTTTCTGAACAAGAAGCCATTGAAATTGATATGCATTGGAGAAATGTAAAGAACCATCCACAATCTAACCCAGCGGATATTGATGACATGGTTCGTAATGCTCATATCCATCGTGATCTAACAGCATTACATTCCTTGGGACAAGCAAACGCTGATAGTGTATTTGACCATGACTATTTCACACATAAAGAAAAACGTGTTGGTGAAGATGCTAACATTGTCCAAGTCTATGTGGGTACCGTAGAAAAACCAGTGGGTATCGGTCGTGATATGCGATCTGGTGATTTCTGGTATAAACCTTCTATTGGTCAATCTTGGTGGCATGATCCTTCTGTTGAAGAAGCGACTGATACATGCTATGAAAAATACCGTGATCAAGCGGGTATGGTAACATCTCCATTACTTCGTACCAATAAAACAAAAGTAATGCGTCGTATGTTCTACCGTTGCAATAACTTAGAAGTGGTAAATCAATATGATACACGTAATGTAACTGATTTCACAGGTATGTTCTATGAATGTGGTTCCATTCGTGAATTACCACCATTCTATTCCTTTAAAGGTAAAACATTCGATTCCATGTTCTACAACTGCAAGAAATTGAAATATGGTCCAGAACTTGATTTCAAATCTGCTACTACTACAGCAGGTATGTTCTCTGGTTGTGAATCCTTAAAGAAAGTGTTAGCATTGAAAAACACAGGTTCTATTGCTGATATGAGTCAAATGTTCAATGGTTGTCGTTCTTTAGAAAGTCTTCCTGAACTTGATGTATCTGGTGTAACAACCGATGAAGGTTTATTGAAAACCTTTAATGAATGCTTCAGTCTTTCTGAAATTTCTTTCAAACCTAATACATTAACATGCTCTATTTCGTTAGAAAATACTAAACTCGATTTAGATTGCATTCGTCGTTTGTTTGCTAGCTTACCAGCTATCACAACAAATAAAGTGATCAATCTAATCGGTACTCCAGGTATTACTAAATTGACTGCTACAGAACGTGCAGTAGCAACCAATAAAGGTTGGATTGTATTACCTGCTCTATAAGATAAAACTAAGTGGATATACTCATATCGAGTATATCCACTTTTATCCGTATTGTTAGATTCGTTAAATATATATTATAATCATGAATAGAACCAATGAGGAAAGGAACTGTTATGAAATATCAGTTAATTTGATTGATGTTCGACCTAATGGTGATGATTGTGACACAAACAATCGTAACATTAGTTAGTACATTGATCATCAAACTTATTTTATGATAGTTTCAGCTTTTTAATGACCTCCTTTTATTTCAACTGGTATCGAAAAGTATATCAAGTCATTAAAAATAATCATTGGTTCTATTCATGATTATAATTATATTAATGTATTACAAAGGAGAAAATAAAATGTTTACTTTTACTGATATTATAACAACTGTAGCTATAGTAATGGGTTCCATCAGCCTATTCTTATTTGGGTTTGGTAAACCACAACCTAAGTGGTTTACTTATATCGAAGTACCCATTATTGTAGTGGCCCTAATTTTGGGACTATTCATAGATGATACTATTTTATAAAAAATAAAGGAGATAAAAATGAGATTTACAAAAGCATACGAAAATATGGGATTTGATAAAATGGTAGCAATCCCAAGTAATGAATTAGAACGTAGATTCTTGCAGGTCTTAAAATATGACCTAATCGATCCGGATGAGCTACTATGCGATTGGCATCCAGAGCGATTGGGTCAAGAGCTTTCATTAGACTATATGAAAGCTCTAGGATTCACAAGTGTACATTACAATGGCGAAGATAATCGCATGACACAAGAATTTGAAGGTGAGGAGTATGATATTGTGGCAACTCCTTCGAACCTAAAGGTAATCATCGCCGGTTACCGAATGCTTGGAAAGCATCGTAAGGTTGCCAAAATATTAAAAGACGTTAAACGTGTCGATTACTATAATAACTAAAAAGAGAACCTTCGGGTTCTCTTTTTTTTTGTGCTTTTACTTACTGACTATTTAACATTTATATAATGCAAATAGCTAATTCCACATTTATGTTTTTAAATAAGGAGCATAGTAAATGGCTAATGATATTAAAAAGATTGTAATTCGTCGACTCGAGTCTGATAATCAATACCATGTATATTATCCTCAAACACTAGTTGACGGCTTACAAGATAATGAAGCAACACGCGAACACTTTGCTAATGCTGATATCCATGTAACAGCTGACCAACGTGCCAATGTGTTGAACAAGGGCCTTGTTCTTGATAATAAAGGCTTAGTACCTGATACATTGATGGGTACTAAAGGTGTAGGTCTTCGTGACTATGCTAACTTCGCTGCATTGAAAGCAGCTGCCGATGTTAAAGTCGGTGAAATGGTAATGGTTCTTGATGCTCAAGACAATGATGATGTTGCGGCACGTCATGAAGGTTGGGAAATTGTTAAAGTAACTGGTACACCAGAAGCTAAGACATATGAATTCATTACTAAAGCACAATTGATGGACTATGTCGTTCATCCAGATCATATCAATGGTATGTATACTAGCAGTAAAGCTGATATTGATGCTATGGTTGCTAATGATCATACACATGCTAATCTTGCTGTATTGAACACATTGACTGAAGAAAAATTAAATGCTTTGGCTAAAAAAGGTCAAACAGGCACCATTAAATATGGTGAAAATGTCGATACTTTAGATAATAAAGAAGGCGACATGGTTTACAAAGTAACTGGCGTTATTGCTGGTGAATAATAGAAATAGAGATATGCGTAATGCATATCTCTATTCTTTTTGTGTTTATATATTATATATAAGAAGAACTATTGAGGGAAAGGAGTTTCCTATGAGATACCATATTATGATATCTGTACTTAAAGTGATAATAACAATTCTTTGCCAAATTATTGCTACTCTAATTAGTACAATTATTATCAAACATATCTTATAGTAAACTGGACTTAGCCTCCGTCCATTTCCTTCTATTCTACTAATAAAAATAGGGTATTCATAGATATACTCAATAGTTCTATTAATTTGTAGTACTGATAGTAAAAGGAGATTATAGGTATGAAAAAGAACGATCTTGCTTTAATTAAATGGATTGATGAATTTGCTAAACAAGGGTATGTAACGATTAATCGCGGCAAACATCTACCATTCTTATTTGATATAAAGATTTTCTCTATGGAAGGTCTTCATCATTTATCAATTATTCGATTAGATTATCGACCAGATTCCTATGAATGTGCGACTGCATGTGAAGATACCCATCAAGTAAGCGAACCAGTTAATTTATACACAATCGAAGAAGTGCAAGAGTGGTGTAACAATCATCGCGATTTCTTAGATAAGTGATAGATAGAGAATGGGTTTACTAACCCATTCTCTTTTTTTTGTTAACTGTAAAAGATCGATATATTGATTATATATTATAGTTATGAATAAAGTAATCTGTATTAATATAAGGAGATTTTAAAATGACACAGTTGGATAAGGATTTGAATGCATTTTTAGTTGAAACCTTTGGCGATACCCATAACGTGGTAATTCACGGGGCACATGGGTATACACCATTTAGCTTCACGTGGTTGTATGATACTAAGGTATCTAACCGTGAAATGACTAAAGCAATGTCGATCGTTCGCTTAGATGCTAAGCCGAACGTATATATGGCAACGGTGTTCAATGTCGGTGAACATACCACAGACAACGAATACTTATTAGACATCAATGAGTTGAAGGAATGGGTATTAGCCCACAAGGACTTCTTGAACTCCTAAAAAATAGAAAGAATACATCAGTTTGGTGTATTCTTTTTTTGCTAAAAATATGTGTAAAAGTACACTAGTTTGTTTATATATTATAACCATGAGTAGAAACGGAAATATAGTTTCGGTTAGACCAAAGAGTTCCGTAGATTCTATTCAAGAAAGATTTTTATTTATTTTATCCAATGTAAAGGAGATTTTAACTATGCGTTTATTATTAGGTTTGATTGATGGTTTATGTTTAGGTTTCGTAGTATATGCTACTGCACGTCCGCACCATGCGGCTCGATTGTTAGGGTTGGTAGACCAATCCGAAGAAGGAGGTGAAGAATAATGGATTTGGTAACAGTAAAACACGGACAGTTAACCTATGTGAATATGTGCGGTAAGCACACAGTTAAGGTGTATAACACTGAGACTGATTCACTGGTAGTCGAGGTTCCATTCTCTGGTGTGCAAGCTCGTCGAGCTGAATCATCTGAAATGGTTTCCGAAGACGAAGGACTTCAAATGTTCCGTACCGTATACGGTGAGGTAGAAGGTCTTCCTGAAGCACAAGATGACGTTGTCATCATCGTGTCGATGGCTGTCCGTCAAGCCTTACCAGAACGGAAAGACCTGGCTTCTCCAGGATCCTTACGTAAAGATGAATCCGGCATGCCTACGGGATGTTATGGGTTGAACTTCAACTAAGGACAAGAAAAAGAGAACTAGTCAACGACTAGTTCTCTTTTTTTTATTTTTTTTTGAATAGAGATGTGATAGATGTAGCCATATCCCGATACATATTACGTGGAGGTATATTATGGGTGGACGATACGCTACATCTATCACGAAGATAAGATTACACATTGTATAGAAAGAGGTTAAACAATGCGTACTTTATTGTTCTAAAATGATTAAAGGTTAATGTAATACAGTCCAACCTTTAATCTTAGCTGTATTGATAAGATTCATCACTCGGTTATCTGTGATATCAACATTCGTATTACGAATATCTAATGTTTTAGGATCATGAAGTTGATCTTTTAAACCTCCGATGACTTGTTCAAATGATTGGTTTGTAAGCTGAGTATTTGCAAAAGAGATGTCACAACCTATGCTATTGTGTTGACAGGAGACGTTTCTTAACTTAATACAACCATCAAACATATTGGTTGCATTTGTACATTCTGGGATATTCATATCACTTACAGTGGTTAATTTTTCACAGTTACGGAACATGGATTCACATGTTTTCACAGATGGAATGTTTACTGATGTGACTACATCTAAATCGATGCAGTTTTCATACATGGAAATGACATTCTCAACCATTGGTAGTGATACACGTTGAGGGGATGCTAATAATGTACAGTTCTGGAACATACTATGAGCATCCTTAACTCGAGTGAGTTCTAAGTTAGGAATGTTAACCAATGATGTACAATCTTTGAACATCTCAGATGTGTCAACTAGCATATGGGTTGTAATATATGGGAAGTATTTTAGAGATGAACAGCCGAGGAACATACGGGAGGCAATCTCTAATTTATCCGTTTGGAACGTAGGAATATCAGCTAATGTTTCACAATTCATGAACATTTCTTTCATACTTTTAACTTCAGCTGTATCATACCAAGGTACTTTAACTAGATTATGACAATTCGCGAAGAAACGATCGAGTTTCGTTACCATGTTACTCTTAATCTTAGGAGCAATTACCATCTCTTGATTATTTTCATAATAGCCAGTCATATCACCATGTAAGGTTAATGTATCTGGACGAATGACTTGTGCTTGATGAGGATAGGTATCTTGATTGTGGTCATGGATTGGGTCACCGAATGGAGTCAGTTTTGGGTTTTCTCGTTCCCCTGTTACGTACATAACTAAGTCACCTGGGAAGAGTTTATTACTCATTAGATTATCAGTAACTTTATAAGATGGGACTTCTTCCCGTTTACGAATCTTAGTCGTACCAAAGTATAGATGGTCAAGAATCGCGGATAACTTATTCAACGCTTCCATAGCTTCATGTGTATGACCTTCTTGTCCCAATCGATCGATTTCATCTTTTGTAGATCTAAATGGTGCTCCTAAATCAGCCCAAGAGAAACTGAATTCGATAGACTCTTCTTCAGCCATCTTATCCCAGTTCTCTAGGTAACTAGAGTCCCCACCTTTGAATCGATACGTTGCCCAAGTATGTGCTTTCTTAACGGTATCATCACCTTTAGAAGCATCCAACACCATAGCCATAGTACCAATGTCATGTACTGGGTCTAGTTTAGAACGGATTAACATCTGTACGATATTCTTATATTCCCGATTAATCCCAACAAGAATCGGATTGTATTGATCATCTTTCAAATACCCTGTTGGTTCTAGGATAGCAAATCCTAACGGTTTATTACCATGGGCTAAGATGATATGATCTTTCTTAGTAGCATGCACGATTTGACTTCGTACATGGTCTAATACAGTATCTTTTTGTTTATTGATATAGACGCCTTCGGCGAATGTCTTAGGAATCTGAATATCAAGATCATCTCCGCTAGAGTTCTCGCCTCTAATAAGGAGAGATATTTTATATTCATTAAACTCTCTAAGCATATATGCATTCTCCTTTCATAGGATGAGTTATATGATTTTGTATTACAGTAATGTTAAAATGACGTTTTTATAGACATATAGGTAGATACTTTTCTTTCATGGTACTCCTAATGATGATGGCGATGTATCCGGGCAATAATCGTGTTGGCTTATTGCTTTGGATACATCGCCATCATTTTCCGTATTTTTACCTCCTATAAGTATATATTATTGATGTGAAGTAATGTAATATTTATTTATATTTTTAATTTTTGTTTATAGGAGGTAATTATTATGTTACAACAAGTTTCACTTTCACAGCTTCAATCTGCAGTATCCGATGAATTTAAATTCTCTGAGTTCGAATCTTACGATTCTGAATTAGAGATACAAATGGAATTGGATTTATTAGGTTCTTTACTTGAGGACCTATTTTAATTAGTATAAAGGAGAAATTAAAATGAAAAATGTTATTGCAAAAGTATTGATGTTAGTATTAGGTAAAGTGGTCTATTGGCCACTCTACCTATATTCTGTAATGATGTGTAAGTATTTCGGTACGACACTTGATATTGTTCTTGAAGACAACTCTCGCTTCAATGTCGAACATGTTAAGATTGGTAACAAACTAGTTACCAGACTGACTGATAAGTGGGGACGGCATCGTTTCATCTTTTTAAATGATGAAGATAGAGCGAGTAATATTTTCAGAGATGTACATTACGGATTATTATTATCACATAACGAATTTAGTAATGAAGTGGAATCCGAACTAGTAGCATATCATATGCATCTAGGTATCATTAGATACACGGGTCGAAATAAACCATGCTTCCTTGAATCACTAGATCGATTGGAAGCATTATTTTAAAAAAAAAGAATACCTTCGGGTATTCTTTTTTTTTATCTTTCTTTTCGATTATATATTATTAACGCAAGATAGAAACGATTCTATCAAATAAAATACAAAAAGGAGGTGAATAGTATGTATAAAACAATAGTACATAAAGGTGACTATATTACATACATGCGCGGTGATCGTATAGTTACAGAACCGGTTAATGTAATATACAAACAAATCAAGGATCGGGAATGTATTAATAGCGACATCATCAGTATAAAAAAGTGTCGTTCATATGTAGAAGCCGATCCCGTTACCACATTTGATTCGTTATCATATCTATATGCTGTAGAGATATATGATGATAATGGGTTATTGAATTCTAATGGAGGTATATTTAATAAATGCCAAATATCCAATACAGATGTTGTGTTATTAGGTAGGACGGATATAGATGATGCCATCGATATGGTCTATGCATATTTCTTAGGATATCTCTATAGATCGGTTCATGGTATGCGTATTAAAGGTCCCGGAAAAGCGGTAGTCACCTTTGAAAATAATACGTCTATAGTTGAGAGTTCATTAAAGGTAATGGATAATTGTATTGCAGCATATAATAAATTAACATCGAGTGACTTTGATGTTAAATATGTTATTCAAATATGCGGTGACCATCATGAACATATCAGCGTAACTTTGATCGATAACCAGGATAAAGGTTTCATATACGGTTTCATTAGGATGATCCACCAATGGTATGGAGATACAAACATGAGGAGTATAAATGCTCAAAAACGTATACCTCATGGTATTCTGAATGCTAGGTTGCCAATCCGTAATAAGTTTATTGATGGGTTGGTTGACTATATGAACCATAATCGTGAAAAAGCACTCTTATTCGATGAGGTCGTATATAATTTATACGCTGAAGGGGTTGGTAAAGAATTTGCTATAACATATAGACTATTACTTGAACCCCTATTTATATCGTATAAAGCATCGGTTAATCTTGAGTCGTATAGAAAACCAAAGGTTAGATACAATGCCGATAATAACAATATAAGTCGATTTGATGACGCGATGATCAAAAGTAGTCAGAAAGTCGAAATACGTCGAGGAAAAACATTATCCTCAAGGGCATATCTCATCGAATCCCGAGAGATTTTGGGTGTTAATGGCTATAAACTTGAAAAATAGCTAAGACGTATTAGTATCGAGTATAACAATAACTGATCAGTTGGATGATAAACTCATTATGCATTTCGCTGTGAGCTGTCACAATCTGAGATAGAGAAGCGTGAAGGTGTACGTATACTATAAAAATTAGACTATTCAACTCCACTATATTAGAGAGGAATGGTTGGTTAATGTAGATGAGTGTATATCCATGGAGGTAAGTCGAGAGGCTCTCCGTGATCGATATCTGGTTACTGCTGAAGTAATCTAGTTCTAGCCGTAGGAGGGATCTAATAGCTAGAATGGTCCGATATCGATAGAATCAATGGGTATAGATATTCATTGGTCCATTATATGGGGTGATAGCCATATAATGCACACAACTTTGCTATTGAATTAATATAGTAGTTATTCTGTGATAATAACGTATAATGAAGCTTGAGAGATATGTAATGATATATGAGGTTATGTATGGAGACTCCTTTGTAGTAGAGTCGAAGTTAAAAACATAATAAACATGGGTGAATATATCACATAATTACATATCCACATAAGAAGAGAATTCTTATGTGACCTTATTGGTAGAAATATCTTTAAGGGGATGGTACTGTGACTGATGGATAAGATCAGTTATGTGCCCCATTAGTCGAAATACTAATGCAAGCGACGTTATATTGAAATACTACAACTTTGGTAAACTTATAGAGATATAAGTATCATAGATTAGTCAACCGATGAAGAATACCGCTAGGTATTCTTTTTTTTTTGCCAAATCCGTCATGGTAACATTATACTAATTACTTCTATTACATATAAAACAATGAAGGAGGTACATGTATAATGCCTGATAATCAAATTAAGGTCCTCCATAGTCAATATAAGTATAACACACGCGTTGAGCAAGGTGGTCGTGGTCAAGATTACGTAGTTGTATATTTTGAAAACAATGCTACCGATGTTATGATGCATGGTTATACTCAAGTACCTGACACACACATTCATTTACAAGGTGAATTGAATAATAAAGATACGGGTATGGACGCATTCAAGAAATTGGATTCTGCGATTCGTAATACTCGTTTCGGTCACCTGAATGACCATGGTCGTTTGAAAGTTAATAATAACTTTCAAATTGATAGTGATGGTACCTTGGGTCTTAATATTATTATGCTAGAAAACCGTGCCGCATATAATGCCATCACAACTAAAGATGAAGGTGCCATTTATATGTGGACTGATAACGGTAAATTTACTGGTATTGATACCGGTTCTACAACACCAGGCAGTACGATTAATGTAGGCTCATTAGAAGCTCACAACGCATCCCCATTGGCACATCCAGACATTCGTAACCAAATCAATCGAATGCAAGCTAGTGTAACATCTATTTCTGGTAATATGGATGCCTACCAAACGGAATTGTTGAAAATCCGCTCTAATGTAGATGCCGCAGTTAAAATCGTAAATACGTTCAAAACGACAGGTATTGACCAAGCAGCCTTAGCAGACCGTGCTAGAACTGCTGATAAATTAAGTCGTTCTGTAACGATTAATGGTGTTTCCTTTGACGGTTCTCAAAATATTAACATCGATGATGTAACGTACTCTAAAACGACAGGTAAATTGAAAAAAGCTGTAACCATTAATGGGGTAACGTTCGATGGTTCTCAAAATATCACAATCCCTAAAGTGGATTCTGCTACAACTGCTGATGTAGCTACTCGCTTCTCCAGAGCGATTCGTATCAATGGTATTGAATTCGATGGTTCTCGTGATATTACAATCCCTGCTTCCGCTATGGAAGGTTTTGTTGCTGAGAATGCATCTAAACTTGGTAATGTAGATGCTAGCGAATATGCATTGAAACGTGATGTATATCTACGTTCACAAACCTATTCGAAAGAAGAAGTCTACAATAAACAAGAAGTAGATAGCTTAGCAGGTAAAATCCCTGGTGGTCGCATTTACATTGTATAACTATAGGAGGACTATCATATGAATCGTTTTGCTGAAATTAAATATGGGCGTGTAAACGATATCGTAGAAACCCTTAATGATTTAACATGGGTTAGAACTATTTTCTCTCCTATTTCATTATGGACTGATATCACAGACATGCTCGATTCCGAAGGGAATCAAATCCAAATTGGTCACGTGTTTGAAGGTGGTTCTTTTAGAGCACCTGCCACTAGAACAGTTCCTGTCACATTAGATGATCATCGTCGTGTTGCCTTATATCGTAAAGATCTATTGGTAACACAAAAAATCGAAGAAGGGTTCTTCTCCAAAGCATTAGGAGATCAATACTTCTTCCCTTATAATGGCGATGCCAAACAAATGTTAGATATGGACTTTGAACTATTGGAAGATGAAGAGGAAGAAGGCTTCAGTGTTGTGTATCGTACAACTCGGGATCCTAAAGAATCTACGAATAAACTGAATGACACAGTAACAGTTGATCAAGTGAAACAACTTCGAAAAGACTTCCGTAAGCATAAACTTGCTTGCTCTAAACGTGGTATGGAAATTACTAACCAAATTAATCAAGCGGAAGCTGTTGAAGAAATGTATAATTATATCAATTGGGATAAATAATATGACTAGGTAGTTGACTTTGTTAGCTACCTAGTCTTTCTACCCGCTGAAACATTCTACTAATACAATTACTATAACCTTTATGAAAGGAGACCTTATCTATGGGTTTAGCATATAATGGTAGAGTTGTCAGCGAAGACTACTATGCATTGATTCAATCCAAATTTGCAGTGATTGAACAAGCATTGGGTGCATTAACAGCTGATACAACTTCTAAGAATGCGAGCTTAGAACAACGATTAGGAGACTTTAACACAAGTCTTAATAACCAATTTAAAAGCTTGAAAAATAAAATTGATAATGATATTGCATCTCAACTGAATGCTATCGAAACAAAATTAACGAATAACCATAATCTGATTACCACTAAACTAGAAAACACGGCTCAACGGTTAGAAGGGTTAATCACTGAAACGGATACCTCTCTTACCAATAAAATTAAAGAACTGGATGGCCGTGAAAAAGCAGATGTTAAACAATTAACAACCTCTATCGGTACAGCGAAAGCTGAATTGACTGCTATTACCGAGTCCAATAAAAATAAGATTGATGCATTAGCAAGTAAGTTCCAATTTGGTGGAAGACAAGTCAGTGATCAAAAAGTACTCGTATGGTTCGATTATGAAACAAATCCAGACGAACCCGTGATCAAATTTAGAAAGGGTGACGAATTCGTTGCCTTTGGTGCTGACTGGAAATAATATGTAAACTATTTGGAGGATCCATGAGTCAATTTAATGACGTAATGGCAGTCCGTGCAGCCGTATTGACAATCACTACTGATTGTCAATTACGCTGTTCGTATTGTTTTGAAGAAGATAAAGCTCATAACTATATGAGTGAAGATGATGCTATGATCATCATTAAAAAATTATGTGATAATTTTAGGGAGAATGTATATACACATGATCCTACAGCTAAGCTAGATATTAGCTTCTTTGGTGGGGAACCTACATTAAACTTCCCTGTCATTAAAACTATCGTAGAATACTGTAATGAGCAAGAATTTATTGTGCAATATGGTATTACTACAAACTGTGTTCACATCACAGATGAAATGATTGATTTCTTCTATGATAATAACTTCGGTATTTTAGTATCCATCGATGGTACGAAAGAGTTACATAATAGAAATAGAAGTAACTCCTACGATACCGTAGTAGCTAATATCAAACGCATGTTTGATGGTGGTTTGAAACTAAATATGGAAGCCCGTATTACTATACCACCAAAAGATATTCGTTATACATTCCAATCTATGAAGGATATGTATGACTTAGGATTTGACCGAATTGCTCCATGTTTCGTATATGACCAAGAATGGGATGAAGAAGCCTATCAACAATTCGAAGTTGAAATCCGTAAAATTTATGATTTTGCATTAGATAAATACAATTCAGAAGAAAGAAGAAATCTCCAAGTGAAAAACATTGAAGATTTCATCTATTTATGCTATGATTCTGATACGAACGATACAAGTCCATGTGGATTTGGTAAAAATGCTTGGGTAGCTATTGGTTACGATGGTGAACTAACCCCATGTCACCAAGTCCATACTAACTTCCGTAACTGTGAAGTGTTACATATGGGCAATATGATTACCGACGAATTCGATCGAAGTGTTATGGATATGATCAATGTTCAATTCGATCGTAGTACATGTGGTAATTGTCAATATAACAACGTATGTCTAGGTGGCTGTCCTGCTGAAAGTTTTACGAATGGTCATTCATTTAATGATGTAAACCCAGCTGTATGTCGTCATATGGATATTATGTATCACATTGCTACCGAATATCAAGATAAGATACTCCATAGCACTAATCTACGTTCCAGACGCTTAGCTATTTTGAAACGTAACTTAGAATTCAAACAATTGTTGGATACTGCCATCGATCACTTGCATCAAAATGATATCAATGTGATTATGTTAGATTTTGCAAGTATTCAAGAATCTATATTTGGTGAGGAAAAAATCCTTCTTCCTCCATATATTCGTTTAGCAGAACGATACATTGACATCGTATCTGATAAACTTCTAAACGATGTGGTTGAGGAACTTGATAAATACCAAGCAATTATGAACGGTGGTGAAATGAATGGCGATAATTAAAGCCGATGATATAAATGGATTAGTCGAGAAGATCAACAAATTAACTAAATTTTCTCGGGGTATCCGTGCAGTTAAATCAAATCCTGGTATCGAAGCAGGTGGTACTGGCCCTGGTTTATCTTGGGGTTGTCATAAATATGGTGGTCAACTACGTAATGTGGTACCTGATGATAAAAAACAAGATAAGTTTCAAGGATCTAATGTAGTTAACACGCACATTGATACCAATCACCGAGTTAAAGCAGATCAATTCAATGAAGTGGTTAACGGTATCAATTCTGCTATTACAGAAATTCGACAAAATGTAACAGGTGATGATGGTCCTGGGTTAAGTGATGTAACAGAACCAACTCAAGTGACAAAAGATACTATTGCTAAATTACAACAGCTACAAGCTGCATTAAACGCTGTTAGTACGATTGAAAGTACATTAAACCGTGTTAATGGTTGGTTTAACAGTGCTAACAAATGTAATCGTTCTTGTCAAGTTAACTGCCAAGTTGGGTGTCAAGTTGCTTGTAACTCTGTTAACTGGTGCCATGACCAAAAATGTGGTGGGCACTAATTTTTTTATCAGTATGAAGGAATGGTATAGTGCCATTCCTTCTTATTTTCTATTATGAGGGTACTATGTTTGATTCTATCAATCGTATTTCGATTAAAGTGACAGACTTCTGTAATTTAGATTGCGTGTACTGTCATCAACAAAAAGTAACAAAAGACTCATCCAAGACATTCTCACACTATGATACACTAGAAGACTTCATCAAGTCATTACCATTGGCAGATGAAGTTGATGTATTAGTCACTGGTGGAGAAATATCTGTTAAATTAGATGAGTTCAGAAAGATTGAACGAATTCTTAGACGAATCAGTCAATCCATTGATGTAAAATTCATCATGAGTGTCGTTACGAATGGTACTAATCTTCCTGGATTAGTAGATTTTGTTAAACGAGATATTATGCGTCCCGATTCAATCACTGTATCATGGGATGGAGTATATTCATACACTCATAGTCGTAAAGGTAAACTACAGAACTTATCCGATAAGTTCTTTAACGATAATATACGATATATCGTTGACCAAGGATATGCGAATGAGATTAATATAGCTTTTGCCGTAACTCCTGACACAATCAACGATATGATGCCTAGCTTAGACTATTGCTTAGGTGTTGGGTTACGTAACTTCTCCTTCTATTATATTCATGAAGCAGATTATACAAACCCTAAATTTATTACTGATTATACAAATGCTCTACAAGGTATGGCAAATCGCTTTGTTCAAACCTATCCTGATTTGAAAGAACGATTCCGTTATTATAATTGGCAAAATATGTATTGTCGATATATGTTATCAGATGCATCATTCCTAGCTAAAACATCGTGTGTTAAACTAGGGAATTCTATCCATATTGATATTGATGGATCCATTTATCCATGCACATTCTTCTCTGACCATAGAAGTATGCAGATTGGTCATATATTGGAAGGATTCTATGAAGATCGAATTCATCGATTTGAGAAAGAATACTTCAGTAAACCAGATTGTGACTACCAATCATGTAAGAATGAGCATTGTTTCGAATGCCCTGCATCCGATTATATCCTTAACAAAGGGATGAATAACAAGCAGAAGAATCTTTGTCATCTACTATCCATTGAACGAGAAATCTTTATGGAGAATATTAAGAAAGTGAATATTAGTGAATATGATATTCGTACATTCTGGAACGTGGGAACGTCTGTTGTAGAATCCCACTATACTGACAAGATGAATGCCGAATGTCATCTTCCATTAACCGATTCCAGAGAATATATGGAAGATGATAAGATGTTAGTATCTAATAATATAGAGAGGATTCAATCATGGTAGAACAAAAACCATTCTTTCTACCATATCAGGTAGACTTCTATCTTATGTTAACTGAAGCATGTCCATTGCGATGTGAATATTGTTATATCAAAGATAGAGATAATCCTGCTCGTATGAGTAGAGAAACAATGGACCTTATGATGAAGAAGGTCCAAATAAAACCAAGAATTATATTCTTTGGTGGTGAACCATTATTGGGTATTGGTGATATCAAATGGTTCACTGAGAAATATCAAGATGATGTTAAAGTGTTCCAAATCGTAACATCCACGTTCCCTAAAGCAAACTTCCATGAATTAATAGAGAATGTTATTAAACCAAGTAGTAAACCTTGGGAATTACAACTATCCTTTGATGGATTTGAAGGAAGTGAACGTAAGTTAGTCAATAAAGACCCTGTTGCTCAGCAGGTATATGAGAATATTCTATATACGTTAGAGCAGGGAGTTAAATTACAAGTTCGATGCGTTATCAATGATAGTAATATCTATTACTTCCATGATACCTATCGTCAGTTTAAACGTATGAGTGAAGAGTATAGCGGTTTATTCTATGCTGATTTCACATTGGTGCATGAAACCAATTTAGATTCCGATTTCCCAGAAGTCCTTAAACGAGAATTGGGGATGATATTGGATGATATATTAACAGATGAAAACCCATTTATTACAGCAGGTCTTGCTTCTATGGTAGGGTCTATCCTAGAAGATAGAAAGTGTATGGCTTGTAATGTAGGTTCTGAAATTATCATTCGTCCAAATGGGGATATTTATCCTTGCACTATGCTATCTCAATACTCCGAAGACTTCAAAATGGGTCATATTACAGATAGAGAGCTAAATACTGATATTGCTACTGATGTACATGAGCGTCCGGCAGATTGTGATACGTGTGACTATAACAAATATTGCTTCGGCGGTTGTCGGTATGAACGATCCTATCTAGGGAATCTCAATGAGATTAATCTTGGGTATTGTGAACAAACTAAAACGGTAGTAGAAGCCTTATTAACATTCCGTGATAAGTTATATTCTGATTCTTGTAAGAATCGAGAACTTATTATTGAACGAATTCTACGTTATCGTACATGGCGTAGTGGTATGGAATCTACAATGGATTTTGAATATATGAAATTTAGAGGTAATCAAAATGCCGGAATTGAGTAGAGAGTTTAAAACTCGTATTAAACGAATGCTTCGTTCTTTGAGTAGTTTTCGTTCCTGGCAATCCATCTTCTTCAACCTAACCTATGCTTGCCCATTAGCTTGTAAATATTGCTATATTGACCCAGAGTTGAAGGGTATGACACTAGAAGAAGTTGAATATACCATGGAACTTATCAACCAAGATAAGGGGAACTATTCCAGAACCATTACATTCTTTGGTGGTGAACCTGCTTTACAAATAGATATTATTGAAAAGATTATCCCTAAGTATTACAACGAAACGATTCCTGGTACGAATGAGCGGAGATATCGCTTTGGTATCATAACAGGCTTCACTGTTAACCAAGATCGTCTTATGAAACTATATGAGCAATATCCATTTGAAATCGTTGTATCATATGATAATATACGAAATAATACTCGGGTTGATCATAATGGGGTTCCATTTGATGCATTAGCGGAGTTACGAAAGTATACCCATATGGATTTAAGCCGTTATATATGTATACAGAAAACATTGACGGGTAATGAGAAAGATTTACTTGCTGATATTAAAGAACTTGAAGAATTCCATAAACAAACTGGGGCTAACTATTGCTGGGGTCATAATAAAACCCCATTCAAAATCCCTGATGATAATTATGAGAACTTCAAATCCCAATACAGTGCAGTGATTGATTATTATCTAACAGGATTAGAAGAAAACCCTAATCGGTTTATCCCTAAGGTTGTTACAACTGAGTACCTACAGTGTGTTACAGGAACAGTTGAACAAAATCATGGGGGATGTGGATTAATGACTGAGATATTTATCTCTCATGAGGGACGTGTATATCCTTGCTCAATATCTAATAGTAAATTACCATACTTCGACTTAACGAATGATGATGCTACTGAAGAGATTGAGCATGCTGAACGTCAGTGTATCCATAATCCTACTTGTGAAACATGTGATATTCGATACTTTTGTAATGGAGGCTGTATAGTTGATCGCTCTGTTAATTTTGGTGATTATGGTAAGCCAAATCCTAATTGGTGTGATTATATACATGCGATAGAATCGGCTGTATCTGATGCCGCTAATAAGCATAAAGATACCGAAACTTATCTTAGAAATGAATTAATTAAATGGCGTATCGGTCATTATAAGGCTTGCTTATCACCGACTGATAACCAAAGCATAGTTGGAGGACTTATCGATGTTAATTTACCTACCTGAACGAATCTATGAAGTCATTCAAGATGACGCACGGATTCAACAATACGAAACCGAGATGAAAGAACTTTGGGGAACTGGTTTCCCTGAGGTATCTCAGCTTAAACAAGTGAATCAAGTTGGGTTCCACTATATGTGTCAAGCTAGACGATTACTTAGAAATCATCCAAATCTATTAGAACAATTCCAAGTTTCCAATCATGAGAATGATACGATGTATCTAAAATCTGTATTAGCAAATACAAACGATAAGGAAACTAAATTGGAATGTTTATATCGATTGATGTCTAGTTGGATTGATAGAGATACATCTATCAAAGAATTCATTAGATTATTCGAATCGTTAAATCTAAATGAATTATTTGCTTTATCAGCTAATATCGTTAAAGCATACTATATTATGAAAACAAGTACGATTGAAGCTCATAATATTGAGGAGTATGTTAAGAAAGCCAATACAATATACACTCAAATTGCAGGTGTATGTAAGATGACCAAATCATTAGAGAAGATGTTGATTGTCGAATCTATTGATCAATTAGTATCACATTTACGTGATAAACTCATTGATGGTTCTATCACAGCCGAGAAAGCTCTATCTATATACGATAGCAATATCGTTAAAATTATTCATAAGATGGAGCAGATTGATGCCGAATATCTAAAATATAATACTCGGTCATTGTATTTGTATCTTATCATATGTGTAAAACGATACGAAAAAGATCGAGATATGAATACAGCATTTGATTTAGTATATAACTATATCATCTTTTGCTTGAAACATAAAGAAGAATTCACTCGTTCGTTATATACACATAATGAGTTTATGTTTTCTCATCTAGCGGTATTACTGAATGCAATTCATATGATCGTACCTGAACATAAGCAAAAAGCTATAGAAGACTACTTAGATGATAATGAACTAGATTATTTGGTTGGACTGTCTAGTAATGGAAAATTGTCTAATTATATAGCTAATACATTACGGTCTGTTAATGCAGATGATTTCGGTGTGGCTGTATTGAAATACTTTGAATCAGATGTATATGCATTGATAGAACCTATTTTAATTGATAAAACCTTGGAGGGTTAATTATGAATATAGTTTGGTATCCAAATGAATGTAAACCATTCATTTATCAATACCCAGAATTGGTAGAATTACATGAGTTAGCTCGCAACGATCATCAAACGAATGTGATTACAGATAGTACGGTGCAATTAGAAGAAAAGATTGCTTCGGTTGAAATGATACTTGAAGGTATCACTGAAGAGCAAAATCGATTAGTCTATTTGGTAACACATGTTGATGATTTACCATTAGATGTGATCGTTGATAAACTCGATAAATCAACTCGTTCTGAAGAACGATTGATTTTATTGAATCGATTATGTCGATTAGATATGGCTACATATGGTCCACGGATGGAAGCGTTTGTTAGAAATTTAATTACTCAAGGTGTGTTAGTATCAGATCCATATTATGTGGAAATTATGAACACCTATCCCATCATTTCTAATGGGAGTAAAGAATCCATTGATGAATGCTTTTCCAATGTAACTCGTGTGTATCACGAACAAGCAAAAATCGCTTTATTCATTGCTATCAAGAAAGCGATTGTAGAAAGTAAATATGTATTCGAAGTACCGCCCGTTGAATTCCTTACCTATATCGATGCCTATATCGATTCTATCTGCGAAACAACTAAGATGGATCCTATGATGTTTAGAGCATGTGTCGATTATATGGATTTTTTGGTATGTAACAACATGATGGAACGACTCAATACAGTTATTCAATGGATTGATTCCCATAAAGAAGAAGCGATTTACATCAATTCTTCTACGGATTTAAATACAACATTCGATATGTTATTACTCATCAATCGATTGAAACACTTCGGCAAATTGTCAAAACCATTAACGGAAACGTCTTGGAATGATAAAGAGATGGAAGTGATCAATGCAACAACTCCATCAACTATTACTCCATATACTGTATTACATGCTACAACAGAAGATATTGACTGGTTATTCGATTGGTATACTGATATTATCGAATCATTTGGTTAATACACAGAAGAGTTTAGGCAAACCCTAAACTCTTCTTTATTTAGACATTGATGTAATATCAATTACAAGTATTTCATAAGAAAGGAGTCAATCGTTAATAATGGCTAAACTCAATAAACGATTTAAGTTTACCAAAGATACTACGAACGAAACCTTCTATGCTGACATATATTCATCGATTGGTGACTTAGAAGAAGGTCAACCATATCTTTCGACTGATGTTAAGGTCGATGAGAATACAACTATGCCAGGGTACGTCCAAGGCTCTACTAACTCATATGACGAGAATCTTCTCGATATATACATAAAGCCAGATGATGCTACTAAACAAACATTTCGTTTAAAATCAAAATCGTATAGAAACATTGCCAATGGTGTCACTATCTATTCCCAACCAGGTCAATATACATTCAATATTCCTGTAGGTGTAACTAAAGTATGTGTTATCACAGTGGCAGGTGGTTCTGAATATGATTACGTTCATAACGTAACCCCTAATAATATCACAGCATTGAAAGCTCAATTATTGAGTTCATCTGTTGATACTTATGTAACTGAAACAGGTAAAACCGATCGATTGATTAGTTCATCTGTAGATTATCAAACCGTTTCTTTTGATGGCTCTCCTATCATTGGGTATGGTATTGATGGTGTAACAGGTAAAGTCACTCGTACTGAAATCCCTGTGAATACCCCATTATATTTCGGTACACCATCTGGTCTATATAATGATACTACATCAGCCTATAGACACAGTGCATCGGGTCAATTGCGATCTACTGTGATCGATGTATCCAATATTGAATCTCTCAATGTGGTAGTCGGTAACTTCGGTAATGCTACCGATAATACAAGTCCTAAACGTGGCACTAGTGAATTAGTAAGTGCTGACTTACCATTGACCACTAAATCTAAAGAAGATAATGGCACATCCTTCCATTTTGGTAATGGTGAACCTACCATGCATGTACTTAAAGTAGATGCTATCGGTATGGGTGGTATTGGTTCTCAAGGGTTAAGTCCTAACACGGCTGACCCTGGAACACAACCCTATGCCGAAAGAGAGTTTGCTCGCATGGGTAATGCCCGTGGTACCGTGGTTAAGGTTGCTACATCCGATAAAACAATTGCTAACATTGTTAGTATGAATGGTAATAGTGCCTTATTGGGTGATAGTGTCATTACCAATGACAAACCAATTCCAGGTGCTAAATTTAATGGTACTATCGATACTAACCCAGCCTACCCAGGATTGAATTCTTTGACTGCTGAACAATTAGAAGCTGGTCGAGGACTTCCTGGTAAATCTGTTAAACAGATTTGGATTGAAGGAGTAGAAGGGTATGATAACCCTATCCTTGAAGGTGGTGCTGGTGGTTTACCTGGTCATGATGGTGAACCTGGTAAAGTAAGTAAATTCTTTATCATAGAAGATGGTGTTACTAAATACATTAAATCTGGTGGCGGTGGTGCTGGTGCCGGTTATATTGCTGGTAAGCTTGTTACTATCAATGGTGATGAGTATGCTAATAATAACCAAGTCAATATCAACGCAACCTATGATAAGTCAAATGGTTTAACACCGGGCACAACTGGTAACTACAATATCACATATGGTGGTACTATCGAACCTAAAGTTCGTATTGGTCAACCTAATATTGGTATTGTATCCATCATATATGGTCCAGAAATCGAAAATCTGGATATTCCATTATATACTTGGACGACTGATCAAGAATCCTATGTGGGAGAACAGCTTAGATATACCGCTAATGGTATTGAAGGGAATATTAAATTCTCTCCTAAACGTATCTTCATTTCTCACGAATTTGTGAAAGATGAAACGGCTGCTAGTGGAGCTGCTTTTATGCAACCGTCCCAAAAGGCCGGATTAGAAAACCTAGTATTGGAATATATGAATGATAAGGGTGTTTGGACTAACTTCAAAACAGCGTCTATATCTTTTACTATGTTGACGGAAGAAGGTCAAACATATATCGATATTCCATTGCGTGTATATTCCACAAAATGGAGATTACGTTTACCAGATGAAAATCTTCATCTTAAAACAAAGAATGGGGTTAAGATCGATTCTTACATCACATACACAGAAGATGAAATGACCTAATAAGTATATATTATAAGAATGAGTATGGATTAACCGTACTCATTCTTTTTACTGTTTGTTCGAAAGGGATAGTAATATCTAACATTATAGCTAACAAACAGGTATTGATAAATTATTTCATATTTGGAGGGCTTTATTATGGCATTCAACACATCTATGACGAGTCAAAGTCAAACGAATCCTACTGATAATATTAACACTCGTGGGATTCAATTCTACAATGGAGATGCTACCATCGTATTCGATTACTGGAATGGTATGGCATCCATTAAAATCCATCCAGCACTCCCTGAAGCTGAGCGAGCTAATAAACAAGTATACGATTACAAAAAATCTGTATCCGTAGCACTTAGTCCAGATAATGCTGTATTGGTGGGTAAATATATTAAAGAAGATATTCTCCCTGCTATTGAAAAAGGGGAAGAATGTACCCGTGCCGTTGTTAGTGCACGTGTCAACTTATTCGTAGTATCCACTGGTGTTAACCAATATGGTGAAGTAAAACCATTCATTGGTATCTATCGTAAATTAGATGAAAACCGTATTCCTGCAGAATCCATGGTATTCCATTTCGATAAACATCCAGTGATTACCAAATATGCATCTACGACAGGTGAAATTGATATGAATAGCCAATACACTGAAGTAGTGGGTGTAGGCGAATTCTTTACTGCATGCTCCGCATTAATGAATGCTGGTGTACATGCAGATAACTTTTCTAACCGTTTTCGTATCAACCGAGAATATGAATTCAGAGCAGCTGCTTCTGGTAAATTAGGTATTGATAACGGTAGCGGTAATCGTACTAATTTTGTGAACCGTTCCAGTGGTGGTGCATCTCAAAATATTTGGGATATTAAAACACCAACTGATACTCTTTCTAATGATAATGGTGGCGGTTCATTAGCGGAAACATCAACAGCATCGTTTGATGCATTAAGTGACTTGATGTAATTCGTTAGTGACTAGAAAATACTTCCGATGTATTTCGGAAGTATTTTTTTTTGGAGGTTCTATGAGTGAAGATGATAAACTCAAGAGTCTGACTATCTTGGTAACGTATCGTGATATCATTAAGACAGCTGATTTCTATATCCTAGACTTAGTGAAGACTCGATTTCGTGATAAATTTAAAGACTTAATTGATTTTAAGCTATTGGATACCTTAACCGAGGAAGCATTGATGTTTCATTGGTTACATCGTCCAGTAAAGAATGTTCTCGAGTGGTTAGCGATTAAAGAGTTCGATTATGAAAAGAACTATCAGTTTCTATATGATAAATCTAAGAAACTGTATATAGACGATAGTCGAACACTTAAATTCGATAAAGTACTAGAGAACTACAAGTTTTCGAAAGCAATTAACGATATCTATGTGTGGAATCCCACCTATGATAAGCGTCAATTGTTTGATCTCAAAGTAAGGCATGGTTTAGGTAAAATCAAATACGTGACAGGTGCTAGCTTGGAACGGGTATTAGACAGAATTGGATCTGTCAATTTAGTATACGACACAGATGCTGATCGAGTTGCGGAGCTCATCAGTACAGGCAAATACCCTAAGATGGTATTTGGTGTCGGAGCATATGGTTATAATTATCAACGGGATTTTATACTGAAACATGACTTAGCGGATAACGTCAATGTATCAACTTTCCCAATACTCATTGTTAATGAATCATACCTATTTAATGGATAAAGGAGATACCACTATGAGCGAAATCTATAATCAGGCGGAAGATAATCAAATCGCCGTTAAAGTAGTAAAAGATACAAGTAGTTCTTTCGATACAATGGAACAAACGTCTAGTATTCCTAGACCTGTATTTCCACCATTGATTCCAGAGAACAAAACTAAACACCCTTGGAATGTCATTACAGAAGCAGAATTCAAAGCTCGTATGCAAGAAATCTTCGAGATGGTGGCTTCTGCATTAAAAAGCACATTAGGACCCTATGGTGCCAGCACACTCATTGAGTCTATGGGTACTTATCATTTGACTAAAGATGGATTCACGGTATTGAAGAATATTCACTTCAATAACCGTACTGATAATACTATCTTAAATACCATCTTAACCATCTCTCATCAAATGGTTATGAAGGTTGGTGATGGTTCCACATCGTCCATCATCGCAGCATATAACTTCTTACATCGTCTATCTCAATCCGATGAATTGAAGGCGTTACGCCCTCGTGACTTAAAGCAGTATGTCAATCAATTTGTTGATGTGGCAACACAATATATACAAGCCAATGCTCAGCAATTAACAGATGAGAATTTCTTGGATATTGTAACAAATATCGCTAAGGTTGCTACCAATGATGATAAAACGTATACGAACATCATTCATGACATCTATGAGAAATGTGGTCGCGATGTAACCATCAGCAAAGCTATGTCTGATACAAACGAACCGTCTTATGAAATCAAAGATGATATGTTCTACATCGATGCATCTTACTTAGATCGCATCTATTGTAATACTGATAATGGTACTAAAGTGGAGTTAAAACAACCGGCTGTAGTACTATTCAACTTCACACTTGAAAATAAGCATTGGGATTTAATTAAGATCATGAATGCAGCTATAGCTAAGTCTGACGCAACAGGTCAAAGACAATTATTAGTGATAGCTCCTTATTATGATGACCAATTCTTAGATCGAGTAAAGAATGATATCAATCGTTTCCGTGCTTGGTACCAACAACAACAGCAACAAGCTGGTGCTATTCCATTCCCAATGATCTTTGGTAAAGCCCCATTCTTTAAAGCCATTCAACGTGATATCTATGATGATGCATCTGCCTTCTTAGGTAACACAATTATTAATCCTATGGACGCTGATCATTTACTAGAAACATTGAATACATTGAATGGTCAACAAGTACAATGGAATGAATACGACCAAGCTAAAGAAACTATGCAACCAGAAGCATTTGAACAATTCTGGGGTACTCGTCCAATACCAGAAAACCCGGAAGAAAAAGTGAATGAGTTATTAGACGAAGTATCCAAACGTTTTGGTACTGCTGAAAATATCTTAATGACTAATAAAACAATTGAATTCACTGGATTAACTAATCAAGATGCTAATATGATTAAGCTTCGCACTGATATTGCTCGTGGTGATATGGAAAAGGAATTAGCGGAAGTAGAAAACTTGCGCTACATTTCAAAAGATTTCATCGCTGCTAAAGAACGCTTATCTCGATTAGCATTAAAATCTGCAACGATTCGTGTGGGTGGTAATAGTGAACTGGAAAAGAAAATGAATGATGATGCTTTAGATGATGCGATTAAAGCATGTGATTCTGCTCTTCGTTATGGTATTAATCCAGGTTGTAATACAGCGATTATTCAAGCCTGTATGCCTGAATTAAATACTCGCTTATCTGAACAAGAGCCTATTATCAAAACCATTGCGGATATTGCCTATGAATCATTCTTAGATGTAGTACAAACGATCCATAAGAATAAGGATCCTAAAGTAACACGTGAAAGTGTTGCCTATATTGTAGAAAATTCAGCTATGGATAATCGTTGCTATGATTTGGTATCTGAAACATTCTCCACTGATATCATTAACTCCTGCCGTACAGATATTGAAATCTTACGCAGTGCTATCGCTATCATTGGTGTGATTATTTCATCTAACCAATACCTAGCAGCGGATATAAAAAATTAAGCTATAAAGCACAAGTAGATAGAAGGAATTATTGTTTTCCTTCTATCTACTTTTCTATTTGATTAATGGAGATAGTGCATATGGATCGATTTTATCCAACACTAAAAGACTTCTTAACCGAAAAACGAGCTAGAACACAGCAAACCATTTATGGGTATGCTAGTATAGAAGGTAGTTATAAGGAACGGTATACGAAGTTTATTAAACGATTTCCTACTTTAGATGTAAAGTACTATAAGTCCCATTCATCGTATTTCATCCATGTGAAAATTCCATCAAGTAAATCTATAGACAGAGGGATTAACCTCTCATATGATGTTATATTTGAGTTCTTTGCACCAACCGATGATATCGCTAAACAAAACAGTTTACAAAATTGGACTGTTCGAGTGTTCTCGAATGCCCCATCGTTTGCGTATCGCTATGCGTATGTGTATTATCGCACAGGGTTACTAATTGATGGTCTACAAGACAAGTTTGATGATAAAATTCTTAAAGCAAAACCAACCAAACAGAATCCAAAGGAATTAGTTGGGTTTGATTATACCATTTATTTCGCGGTCATGTATCTTATGAATCGACCTAGTTACATTCGTAATTTACATAATCGGAATTTTGGTAAGTTCGAAGAATTGGTTAAGGCTACAAAGGACTATTATGAAGTTCTTCGTATCTATAACAAAGTCAGTCGACTATCATTATCGAATATTAAAAATCGATTAACCCTCAATGTAGATAAATTCAAGCGTCATCGCTTTCATAATGACACCCATTCAACCACGGTTAAAACAACCAAACCAGTGAAAGCAACAAGCTTAACAAAAGCTGTAAAGACAACCAAATCGGTTAAAACAACGCGAAGTGTAAAAACAATTCGAAAGAAAAGATAAGCATATATTATCGTTTAGATACCGAGCGTTGGTGTTTTTTATTTCATGATGAGATGGAGAAGATAAGATGAATGAAGATGTAAAAACGAATGATATCATTCTTGACCCTGTTCCAGAAGGCGTGATACCTGTTGATGAATGGGTATATGGCCCTGGTGATGAAGTGATCACTTATACAGCGAAACAGGTCATTGTACCATTCGATGTCATTTTTAACATCCCTAGTCAAGTACGTAGATTAAATGATTTCTACGTGGTCTATAAGGATGCCTATGTAAAGCAGTTCGGTGAAATCACGAAGTATATGAACTACTTCATTAAATTCTATGATCCAGATAATGAGTTATTGAGTAACTATTTAGGTCTTAAGTACTTACTCGAATCTCGTAAAATCAAGATGGGTCGAAAAGATTTCATCAAGTTACTATATGAATATATCGTAACACCTACCATGTATCAGAAAGTGATGAACATGGTTAATGATAACTATCGTGTTGATTTAACTCAAAAGAAAAAGGAAGGGATTTCCTATTATGAATCTCTTGAGTTTACTAATCATCATGCGAAGTTATTGATGTTAATTTCTATTTTCATTAGAATCTTCATTCCGATGGTGATGCATTACATTTCCACAATGAAGTCTAAATCTGAAAATGCACATTTGATCGAATACTATCGACCAATTTTTGATATCGTTGAAGAGAATGAACATGTTAACTTATATCAAAAATTGTTCAATTCTATCAATGTATCTGTACAGTTATCGTACAAGAAAAACAAGATCATTTGGGATAAGTATGAAGCACAATCTGTGGATGTTATCTCTCGATCTGAAGAATACTTGGATAAGAATATCATAGTTGATAATGTATTCAAGTACCAATTTGATAAATCCATTATTTCCTTTAACAGTGTTATCATTAAGACACAATTGAAGTATTCTTCCCATAAGAACTTCAATATGAACTATAAGGAAATCAATCAGGAGAAAGACTCTGAAGGATTATCGTATTTAGATAAGCTTGAAATGAGTGCTGTTAAGATTGATGAGAATATCATTCTCTTATCAAAGGTTAACATTGATAGCACGATCAAGCGGATCAAACGTGAAAATCGTATCAAGATTAGTAAAGATGAAATCAAGTTCTATACGGAACAATTCAAAGTAAATCGTATCAGTAAGAACTTAATCTTCTACTACTATAGTAAATACTTTGGTGGCTATAATGATTTGAACCATATTACATTGAAGCAGTATATCAAATTGATGATATTAATGAAACGCAAGATGGAATTCAGTGGTTACCAATACTTAAATCAAATCATTACCGCTAATATCAATGGTAAAATCAATAGTCGTACAATCCACAACTCTAAATTTATTGAGAAAGTGGAAACCTCTTCCGTATACCAAAACATTCGGAATGAGAAGTTTAAGACGATTAATGATGTGGGTAAAGGTGATTTGATTATCAATATCTTATCCACACTAATCAATACTGAATTCACCTATGTGGATTATGACAATCCTGAATTGACAGGTGAACCAATTGAAATGGATCTTGATATTCTTTCACAAGAATTCTTGGATTTTGTAAATCAAATCTAAGTATATATTATATTAGGGAATAGCAATGTGCTATTCCCTAACTTTTTTATATTGAGGAGGATAATACTATGGATACAACAAGTTACTTCAAACAACTAAACCTTGTGCTACGAAAAGCGAATCGTAGTGATTTGATCGCATGGGGTAGATTATTAGACCAAAAGGATCGTTATACACGCTATAAGAAAAAAAGCTTAGCTAAGTTACATCGGTATATGAAACAATTATACCATGATGCCGATGTGATACATCTCGAGCCGGGAGATTTCCAATTCTTTGCCGAATACATCACATGTGAAGGTAATCTTAGACATCATAGAATGATGCAAATTACATTGCGTGATTATCTTATATTAAAGAAATTACAAAAAGGTAATTACCGTGGTGTGATAGACATACTACGAGGTGAACCCGATTCTGTAAAGAAAGAGTTTCACTCGATTGTGATGAATGCAATGCAGGAGAAACTATGGTAAAATAATGGAAATTTCATCAATTCAAAATGTAATCCGACTTCTTGAAGAAACACCCTATGCTAAATGGGAAGATAAAGAACATCTAGTAGTTCGCTGTCCTATATGTGGTGATTCTAAAAAGCATCATGATGGTGCCCATTGTTCTATATGGGTACGAAATGATGAACCTTTAGTGTATCACTGTTGGATCTGTGAAGAAGCTGGATTAGTCGATAGACAATTCTTACTCGATAAAGATATCGGAGACATCGATAGCACGATTCAGTTAGAACAATTTAATCGTGCGAATGGTCGACGTAGTGCCTTAACGAAACGAAGTAAGAATGGTCAAGTACAAAATGTAGAGATTCCTAAAATACGGGAAGAGCACCATAACAAAGTGGAATATCTTCGTAAACGATTAGGAATCGAGTTTAAGTATGAGCAGTTAGAAGCTCTACGAGTCATAACATCCATCAAAGATTTCTTACAACTGAATCATGCCAAGGTTAGTAAGAAATATGCATGGGCGATTGACCAAATGGAACGAGATTATGTTGGGTTTTTATCTAGTTCTAAAAACTACATTATCTTTCGTTCTATTACCCCTAATAGTAAATATCGGTATATCAATTATCGTATTTATGATTATATTATAGGTGCTGAGAAGTTCTATACGATACCCTCACAAATGAATATTATGGATAATGACGTAACATTACATCTGTCTGAAGGGATATTCGACATACTATCAGTAGCGTTCAATATGGGTGAGAAACGAGAAGGTAGTCATATCTATGCTGCTATATGTGGTTCTGGATACACAAGAGTCTTAGAATACTTTCTACGGAAAGGATTCATTAAGAATCTTCATATTAACATATATTCCGATTTAGATAAACAACCTGATTTTTATAATGAGTTACTATATCTTAAAGACTGGTATAAAGACATCAATATCTTATATAATACCTATCCGGGAGAAAAAGATTTTGGTGTACCACGAGATAAGATATGTGCACAGGAGATTAAACTAACTAGGAGATGATGACGTATGACTAATGAAGAATTAAGAAATGTAATTGTGGAATGTATTCGTGAAGCTAAACAAGAAGCATCTGATTACTTTGATAGTATGACGCCCAAAGACCAAAAGCACATGGAATGTATACTGATTGGGGAGGATTATTGTGATACGGTATTGAGTAACTTACAAACAGCCATACTCAAACGTATTAACTCATAAAATAAATATATATTATTGACAGGTAAATTAAGAGATATATCTTAATTTACAGGATGGATGCTGTCTGAACTTCTCTCCTATAATATCGTAAGATATTACATTACTAACAACCCAAAAATAATTAACCAACTAAAATTAGACGGCATCCATTCCATATACTTTAGTGAGGCACTGATGGAGCCCTCTCTAGGTCATAACTGATTCCCTGCAGTTAACGACTAGAGTATTAAATCACTAAATCTCTCAACATCTATCATTTCATTGTATCATTGCAAGGTTTACCCCTTTTATCTTCCTTGCACCATCCGATACTATACTCTCCCATAAACTATACAACAATTCATCCAATGCTTATGTTCAGATGGGAGATGCAATGAAACCCCAATGATAGACCAACACACCCACCGGTTTTCCCTGACCGGTTCAACAAGACACAATTCACTCCCTCCATCAGTGTCTCACTAAAGTATATGGAAACGATAAAATCGGATACGCAAATGCGTATCCGATTATTTTATACTGATTAATTATTTTTTTTGATTTACCAAGTAAATCGATCTGGGATTGTGATGTGTGTCGTTGTAGATGTATGTATAGTATTTTAACCTAAGGTCCTAAAAGAGAGATAAGACTCCCAGATCTGTGGTACTTCACATTGTGAAAACGTATCATGTGAAATGATTTGTATTAGTGTACAAAACTAGAAAAGTTAAGCATGTTCTGTTGATAGACTAATTCATGTTGTAGTTATATTATTGGAGGAATGCTCGTACCACATACCGAATATTGACAATAATTAATCAATAATAGAATGTGGTGAATATAAACCTGTACTTTAAACAAATCTATAATATTCTCTTACTAGAAAGAGGTGAAACCGATTGGCTAGATTTATTGATAAATCAGAGTTTATCAACCAGAATGTCAACCTCGCAGAGAGTCGAATTACGTCACAATATTCTACGTTCCTGGAACAAAAACCGACGTTCACTACATTCTATCATGTGAACACACGTAGATCTACTACCGATAAAGGTCTTAAAGATATAGAAGGATTGATTGATAGTCGTTCACCAATCCGTTACAATAAAATCTACAACTTCCCACTCTATGGTATCGAACAGATACAATTAGATTTACAAGAGGAAGATGAAGGTTTAAACTCATCCTATGATGGCAATGCTGTTATTCTACCGAATACGATTTATCCATTACCTGATGATTATTTCTATATCGACTACTTAGGTCGTAAGGCATTATTCCGTGTCACTGATGTAAAATACGACACCATTAAAAGTAATGGGTATTATAATATAGCCTTCACTATTAAATCAGTAGACGAGCACGATGTGGATGTGCTCGATACATTAGTGGTGGAAGAATATAACTGCGTATTTGAGAATATTGGTACTGGTGATAATTGTTTAATCAAATCCGAAGATTTACAACTGATGAATCGGATTCGTCAGATTTATGAAAATCTTAAGACTGGATACTTACAAAAGTATCTCAATGCAAAATACAATGCGTTACTATATATGGTAAGTTCTGAAAATATCATGTACGACTATACAGTATCTCGTTTTGTGAACAGAAATCAAATCTTCTATGATAAGAAAACGAATAACACTGTGTATGTATATGAAGAAGAACGTCAAGTGAACAACTTCGAGTATGAGAACACGATCTATGATAGAGTGGTTCATAAAGATTTCGATGATTGGGAAGAACTACTTGCCTATTTCAACGTAGAGCCTACGTTTATGATGGCTGAAGTATCTATCTTTGACTACTATCGTGATCGAAGAATCAAGTACATGCAATTCTTCGACTATCCGTTAGGTCCATTCAATGATTCATACTATAAGTATATCAGTAAGGACTTCTTACATGCGATTGAATACCATGATAGTACACTATTACCACCTAAGGAACGTCCTTGGGAACATTTTGTATTTATGTATTGCACAACTGACAATGTATTGAGTCTAACTAAATGGTTAGATAATATCGATAGACGACGATTCCCGTATAGTTTGGAAACCTTCGTATTCATACCTTTGGTATTATATAGCCTTAGACAACTCATTAATCAACTTACTAATGATAGTAAGGCGTCCTCTACGACGATGGACGATCATCTTCTTAAAAAAAATGATTAGTACTAATTTTTAGGAGGTCAATTACAATGGCTTTAAAAACGTTATATGCAACTTTCGAAGCAGAACGTGCAGAACAACAATATCATGATTTGATGTTAGAACAAATTCTTGGTTCTGATATACGCGATGCTATTATGGAAGCAGCAGAAGAAGAAGATACAAAAGAAACAAAACGTGACAAAACTGGTCACCCTGAAGAAGACGGCGAATCCAAAGATTCCGATAAAAAATCTAAAGATTCTGATGAAGATACTGATGATTCTAAAGATAGCAAAAAATCTGATAAAGAAGACGAAGAAGCTGCTGAAGAATCTTTCTTCATGGATGAAGATGCCATCTTAAATTATGTAGGTGAAGCTGACGAAGTCGATGCTGAAGATGCAGAAGCTGAAGATACTGTAACAGAAGCTGAAACAGAAGAAACTGAAGATGAAGAACCATCCGAAGAAGATAAAGCATTGGAAGCTCTTATTGACAGCATCCCTGAAACAGACCCTTCTGAATGTGGGGATTGTGCACCAGTAGGTAGCGTTGAAGAAGCGTTGATTTTCGATGAAATCGATCGTTTAGTTCCTGATACTGTACTTTACTAATACACTAGTATATAGGAGGACTATTGATGAACGTATTCACTGAAAAGAAACAAATCATAATCGATTATCGTGGTGATATTCCTGTTCTTAATGTAGCAGGTCCGATTGATATTCCATATTGGGAAACATTGGAACATATTTCTCAAATGCTTATGTACAACGTACGCATTTATGAAGTATTAAGTGATGGTTCTAAAGTGGAACTTGATCTTTGTAACTACGATAAAGAAAACGACCCAAAAAAACAAGGCTTGAAACAAGCCTATGAACCTACTACCAAAGACAACCCAACTCGTCTTGTTACTGATAAACCATTAAACATGTCTGAAGTAACTGACAACTTCACTAAACCACAACCATTACCTCCAACAAAAGTGGAAATGATTCATGATACAAACTATGAATCCATGGTAACTGGTGAAGAACCTACGGTTGTTTCCAGTAGTGCCACTATTCGTGAAGAATCTAACAAAAAAATGAGTAAGAAACTTCAAAAAGCGAATAAAATCTATGTTCCACCAACTGTCGACGACATTGATGAAAAATAGTCAAAAAAAAAAGAGAAGCGTTTGCTTCTCTTTTTCTTCGTTTTTTTTTACTTCGAAAATAACTTAACAACATCCATTGCTAAGTCATGTTCAAAGAATGCTTGTAAGATCGGCCAGAAGTCTATTCTCATTACACTTCCCCCTTTCTTACATTTTTTAGTACGTTTTGGAGTAGAGCTCTTGGATCTATTCCTTTTTGATAACACTCCCAAAGGATGGCATCAATGATATTGTTTACTTCACTATCTCTATACATAGTCATATACAATATCACCATCCTTATCTCGGCGCGCAGAAGCCATATATTTATATGCTTCAGTTTGCACCTCTTTTAACATATCAAGACCTTCAAACTCACCAACTACGATGAGTCTGAAAATCAATGGGTCGAGATTGTACTCATTCATTAGGTACATAATCTGTGAACGGTACATTTTAGGTAGTTTAACAATACCTATAATATCACCCTGTGTTTCTTTCATAGCATGGGCAGATACCGCCTTACCAATTTTGGATACGATACAGCAATTTGTACGTTCTAACAAATCAACGATATCCATCATCCGATTCGACAGATTCTTTTGATTGTTATTAATCCAGTTAGCCAATGTTGGAGTGATTTGGCTAATGGAGATGGCGTCAATATATTCAATTTCCTTATTATTGGAATTGATATATTCGATCGCCCGATTCAATTCGATGATCGGATCTCTCTTAGTCATATCGCAGACATTTAGGAATTCTTGAAACTTCTTATCAAGCTCTCTACTTTCTATCATATAGATCCCCTTTCTTTTACTAATCGTTTTGGTGATGTTGCTGTCTTAGCAGCATGAGTCATCCATTCTTCGAGAGTGATGTCTTTGTATACACTCACTGAGCGATAGTGATAACTTTGTTTTGCAAGTTGCATAAAGTTTTCACTATTTAGATATAGCTCATTAACTACTACTTGGTCATCTTTAAGCATAGACCATAATACCCTTAGGCACCAATTTGCTAATTGAGTATCTGAACAGCTAAGATTACGTTTAAATACATATGGGATCTTAATCATCATATTCACATATGGAACATTACGATCGAGCCCATACAGTCTACCCGCTACTGTATCCATCCATTTTGGGATACTGATCCGTCGGGCATCTTGTAATAACGCTTCAACTTGATCCACTATTTGCTCATCATTGTATCTAGTCCGTAATAATTCAGACATTTTCTTTGGGATTTTTACCCAAATTTCATATCCAGGATCAGAATCTTTTTGGACTTTGATGATTTCCGCTTTCGACTGCTGAATTCTATCAGCAACGTCGATTCTTCCATTACGCGGAGTCACACACTGTTTGGACATGCGGATGTCTAGTATGACTCCACAGTGACGGCATCTGAATCTACCGTCTCTGAGTTTGAAAGTTGCCAATTGCCCATTCTTTGTGGTATGGGTACAATTAACCAACTCCATCAACTTAGGATTGCGTTGTTCCACTAGACGGGTCAACGCCTTAACCTCCTTCTTGGTCATGTTACCGATTAGTAACTTTTCCATTGTATTTTCCTCCTATTAAAAAGATATAACTATGAGGCTTAACATATCCTCATATTTATAATATATACTTACAATCGTTAGGTATAACAGTAAAAAAAGAGAATGGGCGAACCCATTCTCTTTTAATTATTTACTCTTCATCAGAAGGTAATTCTTTAGATGCTAACTTACGCAATTTAAGCTCTTTCATAATTTCATTATATTGTTTTTGAGCTCGATTGTATTTTTTAGCTTCATCTTTAATTTCTTCTTTGAAGAAGATATCGTAATCAGATTTACGATACTTATTGTACGTAGATGGTTTAACGAATTGACGACCTAATTCTTCAAACGATAATGATAAAGCGATAGATGGACTATATGCCAATGCTTTACTTACCGTTAAGATTTGATAATCATTCATCTTCTCTTCATTGTTGAAGGCTGGTGGTTGTAGAATATCTTCCGTACTACGGATTAATCCTTTAAGAATCATTTCTGTATGTACAGAATCCACACTCATACCAGAGTCGATCGTCAACTTGTTATAGGCATTGACCATTTCATCAATGGTTGTACAATTATAATGGTCTTTCTTATCCAATAGACGGATAATATTCTTCAATGGTTTACTTACTTCATTATTAACAATATTAATCATAGCGATTGGTGATTCAATATCCAATGCACTTAATTTAATACCAATGAAGTCAGCACCAATTGGTTTTAGATGTTTACTTACATCAGAGAATAGGTATAGCTCACGAGGATCATCAGGTTTTCCAATTTCTTGAATAGGAATCATCTCGTCTGTATCCTTGTTCCTGAGATAAATAATCTCTGTATGATCATTAAAATCCGAACTACTAATATCATCCATGGTATACAAATCTTCATTTCGAATTTGTAAGAACCATTGGCTCAAATCTTCTTTTGAGTCCATATTAAAGATGATTTTATTCGCATCTAATGCAAAGAAGCGATAGAAGTCTGCACTAAACTCAACCTTATCTGAATTTGTTTTCAGCATATGCTTAGTAGACAAAATCTTTTGTTGAATCGGGTTGTTTGTTTGCGTAGCAGCAAATCGCCCTGCATGGAAACTTGGTGTATTATTAATATAATACAAATCACCATAACATTTATGGCAGATACCATCATGTGCAGTACATGTCACAGGAGAACGCATAAGAATTGTTTTACCAATTAAATGCTCATCTGTTTCCATATTCACTACATGTAATACGGATGGGTCTTCATCAGGTAACCGATAATACCGACCATTGATCTTCTTTAACACTTTACGGTTAGTGACATGAAGTTCAATTAACCGTTTTGTATCACAGTCATCAACGGTTTTACTGATATTATAAGATGATGTGAGAATCATAGTCTTATAAGAAAAGTGACCGGATTTACCCATAACCGTACTATTCATAATCAACGCTTTTGGACCTGCTTGACCATCAATATAGAAGTTGTTAATGGAGTTCAAGCCACCAGCGATATAGTTACTATTGATTGGTACTGGAATAACATTACCTTCAACATCTGGTTTTAACCCACCTGAGATAGCAAATTCTTGTAACTGTCCTGTATTGATACCAGCACCCGTTACTAAGAATGGTTTTAGATGATTATCTTCATCATTAACGATAATATCCAAGAATTCTTTACGGGAATTGAAGATAGTGTCTTCAATTTCTTTTGGTTGTAATGTGTCATCTAATTTCGTATGTAGGATTTCACGGAATCTAGGATATCGTTGAGCCAACTCAATAAAGGATTCCATATCCATCGTTGTACCAGCTAGAATACCAAAATCAGTAAAGATTTGAGATAACGCATAGATCATATCATCTAACGCTTCATTCATGGAGATGATATCAACTTCTTTATGATACGGTGCAATTAAATTATGGTTAATATAATCAGCAATATAGTCTTCCGTAATTTTAGCACCATCGAAGATATGTGGACTACCAATGTCTTCTACTTTATCCAACTTTCTAAAAGCATTCCAGATAATTAGATTGACAATGAAGTGTGTCACTGGCATTGTTTTAATCTGTTCAGCTTTATCAGTTGAAAATCTAAATTGTACAGGGTGTTTACGAACTTTTTCTTGTTCATACCCCTGTTTCATGTATGTGTATAGTTCATTAAATACCGCTTTCCACTGTTTCTTATCTTCTACAATGGCATGGATATTAAATACGGTATCAGTCAGTCGCTTGTGATAGGCTTCATAGTTGATATCACCAACGAGTTCTACATCATAACTTTCCATAATTTCCTCCAAATCAATAAAATATGTTACAATAGTTTATTGTAAACTTCGATATACGAACTTATTCATAATATATACATAGAGGAAACGTTAGTTTCCTCTATATTATTTCATACTAAGAACTTTTGTAGCTTCATTATATTCTAACGTAATCGTTGAATTAATAAGCTCTGGAATATCCAGTATAATAAGTTCGTGTTCTCTATCGCTATCTGAAATCGCTAATCTAGTATGACTGAGTGATTCGATAACTGCGTATGGAGTGAATTTAAGTACGGCGTTAAGTTGTTGCCTCAAGACGGATGGTAATAATGATTCAATATGTATTTGAATCTCAACGATAGAACCATCACCTTTACGACTTACTCCTATTGTATGTGTGATATCAGTGGGATCTAAAATTCTAGTAAGACTGAAAATTCGTGTAATATCACTACTATTCATATCAAGAATCGTTTTTTGATCCCCCATCCAACGTGTAGCTTTATAGATATCAACTCCTATCGAATCGATTGGATCATATCGTAATATAATACCACCATCTTCTGGGAAGGGTCGAATCACAATGGGGTGAACCGAGGTATCCAATAAGATTTCATCAATATCGAATACCCGATTGGCTTGAATCCAACCCATAGCACCAATCCATGACATATTCACTTTGTTATCATCACGATGTTCCCATACCTTACGGATTCGATAGGTTCCAGGTAATGATTTTACATATAACCCTAATATATCAAGGTTTTCAACATCGTTTAGATAACCGAGT